GTTTCACCAGTCGGCCCAGTTTCACCAGTTGGTCCAGTTGGTCCAGTAGGCCCAGTTTCGCCAGTTGGCCCAGTTGGTCCAGTTTCGCCAGTAGGTCCAGTTGGTCCAGTTTCGCCAGTTGGTCCTGTAGATCCAGTTGGTCCGGTCTCACCAGTTGGTCCAGTTTCACCAGTTGGTCCTGTAGATCCAGTTGGTCCAGTCGGTCCTGTTTCACCCGTTGGCCCAGTTGGTCCAGTTTCGCCAGTTGGTCCGGTTGGTCCAATTATCTTACCAACATCAAGCCATTGCTGTCCGTCCCATGTAGCTAAGTGACCACTATCTTCTAGTATATAACTATCGCCAGACCTGCCTGTATAATATATAGGATATCCGGACAATGCTAAAAATGTAGCTACTGATCCAATTATTTGTGTTGATAATCCAGTTGGGCCAGTTGGTCCAGTTTCACCAGTTGGTCCAGTTGGACCAGTTTCACCAGTTGGTCCAGTAGGACCAGTTTCACCTGTTGGTCCAGTAGGTCCTGTCTCACCAGTAGGTCCTGTAGCACCGGTTGGTCCACAGGGTCCAACTATCTTACCAACATCATTCCATTGATCACCGGACCATACAGCTAAATGACCTGTGTCTTCTAAGATATAACCGTCCCCTTGATCGCCGAGATAATATATAGGATATCCAGGTAATGATAATAATGTAGAAACACTGCCGATGATTTTAATAGAATGTCCTGTGGGCCCTGTCCACCCAGTTGGTCCAGTTGGTCCAGTAGGCCCAGTTTCTCCAGTAGGCCCAGTTTCTCCTGTTGGACCAGTTGGTCCAGTTGGACCAGTCCATCCAGTCGGTCCTGTAGTTCCAGTAGGACCAGTAGGACCAGTTGAACCTGATGGTCCTTTATTAGGATTGAAAACAAATGCTTTTATTTCGATACTAATAACTAGAGAAGCTGTTTGTGGTATGATGTCAGTTACTGATATAGTATAATTACTTTTCGTAGACACGAGTGCCGGAGTGCCAGTTATAGCACCACTAGTAGAGTCAAATGATAATCCACTTGGTAATGTTGGTGATATAGCATATACTAATGTTCCAGCACCACCGGTTGCTGTAACGGGTGTTACATTAACAGCATCGTATTGTGTTACTGATACAGATGATACTTGTGAAGTTAATATTATAGGTTGTGGTGCGTCGTTACTAACTGATAAGTTAAAAGTTTTACTAATATTTTGGCTAGCTAAGTCACTGATATTTACTGTAAATGTAGTATCAGATAATACTGCGGTAGGAGTACCTGTTATTTCACCAGTTGATGTATTAAAATTTAATCCTGTCGGCAAAGACGGACTAATTGAATACGTTAATGTGCTATATCCACCCGATCCTTGTACAGGAATATATGGAGTAACTTGAATATATCTAGTTAATGTTCTAGTCGCAAATAATACTTCTGCTACTAATAAGGTTGCATTAACAGTTAAACTAAAAGATCCTGTATTTGATTGATTAAGATTATCTTGTATAGTTACAATATAAGTCGAAAATGAACTACGTACTGTTGGATTACCTGATATTATACCAGTAGATGTATTAAAACTTAATCCAGCTGGTAATATTGGATCTATGCTATATGTTAGAGTACCACCACCACCTGTTGCTAAAATTGGAGCGAACGGCGTAATTAGTGATCCGATAGCTAAAGTCACCGTTGGTGTTTCTACAACAACAACAATCGGAGGAGGTGCTTGCACAGATAGTATGAATGTTCTACTACCTGTCGCAGACGCTGAATCTGTGACAGTTACAATATAAACAGTACCGTCATTGGTTGCAGTTGGAGTTCCGGTTATTTCTCCAGTGCTGGTATTAAAATTCAATCCTGTGGGTAATGGATTGTCTATAGCAAAAGTGTAAGTTCCGGACCCGCCTGATACAGTAACCGGTTTCGTAGGAGTTGTAGCAACTCCTTCGGTTAACGATATGCTTCCTACAGATTGAATAACTGTTAATGGCGGGTTAGTAATTTCTAGACTAAATGTTTTACTGCTTTTTTGTGATAAAGAATCAGTTGCGGTTACAGTAAAAGATCCCGTGCTAACAATAACAGGAGTTCCAGTAATGTTACCATTTGAAGTGTTAAATGTTAATCCAGTAGGTAACACAGGAGATATAGAAAATGTTATACTTCCATACCCACCGTTAGCTGAAACCGGAGTTGTCGATGTTATAGCGAATTGTTTTACAAATGATAGACTGCTAAAATCGAGAGTCGTTGTTAAAGCTGCCGGAGCAGATACAGTTATACTGGTATCTTTACTGCGTTGTGTGCTCTGTGCGTCTGTCGCTGTTATAGTATATGTCGTAGTTTCACTAGTGACTGAAGATGTACCACTTATACGTCCAGTAGTAGTATTAAAACTCAATCCACTCGGGAGAGAAGGACTTATACTAAACGTATATGGCGGGTATCCATATGCAGCAGTTACTGGTGTAAATTCAGTAATCGCTAGATATTGTATTAGGCTACTTGTTGCGATTGCGATAGTGGTTGTTAATGCAGGCGGAAGAATAGTAACAGTTACATCTTTGCTACTGGTTTGTTTTGCTTGATCAGATGCAGTTATAGTATATGTGGTTAATGTAGTAAATGTAGAAGGATTACCACTAATAAAACCTGTAGAAGTATTCAAAGTTAATCCAGCTGGTAGACTAGGATTGATACTAAAAGTTATAGTACCATATCCACCGCTAGCCGATACTGGTTTAAATGCAGGAAAATTTATATCTTGATTTAAAGTTTGGTCAGCTATTTCAATATTTGTAGTTAATGCAGGAGGAATAGCAACAGTTAAACTAAAAGTTGCCGACCCGGACTGAGGATGGACATCGGTTACTGTTACAGTAAACGTAGTTGTTGAAATATCCTGTGTAGGTGTACCACTGATAGCTCCTGTAGTATTATCGATCGATAAGCCACCTGGTAGGCCAGGACTGATAGCAAAAGTAAAAGCCCCGACACCACCGCTTGCAGTAACCGGAGTAAATGTAGTTGCTGCAACATTCTTAGTTAAATTTGTAGTAGGAACTGCTGTAGTTACCACTAATGCTGGAGGTGGCTCAACTGTTAGATCAAATGTTTTGCTACTAGTCTGTTGTGGTGCTGCTTGGTCAGTAACTGTTACTGTAAATGTAGTGTTCAATAATAATGTTTTAGCAGCACTTAGTATTTGACCAGTTGTTGTAACAAAAGTTAATCCCGTAGGTAATGCTGGGTCGATACTAAATGTTAAAGTACCTTTACCACCACTTGCAGTAACAGGAATAAACGGAGTTATAGTCTCATCTTGTATTATTGTTTTAGTTGGAACAGCCTGTACTGTTACTATAGGTGGAACTACTTCTGCGCTAACTGTTAAACTGAATTGTTTACTACTAGTCTGTGAAGCTGAATCTGTAACAGTTACGGTATAGTTTGTAGCACTGCTAGGAAAAGTTGGAGTACCAGATATCTGACCGTTTGAAGTGCTAAAACTTAAACCACTAGGGAGAGAAGGACTGATAGCAAATATTAGTGTTTGGTATCCCCCTGTTGCTGTTACTGGAGTAAATGCTGCTGTAGCAACGAACTGTGTTAATGTTTTTGTCGGAACTGCAACAGTAGTAGTTAATGCTGGATAAGATACTGATAAATCAAATGTCTTACTACTAGTCTGTGATAATGTATCTGTTACAGTTACAGTATAGGTTGTTGTTGCCTTTATAAGAGTTGGAGTACCAGTTATCTGGCCATTGGTTGTACTAAAAGTTAAACCAGTCGGTAGAGCAGGACTGATTGCATAGGTTAATGTACCATAGCCGCCGCTAGCAGTTACTGGTGTAAATGCTGTAGCTACTAATCCAATAGTTAACGGGTTAGAAGGTATAGCCTGTATAGTTACTATAGCAGGCGGAGGATCAACAGTTAATCTAAATGTCTTACTAGAACTCTGTGGAATACTATCGGTAACAGTAACAGTATACGTTGTTTTGCTAGTAATTTCTGTAGGAGTTCCGGTTATCTGCCCAGTTGCTATGTTAAAGTTTAATCCTGTAGGTAAGCTAGGACTGATAGCAAATGCTAGTGTACCATATCCGCCTGTGCCTGTTACAGGTGTAAATGGTGCAGCAACAGCCGTATTTGTTAATACTTTATCCGGAACTGCGATTGTAGTTATGATAAGTCCGGCGACAACTGATATGGATACATTTTGTGAACTAGTCTGAGATGCTAAATCTGTAACAGTTATCGTATATTCTGTAACTGAACTCAACACAGTCGGAGTCCCAGTTATTTGTCCACTCGAAGGGCTAAAATTTAATCCAGTTGGTAGATTAGGTGTTATAAAATAACTTAAGGTACTATACCCACCTGTAACAGTAACAGGATTAAAAGGGCTTACTACTGTATTGATAGTTAATGATAACGGTGTAGTAGGTACAGAAGTAGTTAATATTGGTAGAGCACCAACCGTTAACGTGAATGTTTTGCTACTAGTTTGTACTGGAACATTAGAATCTCTAACAGTTACGGTATATGTAGTTAGACTACTAGCAGAAGTTGGTGTGCCAGTTATCTGTCCTGTGTTAAAGTTTAATAGCAACCCACTTGGTAATGTTGGATTAATACTAAATGATAATGCTCCAGATCCGCCTGTTGCTGAAATTGGTATAAATGCAGTCGCAGGTATTGATTGTGTTAAGATCGTATTTGGAACGTCTTGCTTAGTTACGATTGGTTTAGGAATAACTTCTAAAGCAAATGTATTATTTGCTGTTTGCAAATAAAAGTCAGTAACTGTTACAGTAAAGGTTGCCTTAGCGTATACAACAGTTGGAGTACCGGTTATCTTTCCAGTAGCTGAATCAAAAATTAAACCAGATGGTAACGATGGATTTACATAGAACGTTAACGGAGGTACGCCACCTGTTCCAGTTACAGGAGTAAATGCAGTTGCAGCAACGTTCTGTGTTAATGTAGTAGTAGCAACTGTAGTATTAGCAACAACAGTTGAACCACCTGTTCCGACGCTTATTGTAAAGCTATTGCTAGCAGTTTGTCCACTTACATCAGTAAATGATGCGACATATGTTTTGCTGCTGATTTCGGTCGGTGTACCTGATATAATAATTTCAGTTTGATTATAATAGTTACTATTAACTGTAACGACAGAATCTAGTTTAGTATATGACAATCCTGCTGGAAGTGAGGGACTAATAGAAACATTTAGACCAGTTTTAGTCGTTTTTTGACTAGTCATGGCTATATTTGTTTTGTTAACTGCTTTAGAAGTAGATACAATCCAGCTTGTTCCACTACCGCCAGTTATTACGACTGTTCCTGTTATGTTAGAACCGCCAGTTACTACTTGCCCGACTACAATAGTACCGCTAGTTAAACTAGTAATAGTTAGTGTGCCAGTTGTACCACCTGCAGTTCCACTTATACTACCCGTAAAAGAAGCACCGGTTGATGAGTATCCTCCGTATCCACCATATGCTGAGATTGCGGTATAATTAACAGATTGATTTAATGTTGCATCTTTACTAGCTACTAGTGTTGTTGCAGTTATTATGGGAGCAGTAGTTGGAACTACAGGTGATGAAACATATTTGTTCCATACTCTACTACCTGCAAATAATCCAGTTCCGTCTTGTAGATATGTTATAGCTCTATTTTGGTCGCCATAAAAGTCGCCGATAGCTGTTAGTGTTGCACCTGTTACTGATTGAGACGAATTTACAGTCCAATTATTTCCGCTACCTCCAACGATAACACAAGTTCCAACGATACTTGTTCCGGTTATAGTTTGACCAATGGATAAAGTTCCACTAGTTGGAGATGATATAGACGACACTGTTAACGTAGTGTTTGATATAGAACCAACAAACACAGTATTAGGTATTAGAGTACTATCTTGTTGTAGTAATCCCGAAGTCTGTGAAGCTGGGTATGAATAGTAAAAAATTGTCATCTATTAACTCTCATTATTAACCATAAACTGTAATATCTTTTGCAACGCCACCGCCTAATGCGACATATATTTGTTGTGTACTATCTAGATAAACTATATCCCCAGGACGAAAATCATCAGGTGTTACGCCTAATGCAATATCAGCATCTGTGAATAACCTGGGAGGTCTTGTAAATTGATATGTACCGTCATTAAATGCTAACCCTCCACCTATTGCTAAAGAACCATCTAGTAGTGTTTCCGGGCTAGTAGAGAATATATTTTCGGCACCCAATAATACTTTTGAAAAAGCAACTGTAGCAGTAGGACCAACATCCTGTCCGATTGATACCGTTAACTCACTAGCACTACCGGTTGGTCCTGTTATATTAACACCAGTTCCGCCTGTTATATGTGCGACATAATCACCTACGGGTCCAGTTGGTCCAGTTGGGCCAGTCGGCCCATTATCTCCGTTAGCACCTGTAGCACCAGTGTCACCTTTTGAACCAGTATCGCCCTTTGGTCCAGTATCGCCGTTGTCACCAGTTGGACCAGTCAAACTAGCACCAGTTGGACCAGTCACGCTTGCACCAGTTGGTCCGGTGACACTTGCACCAGTTGGTCCCGTTGCACCATCGTGACCGATTACGCTTTCGCCGATGCCGATAACGGTTTCGATGCCGTCGACTAATTTCTTTATATATAGCTTACCATCATAGGTGTTGACAGCGATTTCACCAAGACCGAGGTCTGTGGTGGCAGGTATCTTCCCCGGAACCGCGCTCCGTTTAAGTTTAACTACTGTCGCCATATGGCATCCTATAATAATTTGCTATGTAGCAAAAGAAATAACGTACCAGTATAAACTGATACGTTATTTATTGTCTTTTAAAATATGCTTTCTAAATTAAGAAATCTTAGTACTCACCACCGTCGATGTCAGCATATAGGATATCGTCACCAGCTGAATTAACCTGTAGGATTTTATTTTCATTACCGGACGGTGAAAGAGCTTGCCATCTAGTTGCAGCATCTACTACTCTACCAACTAATAGTTCACCTTTGTTAACTGAAGTTAATCCAGTACCACCGTATGCTGTAGCAACAGCAGTCGCTTTCCACGCACCTGCTCCAATATCGCCAACTGTTGTGATACTTGCCTGTCCAACGTAGCTTGTGGAAATATCGATACTATTTTCACCAACAGTTATTCTATTACTAGTTCCACCTACTGATAGTACACCGCTAGTTAGAGTTAAACCACCACCTGCGAAGTCGGATTTAACATCTAGATAATTTCCAGTAAATGTGAACGGAGAGTTATTTCCATCAGTTTGATCGATGTCAATCGAAAGGTCCTGACCGTTTTTCTTAATACCTTTTCCAGCTACAATAGTACCAGCAGCACTAAATTGTACGAATCTCTGTGCTTCGGAACCTACGGTTATCGGACCGTCGGACCCTAGTACCCAACCTGTGTCTGCCCAAACTGTACCCATCTGTACGAAAGTGAACATACCACCTTGTACTTCGGCTAATTGATCGGCATCAGGTGATCGGTTCCAACCAGCTAATTTAGCTTTACCAGAACCAGTTAATGGTGTACCGTCGTATACGAAAATATCACCTAATACACCAGGAACATTGTTAGCCGCATTGGCGTTAGTCCAAGTAGTAGTACCCACAGTGCTGATTACGTATCTATTACCAGATATAAGACCGGCTACAAGTATTTCGTCTCCCATTGGGGATGGTGCAGAACCAGTCGTACCATACCATATGTATATGCCGTTATCAACGTGATCAGTTGCTCCAACGTTTGTTGTTGCACCTTGGTTCTTGATTAGAACACGATCACCGGGCGATACTGCTTCACCGTCGATAACAGGTGCAGCTGACACCCATGTTAGATCTACGACACCGTAAACGTCAACACCGTTATTGTTAGCTGATGGTATAGGGCCATATTGTGTAGCATATGTAACTGGATCTTTAACAATCAATCCACTTCTAGCAGCATCAACATATGCTTTAGTAGCAGCATCGTTGTCATCTTGTGGTGTTGCTAGATTTTTAATCAGTGCATTGCTAACCGATACCGAACCTAGAGCACCGTACGGTACTAGTACGAGGTTGCCATTAGTTTCAACACCAGCACCTTTTCGGTATGTTATAGTATTGTTAGCAAGTTCGATCTTACCAGCAGTCACTTGAGTTAACCCGTTGATTGCTGTTATGTCAGCACCACCTAGGTCGATAGTTTGATCACCTAGATTTTGTTTTTGAGTTTCAACATAACCGGCAGTCACAGTAAACTGATCAGGATTAAAGTTTGCAACACCCTTTTGTGTGCTACTAGTTGCTGCTAATATAGTGACAGCTCCATTGGTCATACTAAATTGTGCAGTTGGGAAATTAGCAACACCAGTCTGTGTTGCATTAGCAAGTCTCGCTTTAACTGTTATAGTAGTACCACTACCGGTAATACCAATCGCAGAAGTAGCTTTATCAGCACCAGTTCCGTCAATAAAGCCATTTAAGCGGAGCAAATTATTTTCTGGTGTTATTGTTCCGCCAGTTAATTCTATAGCCTTTAATACACTTCCGTCAAGCGCGATTTGTCCACCGGTTGTGATATCAAAATCACCAGAGTCGAACGAAGCAACACCTGCTGTCACTGAAGTTGCAAATGGTACTTCGAAATTAAGTTTTCCAGGATCAGCAGCATTATCATCATATGTGACAGATATGTTGGTTCTAGTACCAAGCATAGCGCCAACGATGTCTTCAACACCTTCAGATTTGAGAGAAACTAAACCCCCTGCTAGATTAAATTGTAGACTGTTATATGTTGAAACACCAAATCCGCCATCAGTATCAGCAAGTAGATTGTTAATAATGACCGAAGAGCCAGTTGCTGTTATATTATTTCCTGTACCAGACGTAAATGTTAGCGCACTACTTAATAGATCGATGCTGATCTCACCGCCGGCTAGTGCAGCTTGACCAGAACCAGTTAATGCTGAACCGTCGTATAAAAAGACAGCACCCAATACACTTGGAACATTATTTGCTGCATTAGCGTTAGTCCAAGTAGTACTACCTACAACAGTAATTCGGTATTTCTGACCAGATATAAGGGCAGTTGCAGCTACGTTGGGGGATGGATTAAGATCTCTAACTGTTAATGTAGTGACCGGAGTCGCCCAACTAGTAGTACCATCATAATTTGTTGTTAGTACTTGATTAACAGCAGTACCGCGGGTATTTGGTATGGACCACGAATTGTCACCACCATACATTGTGATTAAACCATTACCATTTGTAGCAAATGTTATGCCACCGTCGGTGTTTGTTGATTTAATATAATTCGGACTTGATGATTCACCGATGCTTAAATTGCTTGTTGTTATACCAGTTGATAGCTTTTTAAATCCAGTTATAGTAGCACCGAGTGCAGCAGCAGGGTTTGTGCTAACATTATAAGTACCGAACTGGAAAGTGGAATTTTCTAGCTTTGCGTTTGTTATACTATTATCTTTAATGCTAACAGCACCACCGAGTGCTGGTAAATTTTGTGCCGATATAGTAAAGAAATCACTATCGAAGCTAGCAACACCGAGCGCATTATTACCAGCTGAGGAATACCCTGCGATATTTGCGTTGACAATAATCGTGTCATCGTTATCACTTAACCGTGTTGTTAAACCAACACCACCGTTGATTTCTAATGTACCATTTATTAGATCTACGCTACCAACACGATCTGCGAGTGCAGAATCTACGCCACCCTCGTCACCCCTGAACTTTAATACTGTAGTTGGGGTCGCCCACTTAACACCGCCTTCTACGCTGTTATCTACGATTAATGATTGTCCATTACCACCGGATACGTTTGGTAGTGCGTATGCACCGGAAATCCAAACTTTACCGTTGATACCATTACCTGTGAGATATAGACTAGTATTCTGTGTAGTGGTTGTGATAGTTGATTTTTCTCTAACAGTAGCACCACTAGCCGCACCAATCTTTAAGTTAGAGAATGATATTGAATTTAAACCAGTAAATTCACTAGCACTCGATCCAAGTTCAACTTGTGTATTACCGATACCAATAGTTTTGTTGTCTAATTCAGTATTAGTGATCGAACCAGCAGTTATAGTCACTCGACCGAGTGTTGCATCGTCTAGTGTATCAGTTCCTACTGTAAAGAATGCAGTATCAAACTTTGCGACACCACGTACAGAAGTACTAGCTGGTGTACCTTTAATCCCTATAGTGACAGCACTACCGGTTTTATTAACCGTAGTGATAACACCATTTGACCCGTCTAATATAAGTTCGTCTGTACCTACTTTAAACGATTTTACAACTGCACCGTCGTCAGTTATATTAAAACTAGATGCTGGCGCTCTCCAATATGCTTGACCTGTTGCTTTATTAATAGTTAGTACATCATCAGGTGAAGTTTCTTGAGAGCCACTACCGCGACTATTTGGAAGATACCAAACATCGCCGCTAACTGCATTATCAATATAAACATTACCCGTTCCGGATGGTTGTAGTTTAATATTTGTATTAGTACCGGTACCTTTAATCGTACTAAATTCTCCAGTCGTGTCGTTATTACTAACTCCGATCTGTAAATTACGAATACCAACTGTGTGTAAACCTGTAAGGTCATAAGTTTTAGTTGCATCAGTAGGTGCTAATGTTAATACCGCATTACCGACATATATCGAGTTAGCTTCAACAAAACCACTACCTGAAACGTCGAAGTGTGTACTGGAAAATCTTGATAGACCTAATGTAGCAGCAGTTCCGGCACCGGTGTCGGTACCATTCGTGGCTGCATTAATCTTAACAATGCCGGGGGTTGAGAAGCTAAAATAATCTTCACTGAATTTTGCAACACCAAATGCAGTTCTACTAGCATATGCTCCACTGATATCAATAACGTTTGAAGCATTGCTCCCTGACAATGTTATACCGATACCATTTGTAGTAAATGCGAGAGTATTGCTTGACAACCCAATAGCACTACCAGCAACCGTCACATTGTTAATAACTTCAGCAGCTAGAGATACTGTTTCACTAGTGATAGTGAAGAAGTCATGATCGAATTTAGCGACACCAGCTTTTGGTGTTCCAGCATTATCGAGTGTTGCTGGGCTAACAACAAAATTTAATAGTTTTGATTCATTGCTATATGTGACCTCTACGTTAGTTTCGGTGTTGCCGGTGACCATACCGCCGACTGTATCTTTGATATAGTTGTCTTGGATACTAACTTTACCGCGATCAGCATTTAATGGGGTTGTATTAACAGTAAACTGATTAGGATCAAATTTTGAAACACCGAGGCTTGTAGTTGTTGCCCAAACCCCACTAATAGTCATTGTATTATCTGCAAATACAGTAGTAATACCACGATCGCCTCTGAAGTTAAAAGAACTATTGTCATCGTTAAGATCGATACCGTCAGCATCAGTAAATGTATCAGCGGTGACTCTGAGTGTAGTTGATACTTTTTGCCATTCAACTTTGCCATCTTCGGCATCAGTTATCATTAATACTTGGCCTGCAGCACCGCGAACTCGTGGGAGATACCAGCTATCGGTACTATCGTAAATCTGTATATATTTTCCAGGGTTAGCATTAAGTATTAAATTATCTGCTGTTGTAGTTGTTATAGCATTAGTTGATAATTTTATTTTATCAATGTATAATTCATTGATCTTTTTATTACCATCGACTACTATCGCCGAGCTAGCAGTTAATGTACCCGGTGCTTGATCGAGCATATCGGTGAAATACTTACCACCAACTTTTACTACATTGCCACCAATACCGATGTATAGTCTATCACCACCGTTATCGATAGTACCTGTTAATCCTGAATATGCTAGTTCACCAGCTGCAAGCGACCCTGGTGCTCCGCTAGTCGTAGAACGTTTGATCTTAATAGTTGATCCTGCAATGACGGCCATAACTTAATTTCTCCCTTTAAAATTCGCCACCTTCAATTTTTTGTGCTGTTAGATCAAGACTAGCGTCCCATCTCTCACCACTCGAATTGTATATCAATAGAGAACCATTTGATAATGCTGCACTATTGACATCTTGAATGTCTGTTAGTTTATTTATACTCGCACCGCTCGGACCAGTGGCCCAAACAACGTCGTAATCGCTATTACTGGCTTTTTTTAGTATCTGACCAGCTAATCCACCGGTTGGAAATCTATCCGGACCAGTAGCACCCGTAGCACCTGTAGCACCAGTTGGACCAGTATCACCAGTTGGCCCTGTAGCACCAGTTGGTCCTGTAGCACCTGTAGCACCAGTTGGGCCAGTAGCACCCGTAGCTCCGGTTGCACCAGTCGGACCTGTCCATCCAGTTGGGCCTGTAGCACCTTTAGTACCAGTCGGCCCAGTCGGCCCAGTAGAACCTTTTGCTCCACGAGTATTGTCGATAACGTATAATTTTACTTCTAAAGTAAAGGTTTTAGTAGTAATCTGCGGAACAGCATCAGTTGCGGTCACAGTATACGTTGTAGCCGGAGTCACTACTTCAGTAGTTCCTGTTATTTGTCCCGTAGTTGAATTAAAACTTAATCCTGTAGGTAGTGCAGGAGTTAATCCAAATGTTATCGGATTGATTCCGCCTGTTGCTGTCACAGGAATAACATCAACTATGTCTCCTTGTGTTATATTAACAGGAGAAACTTGTAATACTAACAAAAGAGCAGGCGGGGCCTCGTCACCTACTGATAAGAGAAAATTTCCCGTAGCAGTCTGTAATAAAGGATCACGTATCGTGACTGTAAATTCTGTGACAGTAAACGGAATTGACGGTGTTCCGCTAACTTCTCCTGTATTTCTATTAAATGATAATCCGGCTGGTAAGGATGGAAATATAGTATAGGTTAATCTACCATATCCACCACTTCCTAAAACAGGAACAAGAGCAGTCATTTGTTGATATTTTGTTAATATAACTGTTGGGTTTTGTATAGTTGCAACTACTACTGGAGGAATAACAACTAAGTCAAAAGATTTACTGTCTGATTGCGGAACAGTTCCGGAATCAACAATCGTTATAGTGTATGTTGTTTGATCAAATAATGTTAACGGTACACCTGAAATAACTCCATTATCTGAATTGAAATTCAATCCGCTCGGTAATGGTGCGCTGATCGCATATATTATTTTTCCAGCACCTCCGGAACCAACAACTGGCGTAAATGGTACCGCATTGGCACCGTAAGTTAATGTTGCAACTGGAATTTGTAATGTCGCAACTAATGATTCTGGAGCATTTACCGTTAGATAAAATGACTTACTATCATAACCGGATATAGTATCTATTACCTGTATAGTAAATTGTGTAATTGATATTGCAGCAATAGCAGTTCCGGATATGGAACCAGTCGTTGTGTCTAATGTTAACCCGCTTGGAAGACTTGGACTGATACTAAATGCATATATTCCACTTCCACCAGTTGCTGTCACAGGAATAAATCCAGCTTGAGGACTAAACTCAGTTATTACTTTATTGGTTATAACTAAATTAGCAACTAACGGAGGATTATCAACCGCTAGTGTAAATTGTTGTCTGCTTGATTGCGATAGCGAATCAGTCACTGTGATCGTATAAGTTCTAGAAATACTACGAGCAGCAGGAGTTCCAGTTATCTGTCCATTGACTATATTGAAATTTAATCCTGTTGGCAAGACAGGATATACGCTAAAAGATAAAGTACCGTACCCCCCACTTGCAGAAACTGGAGTCACTGGAGTAATTGAAGCTAATCTAGTAAAAGTGACACTACTCGTATCTAATGATGTTGATACTGGAGTAGGATCATTGATAGTTAATTCAAAAGAATTACTACGAGTAGTTGTTAGTGCATCAACTATGGTGATCGAATAAGATGTTGCAGCCAATGTAGTAGCCGGAGTTCCGCTTATTTTTCCTGTTGTTGCATTTAATATTAATCCAGATGGCAAACTAATATCGATAGTATAGTTATATGGAGCATATCCTCCGACTGCGACTATAGGAATAAAATCCGTGGCTGCAACACTTCGAACTAATGTTTCAGATGCTATCGCTACATTAGCAATTAACAGTGGGGGAGCAACAGTTAGGTTAAATGTTTCTGTGCTCGATTGTTGTGCCTGGTCTCTAACGGTCACGGTATATGTTATAGACACTGTGTAGATTGTTGGACTTCCAGTTATCTGACCATTAGTTGAATTGTAATTTAATCCATTTGGAAAACTCGGTGATACTGAATATGTTAGAGTTCCATAACCTCCCGATGCTGTGACTGGAGTAAATGGTGTTGTTTGTACATTTTGATCTAATGTAGTATTAGCGATCGATCTTGTTAGACTTAATGCTGTTGGAGCTGCTACTGTTAAGTTAAAAGTTCTACTATTACTTTGAGGAAACAAATCTGTGACAGTCACAGTAAAAGTTGTACTGCTGAGTAAGTTAGTTGGAATTCCAGATATTTCACCAGTATACGTATTAAAAGTTAATCCAGCTGGTAAAGGAATATCGATACCGAACGTGTATGATCCTACTCCTGCACTAGCAGTCACAGGTTTAAATGGTGTTATAGTTGAATTTCTAACTAGTGTAGTAGTAGGTATAGATTGTGTCACTACCAATGCAACCGGAGGATCAACCGTTAAATCAAAAGTTTTAGAGCTATCTGTTAACGGCGGAATTGAATTGTCAGTCACTGTTATCGTATAAGTTGTTAATGTACTAGCAACAGTTGCAGCACCCAATATCTGCCCAGTCGTAGATAGATAAGTTAATCCACTTGGTAGAGCAGGACTGATTGAATAAATTAGGGCACCTTTTCCACCAGTTGCAGTCACTGGTGCAAAGGCCGGTACTGTATCTTTTTGTACTATAGTTTTACTACCGATAAACTGTGTAGTCACAATTGGCGGTACAACTTCAGAGGTCACTGTTATACTGAATTGCTTACTACTAGTCTGCGATGCAGCATCGGTCACAGTTATCGTATACGATGATGTTGCAACTACAACAGTTGGCGTACCACTTATCTTCCCATCAGAAGAACTTAAACTTAGTCCACTTGGTAAAGACGGTGACACTGAATAAGAAAATACTCCATACCCGCCTGCTCCAATCACAGGTATATATTCAGTTATACTGGAATTTTGTACGAATGTATTACTAGCAGAGATTATTACACTATCTAATAATGGGTATAATACTGCTAATGAAAACGTCTTTTCGCTATATTGTCCAAGAGATCCAGTCACTCTAACCACATAAGGCGTACTACTAGATATAGTAGTTGGTGTTCCAGAGATTGTACCATTAGTAGTATTAAATGATAATCCTGCTGGTAAGGTTGGAGTTATTGAATAAGTTAGCGTACCAGTTCCACCGTTAGCAGTCACTGGTATAAATGGTGTCGAAGGTGTTCTATATATTAGATTCTGATTGGCTATTATTAATACTGTGAGTACAGCAGGCGGAGCATCAACGGTTAATGTAAAAGTTTTAAACGATGATTGCGGTATTGTGTCTGTTGCTATGACTGTATATGTTGTTTTAAAACTAACAACAGAAGCAGCTCCGGTTATTGACCCAGTAGTGGTATTAAAAGTTAATCCAGTCGGTAATGCAGGATCGATATTGTAAGTTATAGTTCCATATCCGCCCGATGCAACGACTGGTGCAAAAGAAGTGATAGTTATATTTTGTGTTATAACTTTATCGGCAATTACTTGTGTAGTTAATAATTCACTAGCAACAATCGATAATGAGAAAGTTTTACTACTTGATTGAGAGGCCGAATCTATCGCAGTCACAGTATAGGTAGCAGCCGAACTTATGGTATTTGGTGTACCTGTTATCTGTCCTGTATAGATATTAAACACCAATCCGTTTGGCAGTGTTGGTGCTATACTATAAGTTATAGATACATAACCACCGGCTGCGGTCACTGGAGTTAACGGAGTCACTAATGTATTCTGAGATAATGATACTATTGGAATAGACTGTGTAGTAGTCAGTGCTGGAAGAGCATTAACGGTTAGCGTAAATGTATTACTAGCCGAAACTGGTGGTGTGTTTGAATCTATAATAGTGATAGTATAGGTAGTGATAGCACTATTAGTAGTCGGAGTACCTGTTATTTGGCCAGTCGCAGTATTAAAACTCATTCCGCTAGGTAATTGAGGAGTTATGTTATAATTTAATTGTCCTGTACCCCCACTCGCAGTCACTGGTGTAAATGCTGTAAAAGTTATATTTTGTGTTAATACTTTACTTGGTACTGCCTGTACGGTGTTTATAGGTTTAGCAACTACAACCAATTGGAATGTTTGGCTAGCACGTTGTGTTGGACTATTAGAATCCGCTATGCTAACGGTATAGAATGTATTAGCAGAAGGAACCGTTGGAGTACCTGTTATCTGTCCATTAAGCGTATTGAAGCTCAACCCTGCTGGTAAGGCCTTATCTATACTAAATGTTAAGGGACTGATACCGCCAGTTGCTGTGACTGGAGTAAATGCAGTTGCAGCAGTTCCTTGCGTTAGTGAATTAGTTGGCGATGCTTGGTTTGCGGTTAGTGCAACGATACTACTATTAACAGTTAATTTAAAATTAGCATTGGCAGTTGCTTTAGTAGCATCTGTAAATGTTATAGTAAAAGTAGTTTCAGTTATAGCAACAGTAGGAGTACCCGATATCTGTACTGAAATTAGATTTTGTAATACAACAACACCGTCGGATCTAGTGACCTGTGTCGTCTCTTTTTTTACAGTTAGCGACAATCCAGTAGGTAATCCGGGCGATATTGATACATCTAATCCGCTCGCAGTTGCAGCCCCACCGGTCGAAGATACTGGAATAAAAGTTGTCAACGCTTGATTCTGTGTCGCAACTGTTGAATTTATCAGTGTTGCAGTGACCATTGACGGGATCGTTAGAGGAACAGTGGGCCCACCTAACTTTGTTTGTTGCCAAGTATTACCTGCGATACTGGTCGCTAAAATCCAAGCATACGGCGCATTATCTACGTAATAGTCACCTAAAACGTATTGTTTATTGCTACTTGGCGGTTTTGCTGCGGGATTTGGATAATAGTATATAGTCACTTGTTATTTATCGTGCCTTTATTTTCAAAAATAAATCATCCTCTGACTGTTAGGTCAAGTAGTTGATTGTAGCCATAACCTGAATCTATCATAACAAATATACTAGAGCTTGTGTAATCATATAAGAAATCTCCTGGTTGTATGTCGTCTACTGTTATACCGTTGAATATAAAGTCATTAGCAGTAAACATCTTAGGAGCATGTGAACGTTGTATAGTTCCGTCACCGAACGTCAAGACGCCCTGAGATGGCTCAACTAGTGTAGGTGCTGCTGCTGTGGTTATAATAGTGATTATTATGTCTATAAGGTTAGCTATTCCGGCCTTGTCGTCTATAGTAGGTGTTTTCGTGACATCGATATATTGGGGATAATCCTGTTGATATACTATAGCTGGGGCAGCGTTATCTAGTACATTTGATACTAATGATTTAAAATAATTCATAATATCGATAGCTTCGACTGTTGCTATTCCTAGGTCTAGGGGATAAAACGTGGGATCGTAATATATTAATCCAGCATCAATTGATTTACTATTTCCACCATATATTAGATCAAATATAACAGCTTCAATCGCATTGTATATGTGTGTATTATATTTTGCTGCATCATATATCAGATTAGGGTATGTATTATTGATATAATAAGATATCTCAGTCTGTATAAATGTTCTATTATATCTCAGTAATTCTTTAGTATCAGATTCTGGTTTAGTATTTTCAGTTAATGTGATATTTTTAAAAGTCACATCGTTTTGTGTACCGACAGCTTGACCAATGCTTATAACAGGACTGCCAGTCGGTCCGGATATAGAGACACCGATTCCCGCTGTTAGATCACCAATGCCTCCAGGACCAGTTGGGCCAGTTGCTCCTGTACCTACATTTCCCGTTGGACCTTGTGGACCTTGTTCCCCTGTGGGACCTAAGAAGCTCGGAGTCGCATCGATCCAAGCACCGCCGTAATAAACATAAAGCGTACCGTTATTAGTATTGAACCAAACGGTACCTAGTGTTGGACCTGTTGGAGCAGTATCGGATACTATAACACCATTACCGCTACCTGTTCCAGCTGGACCAGTAGGACCAATCGCACCAGTAGGACCAGTTATACTTTCTCCAGTAGCACCTGTAGCTCCTGTGTCTCCAGTGGCACCTGTTTCGCCAGTGGCACCAGTAGCACCGGTATCCCCAGTGGCACCTGTAGGTCCAGCATCTCCAGTAGCACCGGTATCCCCAGTAGGACCAGTTATACTTTCGCCAGTGGCACCAGTGGGACCGATATCCCCAGTAGCTCCTGTAGGTCCAGTGGCACCAGTTGGGCCGTCTCTACCATCGTATCCAGTCGGACCAGTCGGTCCTTGTGGGCCCATTATATGACCGAGATCAAGCCATTGTGTTCCGTCCCATACATAGAGATGTTGATTGAACGTATATACTACAGCATCGTTTTGATTAGCATCGGGAGGTAAATCAGCAAGATCGTCAACGGATCCAATTATGTTAAAGTTAACATAATAATTATTTCCGCCCCCACCGCCGCCCATAGTGATAGGAATACCACCAGGTGTTCTTCCATCAGACAGATACATCTGTCCTGTCTCGACGTTGAAGAATATGTTGCCAATCTCGCCAACGAATCGAGTGATATCACTCTTAACGAGACCGGCTGAGACTTTACGGAACCATGCCATAGTGCTACCTTATTATAGCATATTTATCGATAGGGATTAAGCAGCGCCGACTAGGGGAATTTTTCTTGGACGACCGCGCTTCTTTTTAATGGGTTCAGCGAACGCACCATTGTCGTCTGTTATCTGATTAATAACTGTACTGGTCTTACCGCCCTGCTGTTTAGCAAGTTCAAGATCTTGTTGTAGAGGGCTAACAAAAACAGGCTCCGGAGGAAGTGTTCCACCGTTGCCAGCACTGATTACAGGCATACCACCACCCGCAGGTATAGTGATATTGATAGGAATACTAATAGTGACTCCTTGACCGCCAGCAGTTGCTACTGCTTTACGTCCTGCTTCTGTAATGAATTCTTTTGCTCTCATGATTTTATTTATCTTAACTCCGGGGCCCTATAATAGTATTACGACAGTTCTTTAATAGTAAACGCAAACCATACATCTAGTTTAGTAGCGTTATCAACCCGGCGCATACAGAGTGTTAGCATATTGCGACTGCTGCCACCGTGTAGACTGGCCGGGCCCTCATCACCTGAAGTATTTTTACCAATAATGACACCGTTGTGTCTTAGATATGTTCCTGCCGGAACTGTGAATGTATTTCCTTGATTAGATGAGTATTTGTCTTGATACACTCTATACTGGCTATGGACACCAAAAGTAGTCCAGGCTGGTATAGCAGCACCAGAAATAGTTAGAGGTCCTTCATACCATTCATATATGATAGTACTTTGGTTAGCATTGTTGTTGCCGATTTCATATTCCACAATCTTGATTATGTCTGCGGCATCAGCACTACCGTTTTGAAAACTGACCACAGGACGCATGGTGTCATCCATGGTCCAGCCACGGTTAGCATTTGCGGCATGATTATTAAAAGCATACAAGGTACCAGGATCTTCGTTGACTATTACATTAATAACATTAGTGGTGGATACTGATACTGTACCTGTAATAGATACAGGCCCAGTAATACCAACGGGACCAGTTATACCAACGGGACCAGTTATACCAACGGGACCAGTGACGCTAACCTGTTGTGTAGTTTGCCAAAATGTTCCAGTCACTGATACTGTACCTGTGATAGATACAGGACCAGTAATACCAACGGGACCAGTTATACTAACTGTTCCGGTCTCTGTTAGATATACTGGTATAGACTGTTCGGCACTATTATTAACTCTGATATTATCTAATATATTAACATCACCAGTTATGGTTATACTATCACTTCCGAGGTTAACACGTATATGCGGAAGTCCATCTCGATATTCCATCGCATGATGTAAATTGTTTAGATTACGATCGAATGTATCGTGTTGATAAGTCATTAGACACCTCTATCGTTGAGATAATCTATGAACCTCTTGTGTGTTATCTGCTTATCATTTACAGTGTTATCGAATTCTTGATTTTTATATTCTGGATAAGCACTGGGATCTTTTACACGTATATCATGTGGATGCTTTGGTCCATTTATACCACCGCCCGCATCAACAGTCACACTATCGATACTTGAATAATGCTCATCTGGTGCAGTGCTATATTTCCCACCCTGTGATACTAAGTCTATGATCTGTTTGAAATGATTCATATCTGCTGAGGGAGCAGTTGCGATTATTTCTGCTGTAGCGACAGGCTGTGGATCGTCGATGTTATCGATGAGATCCAATATGTTGCGTATGATGTCTGTTGCTCTCATGGTGTTGTTTTCCAAGGACGGTGTGGTTGTAATCCGCCTGTGTTGGCGTTATCGGTTATATCGTTTCCGCTATACTGTGTTGGCAGTAGTTCTATATCATAATTGTTGTATACTCGATAAAATACAGCACTTGTATTCGGACCAGGTCCAGTAGATGAAGTGACAACTGAGCCAGTATTAGTAATTGTAAAATTATTCGTTGAACTATCTTTTAAGAAATTAGTACCGTTGTCTGTGTTTAGTAATAATTCTGTACCAGGTATAGCAGTAAATGGGCTTTTCGATGGTGTAAAGTTTCCAGTATATACTGCTCTACCTTTTACAACTCTGAAGTTTGATATGTTGCCTATAAACAGAGCACCATTGGCGGCATCTGCACCGATGTTTAATGTACCGTTGCCTATTGTACCTGCTTGAGTATCTGTTGTCACACTGGCAATACCGTTAATATATACCTTAACTGTGCTTTCACTGCGTACTACCGCAATGTGAGTCCAAGTATTGATAGGAACAGTACTGGTATAGGTTGTTGAGCCAAAGCCGTATAAGTTACTGCTTACTGATGTTCCTGACAAAGCAAAAACATATCTATTAGCCGGATCTGGTCCTAAACAAAATAAACTGTGAGAACCTGTTACATTTGTAGGATAATACCAACCTTCAACTGTAAAGTTGCCAGTAAAGGTAAATGCCGCATTAGTTACTGACAAGTAATTGCTACCGCTAAACTGTGCGCTACCGAAATTTATAGTACCATCGGCGTATAATGAATACCCTTGACGTTTAGCCTGTGCTATATCGAGTTTAGCCTTTTGTCTCGCTTCTTTAGTTGACAGGGTTGATATACCGTTAGCACTCATCTTATTTTCCTGTCGGTACACAGTTGTCTACTGTCTTACTACCTTTTTTCTTAGTGCCCATACGCTTATACCCGTCCCAACAGGCCTTACCGTCGACACCTTTTTGCTTAGTGCCTTCGTTGGTCTTCTTATCTTTATCCACTACGTTCTGATAATCCTTAGCAGATTTCTTTAGACCCTGTAGTGCGTCTTGTGCTCGCTCGTCACCTTTGTTGAGATCTTTACCTGTTGACTTTTTAACAGCACCGGCCATCTTATCCCAAGCACTTTTACGTGCTTCTTTTACAGCCATCGGTCTTGACTTTGGTGTTTCACCTGGCCATGCTGCTGCCTTTGCCTTTGCTGGATCGTTTCCAACATACTGTAGTTGATATCCTTTAGCACGAGCATGATGTTGCTCATTGTTCCACTGTTTAGCGAGGAACGGATATATACCGAGATGATTTGGACCAATTACTTTAAAATCATAGATGCCATGATTGTCATCTCCTACCTGTACGATCCTGGGTTCTGCTAAAGAACGCTGCTCGTTCATACCAGGTTCACGCTCTCCTGTGCTGAGCATGTATTCTGTGACACCAACCATCATACCCTTGGCCTGTGCTACTTTATCCTGTACCCACTCTGGGAGATTCTGATCATCTCCTAGAGCACTGTTTAACTGCTTACAGGCTCTGACGATCGTATGGAGATTAGTTTTTACGCTATCACCTTCCATATCGTATTCACCAGGATCTAGATTCTCATCCATACCAACGGTTTTCTTATGTTTAGGATCCGTCTTCTTTTTCTTGTTAGGAATGATTTTCTGCTGATACTTGCGATTCGCTAGACTGGCAGCAGCAGGACTGCGAGTTTTTGGCGGTGTGGGCTTTTTAGCCTCAGTTAAAAGGTCAGTGATCTTCATAAAGATATTTATCTATATGACGATCTCGTGCCCGCTCTTCTTTCTTTATGCTGGTACGTATCTTCTTAGCCTTGGCTAAAACACGCCTTAATAAACTCTTTGTTAGTCCGTTTTGGAAATGTTCTTCACCGATATAGAATACCGCGAGACGCTTTGTCTCGATAGTGCGTAATGGTCTGAATAGGAGCATAATGCTACTCCTTGTATGTTAGTGTTTTTCGCGTCCTCGACGCATATTAGCCTGCCAATGCGCTAATTGTTTTTTTCGCGGACTAGCAGACTTACTGTGGGTGATTTTGTCTAACTGAGATAAAGATGCTTTTTTCGGAATACCCTGTCGATGACTGTCTCCTTTATCTTCGGGATGTCTCCCGTCTGCGAAGTTCTCTTCTAGAAATGCTAGATAAGATTCTTTTAGAATGATTAACTGCTCTAGTTCCTGGATGCTCTCGCAATTCCATTTACGTAGTGACTTATTGATACGACTGTTTGGATCATGTGCTGTCTTAGCACTGGTTCTGCTTTTCTTCATGCCCTTCATGCGGGCGCAGAAACTCTTGCGGCGTTTACTTGCCTTACTACCTTTTTTAAGTTTGCTTGGCTTAGTAGTGACTGCTGTCTGTAGTTTGCTACCAGGATGCTCCCTGCGATAACTTGCTACACCTTTTTTATTGAGTCCACCTTCGGGATTCTTACCAGCCTTGCGTTGCCATGCTGCTGATTCGTCTACTTCTTTTTCTACTTTAGCAAGTTTAGAATAATAGTGTAGATCCTCACCGAGATGATCTAGTGCTATCTCTTTAGCCACACTATGCTTATTAGTATGCTCCATCTCGACCTTGACGCCTTTTTTCAGTTCCATCTCGACTGCTAGGATGCTGGTCTTGTATTTCTCTGCTAGGTCTGCTACTGTTGGAGTTTCTTTATCCAGTAGTTTACCAGTTTCTTCGTTCAATCTATATTCCAAACGTCCACGATAGTCGGTTGGTTTCTTCACTGACTCTTTTACTGATTTTGCTTGTGGTTTAGATAGATCTGAGAATCTCATGATTGATTAGCGGCCCTGACCGCGATATGGCTTGAAGTTTGCTTTAGTCTGCTTGTTCATGCTACTGAACTTAATATTACCTATACCCTGGCTAGTACCTTTGTTAATAGCGATTCTTTTTTGTATAACTGTTTGTTTAGGTGCTTTAGCCACGGTAATCTCCTAATGGTTATTTTTTCTTCTTAGTAGGAGCTCTTTTAACTATACTCCCACCAGTTAATAAATTGTTGCCTTTAGCGGCGCTGGTTTTAACTTTTGTATTCGGATACATGGGGGTACCTATCGACACATTTGCCGAAGTAGTAGCCCCCATTGATGCCATTTCTATTAATTCTTTTATTTTCATAAAATTATTTATCTATTAACTCTTGCACTGTGCCTTCTTAGCATCGGCAGTCTTCTTTAGATCAACTGGCCATACTGCTGTAGCAGCCTTGGTCTTATCGTGTCCAGGTGGAACAGCGAAAGTGATACCAGTTAACTGCTCGATCTTAGCAACACTGACTAAGTTCTTTGGCAAGTCAATTTCCTGCTTCTCTAACTGTGCGAAAGTGAATGCCAATACTTCTTTAGTCGAATTATTGATCACGATCTTGTAGAGGAAGTCTGGAACGACTACACCAGTTCCGATAGTCTTACTCTTACCAACAGTATAGATGTTCCCAGCATATACAGTATAGTTTGTATTGTTGCCATAGGCCCAAGCACGTACATTGCTTTCTAGGCTCTTCCATATACCACGATTTAGATTTGGAAGCTGCGGGCTCATATTACTCATTAAGAATGATTCATATTCAACCTGAACATCCCAACTCATATCACCGTCTGGAGCAAGATGTCCTTGATCGTACCCTGTACCAGCATAATCTGCAGGTTTAGCACTTTTGGCACCTAGGATAGAATCTGCTACGAACGCATTGGTACGTTCTACACAGCCGATGGCATTTTTTGGAGTTAGTGTATAGGCTACCCAGACTGGAATCTTAGCAGCGTCGTCGTGTAGAACAGCATAAGCGGTGTGGCATAACACTGTTGTATTTGGCTTGTTAGTTGATGGAACACCGAACGGCAACTGTGCAGCACATTCGGAGATTGGTTTGTTGGGCTTCTGATCCCATGCGAAACTCATTCCTACAAAACTTAGGAATAGTCCTAGCGATAAAAGTATTTTTTTCATGTTAATCCCCTTTGGATGATTATATTTATGTGGGGATCAATTATCTACTACTATTACTTCTCTTTGGTAAAATGTTTCTTGAGTTCGTTTAAGGTATGATTAACGTGACCGTCTTCATGTTTAATACCGATGCCACCGGCTGCTTTCCAGGACTCGATATTTTTACCATAATCATCAATTAGGATATTTGGAGTACCGTCTGGTTGTGTAGCATGTGCTGCTTTGTTATGTGTGATAATAACTTCGCTCGGTGCGAACGCATGTAGATGTTTTTTAACCCACAATCTCTTTTGTGGCTCACTATTCTTATCACCAGTTAGTGGTGTACTGCAGATATTATAATGTCCAGCGTATTTTTTAATACCGCCTAGCAGTCTACTAGCATCGGACAGTGGAGGTAAGTCTATCCAGAATGTAGGATGAGCACGGATCAAGTCTAGTGCTTTTTCGATATGGCTGATATCTTTATAATGATTAACGCCGGACAGTTTGCTCCATTCTCCAAAGAAATCTGCTAGTACACCATCCATATCAACATAGACGATTGGTTTACCGTGTTCGTTTATATCGTTAACTTCGTATATAAACATCAACCAATCTCCTGATATTCGATCCATTCGTCGGGGGATACACCGTGTTTTTTAACGAATGCATCGTGAAGGTCTTTACCTGTTAGTTTCTTTTCTTTGCAGATTTTAGTCATCATAGTGTCAATTTCTTTGTAAGTGTGTTTACGTTTATTAGTTGCTAGTAGTGTGTTTTCTAACTCAGTCACAGCAGACTTTAACACCTTAGGGTCTATCTTGTCAATCCTGGGCAGTGGTTTATTTTCGGATAGAACACCAATCTCGAAAGCCTCTGGAAAGCGTTTATCGAAGTGTCTCATGATGACACCTGCACGTGAGTGTGCTTCGTTTTCGATTTCACTACCTGTATCGCCGCTGTCTGATTTAATACGTCCTTCTAAAGATTGTTTATAATGTACTAGTTCGTGTGCTAGTGTACGCATAACATCGATCGGATGGCGATTGTTTATCTCTACCTGTATCTCAGTAGTCTCGTTATTAAAACTACCGAAACTGTGAAATGCCTTATGATGCTCACCTTTAGTTAATAATTTAATAGGTGGTAGTTTATCTAAGTCAAGTTCCTTCTTGCAGATCTTTAACAATTCTTTTAGATAGTGTACAGTCTTCTTAGGGTCAAATCGCTGACCTGCTACTTCATCCATTCTCATCGTTTACGACCCCTAAAGCCAGAGGGCATCTGTCCCGTTAATCCTGGACGATCAAACCATAGAGCAAACCATTCATCTGTACCTGGTCTGATATTCTTTTCACGTTCTATCTTTTTCTTTTCAGTACCAGTCATTGATATATTACTACCACCGAGCGGACTTTTAATTCCCGGGCTGTTCTGTTGGATGCCTGCTAATCTTCTTAGTTCGTTGAGTTCATCCATTACATGCCTCCAACTAAGTCGCCAGCCTTAGCGGGCTTGTTAGCCTTGGGACCTTTATTGCGCCATTGTCCTGCTTTGCCTAGTTTGTTTTTCTTTGAACCAGTAAAGTTGCTAGCAGGCATAAATGCTTCCGCTACTGCCGGTTGTGGCGCTGCTGCTGGTGCTGCTGCTGGTGCTGCCGCGGGCTCTTGTATACCCAGTCCTTCGCGTGTAGCTTGATATAAACTCTTACCGTTAACTTGTATGTTGCTATTAACACCGGTGGCCTTTTGGAAACCTTGTTCATTACCTTCAGTGGCATACTTACGTGCTAGGCTTCCGCTGATACCTGATACGTTAGTTGTATCACCGTCGCGTTCACCACTGCTGACGAATTTCAATACGACGTGCTCACGACCATTTGCACCACGAGCATTGTCGGTTGTGCGTACTGGTCCACTGTTCCATCCGTTCAATAGTTTCTCGATACTACCGGCAGCCTTGCCTAATCGATCACTACCACCGATAAAAGTCATATGACGGAAGCCTTTATCATATAACCAGTTAGCAGCGTAGATAGGACCCTGTACATAATCAGTGACAATGTTCTTAGCAAACTGTGGATAAATCTTCTTGATAAATTCTGCTTTAGTAGCAGGATCTAGAGGATCATCTGGTGCCTTGTTGCTGTTGCTGAGGAAGATATAACTGTTAGTTCCACCAGTTGCTACAGTCTTTTCCATAACCAGTTTGTGGCCAATAGTTGGGGGATTCATACGACCGAAACAGAAAGCAGCCATGGGCATCTTGCTCTTAGCAGCCACTTCTTCATCTGGTACTCTGTGTTTAGCGAAGTTAGCCTTACTGAATCCTAATCTATCGATCAGTTTTAGTTTATCTTTACCTGCTCCGAATACATAACCTTCGTGTGCTGTATTTCCATCTGTTATAGCAACGACTTCGCTGCCCTGTAGTTGTGTATCTATCTGGCGCTTGATGTGTAGTTTAAGTTCAGTGACTGCGGCCCACATGCTCCATACACCTAATAGTCCCGGAGCACCACCATCTTGTTGATAAAGCCAGCCGTCTTGTTTAGTACCTAACATCTTAACAGCCATCGAATCTGTTAATCTATTCTTTAGGAATTCCATGAAGCGAGGCACGATATTGGTCTGTACATCATCTTCTTCTAACATACTTGTAATGAAAGGACCCATGGCAGTTAATACTGCTTTACCTTTTATCGCAGTCAAGTCAGTCATAAACTTTTCAACTGCTGACTTGTTCTGCTGTATGATAGTGTTAGTCTGTGCCAGTAGATCTTTATTAACAGATACCTTTGGCTTGTTCTTTATCTCACCTACTAAGAACGTGATACCACCGTTCTCTGGTAATCCTTTTAATCCTACTAATGGTTTATCAGCAGAACCTAGTCCGGAGATGATAGTGTGTACTGCTATACCGCCAACGCTCTTGCTGATCCGGTCACCTAATTCGCCTGCTATCTCTACACGATATTCTACTGTGTTTGGCTTGAACACGAAGAACCCATCCTTAGTTGGCGGAGTTCCGGTCCACATAAGATCGCCCATGAAGTATTGATCTTTAATACCTGGAACTATCTTTTCTAGCACAGGGCGTAATACTGCTTCGTGTTCCCAGAGGCTAGTACGATTAGCACCACGTCCTTCGTCGTAGGCTCTGATAGTCGTAAAGTCCATTTTACCATTAGCGACTTTTTCGTACATATGTTTATCCATAAACACTAGTGCGCCGCTCTTATCGCGTCCAAACACTACAGCAGGAAATCCATCCCATTTAATAGTGACTGTTTCAGTATTCTTACTCAATCCTGCTAGTTCTTTAGCCACACGTTCAGCACCAGCGGCACCGTCTTTGATGATAAGGTCTTCGGGGTGGTCTATGCCTTCCAGCACAACTGTTTTCTTAACTGGGGCGATCATTTCAAACAAGTTCATTGATTATTTACCTAGTCACTGCTTGAAGGGAACAAGTGTTTTGTCTTGGCCCATTTCTGTGGGTCTTTTTGTAGGGCATCTCTAATGCCGCTTATGCTAGATAGATCACGTGCTGTTGCTGAGGGACCTAGCAATATCTTAGCGATCGCTGCTTTATCGATAGCGACAACCTCACCATTATCTCTATTAACTAATCCCTTATCGGGGCTGTACTGTAGATTACCTTTTTCTTCACCCGTTTTAGCATCGATAAACGTAGTGCTGCTAGCGATCTTAGCCAGTGTTGGATATATGTCTGTAAACAACTGTCCGCCACGCATCCCAGGATCACGAGTAAAGTCATGTGTATGTAGTTCCCAAGCACTGCGTGGACGCACGATGAGATCCACTGAATGATGTTTACCACCTGCGGAATACTGTACAGTTAGCGTACCCGGATCTGTTGGAAATCCATTGTCTGTCATGTGATTCGCCAGTGCCCACTTGCTAGCACTCATCTGTAGTTTAGCGGTCTTAGCAGGATCGGCTAGAGCATTTGCCATAGCCTTTGGACCCATTGGCTTTTCTTGTGCTGCGTTATATTCTTCTACGTCTACTGGAAACTTTTCTAGTAGTTCCTGTGGATCGATCATTATATCGATATCGCCACTGTCATCGCGTCCACCGCCACCGTAATGATGACTTGGATCGAAACTGCCAGCACCACCAGCAGTCCATCCTGCTGTGATTCCTGCTTTTTTCAATACAGGATCCATAGCAGCCTTGGCTTTTAGGAAATCTTCTTTATTAACACGTGAGACTTCAACACCCTGTTTAGCAAGGCGTTTACCACTCTCAGTCTTGATCGTACGATCGAATAATTCACACAATAGCATGAGCGTATTTATCAATCAAGGTGTACTGTGTAATACTGACCTCTGTAGTTGCCACGATAGGGGATCGTTTCATCTGCCCTAACTAGGAAGATTTCATGTTGCGTTCCGGTTGGGCGCACTGTAAGACGCATCTTATCTCTGCTAAGGATGTCAGCAGGGACCGATTGCCCAGTTTCTGGATGTACCAATTGGCACTTTGTTTTCTGTGGTGTAGGTCTTTTCATATCACTGCTCCAACTTATACTAGATTATAGCATCAAGTTATAGAAGTGTCAACCTCGACAGGCTTAACCTTACCCCATTCTATCCAATTAAACAATCGTTCTAATAGATAATATGCGATAGCATTAGTGATGAATTTTAAACTCGCCAATAAGATGGCCATGGCATCAGAATCTGCTACGAAAGTTCTCGCCAATAAGATCAATATTATCCAAGCAGTGATACGATAGATTATGGCTTTGGTTATGCTGCGCCAATTGGTATCCTTACCTTGATTGTTGCGGTGCCAATTGATAAAAAGCCATAGTCTGTCATAAAGGTAGTAGTGTATCGCACCGCTGATTAATGCGATTAATCCAAAACTGATCGCCTGTAACAGGGTCCCACCAATCAACAACGCTAACAATACTGCGTTAACTGTGCTGAATATTCTATAGACTGCTGCTTTAGTTAATGTGCGAAGATGCGTTTCTGTGACTGTTACTGTACTAAACATATAGTTTCCTCATATTTGCCGTTTCGTGTTGGTATAGCATCGGGAAATTCTGTTACTGTAACCTGAGGATTAAACAGTAAGAATTTAGGGACCAATGCCTTTATCTGCTCTCGTTGCTCTTCAGTTAGTGGGGTGTCTACTACTAGTCTATACTCCACATGATCTATGCTGTGTTGGACCATCTGCCATTGTCTTACAGGTGCTATCTTAGGAATATCATACATCCCTGCCCTCGGCCAGAAACGTGTACCATCTGGTCGTATGAATAAGTTACGTTCTCTGCCTATTATTTTGTGTAGTGTCGGTAATGTTCTTCCACAGGTACAAGCGGACCCCTGTTCGGCATAATCACCGATATCGTAACGTATCACAGGACTGGCAAAGTTTTGTAGATCAGTTAGCACCACACGTCCAACTTCACCCGGAGCACATTCATTTCCATTCTCATCTATTATTTCTACGATCACTGTTTCTGACATGATGTGGAATTTGTGTTGTTCGGGGCATTGTATAGCGATACAGCCTGTTTCGCTGCTGCTATAATTGTCTTCTACTTCTAATCCTGTTAGTGCTTTTAGCCTCTTGCGTAGTTCATCGTGGCAATTATCACCAATGTTCCGTATGTGTTTGAGATCTAAATCGTAGCCTGTTCTTTCCCAGGATGTCGCAAGTCCCTGTAGCACACCACCGTGTGCCATCAATATATCGGGTTGGAATTCTCTTAATTTCGCTAGATGGAATTCGATAGTTTCACCTACGTTTGCCGCCATTCCTTTGCCAGTCTTGTAGAACCTACCAATGGGATCTCCCCAATTATCTATGATAGCATATCCATCGAGCGTGGCACGTATAGATGCCATCTTGTATTCCCACTTCCTACCGTTCCATTCATGATCTCTGAACACATGTGCTGCCCAGAACAGTTGATTGATATCGGTTCGATTGAATGTAATTGGTTGTCCTGTGCTACCACTAGTAGACACACTACCGATGGGTTTATGACTTTCTGGTATTTCTTCGCACATAAATTTACTACCAGCCGATTGTATATCGTGTTTCTTTATGGGATTTAATTTCTTTAGATCGGTTAAAGAGAAGATATCTTGGATTTTTAGATTCTGTGCCGTTAGTCTATTTTGGAAATGCGGAGTCTTGTTGCTGTGATGTGTTAATAGATACTTTAGTTGTAGTTCCTGACCTTCCTGTAATAGATCCAACGGCAAGCGTTCGGTTTTTCTCATCTCTGCGACTAACGCCATTATAGTCGCATGTCTACCGATAAGCACGGGGGGAAATACTAACCCAGATATATTACTGATCATCTCATCTTCCTAAAGGTTAATATAGGAAAGTATTCGCAGAGTTCGTAATCACTGGTCTCATCGAACCCTACTTCTACAGCATAATCGGGTATTATGGCCTTCCATTGGTCTCGAGTAGGATAACTGGTTAGCATCTTGCCATTCTTATAACTATCGAAACTGCGATTGATGCTGTCTAGTTCCCAACCTGTTTCACTTGCCAATGCTTCACGATCTGGAAACAGTTCATTAAACACATCTAGTTTGCGTTGGCTAGGAACGTTTACGCCGTAAGTTCCTGCGATGTACATATTGAGATAACAACGCCAAGCATCTAAACACATTGTTCGTGTAGCGGTAATAACATTACCCTTAGTAGGAGTATGGTTAGGACGAGTAAAAACTCTAAATGCTGCTACCCCACCGGGTTCTAGCCAATCTAAACAGCGTCTTAGTAGCAGGTTAGTTTCCTCGTGGAATCGTACCATATTGAGACTACCGTCACCTACGATAGCACTGTAGTGATTAGCATATAGATCTACATCAAACCAATCACTTCGTGTTACTTGCTTATGATCAGTATCGCCAGGCCAGAAACTGTCTATCATAGACTGTTCTCTATCTACAGCATGTATGATTGGAAACGCTGTGTGTAGTTCAGGTGTAACTCCTAATAGCAGTATACGCTCTGTTTTATCGCCGATCAGTTCTTGTTGTTTGCTAATGCTACCCTCATGCGGACGCATGGGTGCTGTTATTTTAGACCAATGTTTAGTACGTTCCGCCCAATGTGAATCTGTCACTCGTCACCTATGTTGTAATAGACATATTTAACTGCTGTGATTTTATGATCAAGGATTTGTGATTGCTGTTATGATCCAGAAGTCGCTGCTCATGCTGGTATTCTGTATCACTTGGTATGGCATGTAGAAGTAGCCGTTATCTCCCCAGCCAGTTCCCCAACTGTTACGAGCGATAAAACGATTAGTATTATCGTTATATCCAACCAGTGCTACAGCATGTCCGCCTAATAACTGTTCTGTAGCAGTATTAGGATAGGGCATCATGCCGGTATTGTTTGTGATAGGATATTCAAAACTCTCGTAAACGTCGAAACCTACCACTACTGGATAGCCCTGTGCTAGTGCTGTCTTGACTGCTGCGAAGTTAGCACATCGTTGATAAGCAGTTGCTTTTCTTTTTAGGGCATCGTTGTATGCTGCTGTGCTTGGTTTAGTCTTAAAGCGTGTTATTACATAGGGCCATAAGTTTTCTAGAGGAGCACCTTTTTTATTAACCACTTTAATACCATCTCTGATATAAGCACCACTGTCGTCGTTAACAGTACCTTCCATCAGTCTTTCTTCATAGTATATGAATAAACGGCTAACGTCAAGTGGTTTTCCTTTTTTACGATCTAAGAGTTCGACTATACCAGCGATAGCATTACCAGTACAAGATCCAAGTTGTCCTTGGTCTTCGATCGGGCTACAGAAAGATCTCATGTCCACTGTCTTTGGCAGTGTAACTGGCGGAGCAGCGTAAATATGATCTCTGCTATCTGGTTTATCTCTGAGCCAATGATATCTGGGAATATTTAATCTTGTAGGTCTTGGCATCAGTTATTCTCCTGTAATTGTATAAACATAGTTTATTATGCCGGGAAATCAGTACTTAGAGAAATACCTTGATTGGTAATAGTATGAGCCTTAGCATCAACTGTTGGATTAAATTTACTTAAGAACAGTTTAGTATCTGCTTCAACATTGTAAGTGGTTGTAGCAGTAAATGATCCTGTATACTTGGCCGCGTTGCTGATTCTAACCATAGCCATCTTGCCATTAAACGGTGCGTTGTTTACTGGGCCAAGCCGACCTATATATAATGGATTTGTTGAGTCAGTGTAACTTGCCGATCCAAATGTTCCCTCGACCTTACTTTGTTCACTACCGTTGTACCATACTTTCTGTGTACCTGAGTTATTAACAATGGCCACGTGTGTCCACACATTGGGAGTTGGTTCTGTGTACCTTACATCGTCATTACCATTAGAACCTGATAAGAACACTAGTTTTCCAGCACTCAATGCTACAACTATACAATTGGCTTCACTCCAACCACCCTGATTCAACAATCCCCATATGCCACTAGATGGAGCCGCACCGGAAGCATCTGATGCTGTAGGAGCCTTGATCCAAAACTCTATAGTCCACGTTGTTCCTAAGTTCCAATCCGAACTAGCCTGAACAATTAGTCCTAGGTTAGATGTTTGAGAAAACTGTAGACTTTGAATACTTGGGAAGTCTGCGCTGGTACTAACTGCTCCTTGAACTGAAATAGGATGAGTACCGGTACTGTCAGTTAACGGATTATAACCTAACATCAATTTAGTATCTGCCTCAACTCCATAGGACGCCGACGGGTCAAAGTTTGCTAGATATTTGGCTATGTTGCTGATTCTAATCATAGCCAGTTTGCCCCTGAACCCTTGGCTGTTTACTCCTGCTCTACGACCAATGTTTAGATCTGCTGAGCCGTCAGTTAAATTGCTCTCTGCACTAAATGATGTTCGATTTATTCCGTTATAGTACAAAGTAATGTTGCTACTGCCGGATTCACGCACAAACGCCACATGAGTCCATATTGCCGGAGTAGGTTCGGCGAATGATGGCTGGGTGTTATTAAACAATAAATTGCCGTAACAATAGCCTAGATCAATTTGGCCACCAGCATAACCTTGCGACATTACAGTTCGTATGTTGCTAGTACTGGCATTGGTTTCCTTGCTCCAGAACTCAATAGTATATGTTGATCCTAAGTTCCAATCACTTTGAGTATTAGATACTAGTAAATAAGGATCGCCTGTTAGTGGGAAACTTAGACTCAGTGGTGGAAGATATTTTCCTTTTGTACTAGTGTAGTTTGATCCAATAAGTGTAGTGTCGATAACTAAATCGGCAAATTTACCTTGATATCTAGCACTGGATCCCATATTCGTACTTTCAACAAGTCCAATGCCCCAGTATGAGTAACCTGTATCGCTGATTGTCTTGGTGATACTACCTTGTGTCACTGCTGTTTCATTGTTTAGACTCATGCTAAACGTGCTAGTTACGTTGTCAAAATAGAAGTAGACGTGATTCCAAGCATTTAAGGTCACGGTTCCTGTGGATGTAACAGCACCGCTCTGCCCCCACGTTCTGCCTTTTAGATAGTTAGAACTGTTGATCTCTAACATAGAATAATGAAACCCGCTATTTTCGAGGGTCTGTCCTAGTTCGACCATTATGACTTTATCGTTGGCTGTGGGATAGAACCACAGGTTAAAACAGATAGTTGCTGTGGTACCCCACGCTTCTGATAGAACATACTGTGTGCCAGTAAGAGTATGTAGTGATCCGCTGGTTTCATCTGGATATGTGTATGCTCCGTAGGTAGGTGATGTGGCATTGGTTGTAGCCCAAGGCCGTGTTTGGGCGTTGATTATCAACGAACCACCTATGGCAAAACTAGTGTCATTGATAGTAACTGAACTGCTGGTTGCTAGTATAGTGCCACTGATGCTAACTGAACGCAGGGCAACGGTAAATGTCTCTACTCCTTCAGTAGTAGCGTCAGCAGTGGGAGTTACTCCAAATACTCCTAGAGTTGAGCCCGACGTGCCTGTAACGTTAACTGTTCCACTTGTTGTGGTAAAATCGCCTGCGTTGGTTTCTATAGTCCAGTAATAGGTACCATCTGGAATATTAGTTCCGCCTACTAAAAAGTTCAAACCGCTACCTTCATTGACACTTTCAGGACCACCGCTGAAAAACGGTGTCAGTGTATAAGTTGGCATCGCGGTGCCCTGTATCGATCCTATAACCGCTGCTAGTATGCTCATATTATGGACTCCACCATCCTGTTGTGATACCTGGTCCCGCTATCATCCAACGACTGTTTGCTATCTTAACCAGTGTAACCATTGAATAAGATGGAATATTCCAACTGGCAGCATTTACACCGTCGAATCCGGAACCGTAGATATCGTCATCGTTGTCCCATGAATATACTCCAGTATCGTTGCCTGCTGTTATGATAGTAAAAGCAAATCCCACGGGTATCTCAAGTCGATTACTGTCCGGGATAATAACACCGGCATTTTGCCATAACATGTAGAGATGTTTACCGTTATCTTCTAGGCGCAACCAATAATCATAGCCGTTAGTACCGTCAGTGTTAACCTGACTCATCTTAACCTGCGGTAATCCCTGACCGGTAGTAGTCTGTTCAGTCCCATCCTCGAACACGATCTTGTTTACACCACGTATGTCACCACCACCTGGTTCGTATATGGTCTGTACTTCGTGTGGTCTGTAACCATATATTGTAACGTTTCTCCAAGCATTGCCGTCGACGTATGGTTCGCTATTAAACACATGTGATCTAGATTTTAGTGTGATCGGAGTGACCAGTTTCGCTCCGGGTCCGCCACCATTTCCGTTATCGTTTTCAGCGTATCGATAATGATCTACTTCAACCACTTCGTAGAAGAAGTCGCCGTAACTGCCTATACCGGTCCCATCGATCGGTAAGTCTATTATTATACCTTGATCGGCATTACCACCCGGATTGCTTGAATATCCTCCGATACTAAATCTATCTCCTTTGATAGATAGTTTATCGCTGATATTATCATTATAGCATGTACTTATTCCTTTGTTACTCCATAGTAATCTGCTAAACAATAGATTACCGTCTATGTCGAACTTGAAGATGTACATGTTATCATTATTATTGCGATAATTATTATTCAAGTCAATACTATTCTTGCCTCGACCTGCTACTATTATATCATTATTATCTGTAATTCCGATAGACCAAATGTTAGTTGAAGAACCCATAATAATATAAGTCTGCCATATAAACTCACCACTTGGGCTTAGTTTAGTAACGTATAGATTTTCTCTATTACCATTACACATCGCTGAGTAGATGTTGTCGTCGCTATCAGTATCGACTGACCATACGGTGCTGGCACCTTCGCTGCCGTCGATGCTAACAGTCCATAAGTTTACACCAGCATTGTTATGTTTGCTGATAAAACCAGTCTGGTCGTCGTTGTGTAAATATGTAGTACCAGCATTTAATCCAGTATCTGAGGAATAACCACTGATTATGACATTGTCGTTGCTATCGATCGTCATACCATATACGGTGTCATAACTATTAGTTACACCAGCGCCGAACGATAAATCCCAGTTTGGTGTCCAGATAAATCCGTCGTTGTTCAGTTCGTGGTAAACGTTATAAGTACCAACCTGTGTATAGTCAGTGCTACTATTCTCGTGTAATTTGATTCTTACACCCTGTGCTGTACCGCTGACTGTAAATGTGCTGACTTGTCCATTACCAACTCCGATATTGTTAATAGTAGCAACAGTTATAGTCAAGTCGTGTGTAACGGCAGTTCCGCCTAGATCGCTACCTAATATTTTGAATGTATCACCTGCTCCGTAGTATGTACCGTTTGAAGTCTTATTGAAAGTATAAGTGTTAGTAGTTGGATCTATCTTGACCCAACCATCCAATCCAGTACCTGCCAATGCTACGCTTGATACGTTAGTAGGTGTGCTATCGGCTACTGGTGTGATTACTGAGTAACTACCGTTTAATGCTGTGATAGCACCCGCAAGACCGATCGTATTGACATACACATATACATCGTTATCTGTACTGCTACCACTGATATTAGCATATGGAATCTTGATACGTTGCCCTGCTTTATATCCTGTGCCTGCTTGATTGATCGCTACGTTAGTTAGACCACTGCTGAATGTTAGATTGAATGTAGCACCAGAACCTAATGTACCTGTATAAGTTACACCAGTAGCAAGTGATTCAGCATACCCGTAGCGGTTAACCTGTGTAATCGCCGAACTACCAATATACCAAGTACCGTCTTCGCTTGGATATTCAAGACTGTACGTAGAATCATTTCTGTCAAACTTGTTTTTTAATATGACTAGTGTACCGTCATCGTTGCTACCAGTAAGCCCAGCAGCACCTACGGTCACATTGGCGAACTTATCTGATGCGCTACTGATATAACCAGCGACTACTGGAGTACCATTACTCATCAATCTAACTATAGTAGGATACATATCATTGTCATTAACATCTGGCGTAATATGTGTGAGATCTTCTTTCATGCTGCCGGTATCGGCATCCATATACGCTAATATAAATCCTTCGTGGCCGGCACCATCTCTGGATACTGAAATTACAGTGTTGTTTGTTTGATCGTATACGATTGAAAACGCCTCGGTATCGTTATTGATAGCGAGCCCTGCTTGCCATAATAACTTACCTTCGCTATCAGTCTTGAATACCGTAGCATGATTACCCTCATGACCGTCGTAACCAAAATAACTGTACTGACCACCTGCGGCAAATGTATTGCCTTTTTCATCACGTTCGGTAGCATACAACCATACGTCGTCGTTGGTATTGCCACCTTCGGACCCGTCGAATCCACCGATAGCAGTGATATAGCCTTTCTTAGCACGGGATATTTCTAACGTACCATTCTCTGGTAGCATTAGAGTAGAACCTTCTAGTGTCATAGTCTTAACACGGCTACGACTTACATAACTCAATGCTGTAGTATCAGTATTGAGTGTGAAGGACACGTCACCGTTAGTAACGTCAATATCTGCTGTGTTTTCTGTTAAGTCGTTGAGATAATAATTATCAATATCTACGACCAGTGCTATGTCTACTAGATACGGAAACGCTTCATAACTAGTGAAATGCCATCCGTCTACGTTGAATTCTGTACCATCACGATTGACCTGTGCTATGATCGGATAATCGTATCCAGTTGTCGATAATAGGGAACCGTACACAGTATTCATAAGTTGTACGCCACCGATCAACACATAGTCCCCTCGAACCGCAATGCTCTGGCCAAATAACCCATGAATCGTTTCACCGAACACATTGTTATTGTTGTTATTTTGTGCTATTACAGTATTTCCTTGTTCACGACCGAGGTTTCTCGACCATAATCTGCTGCCTGTAGTATTGAATTTAGTGACGTTGATCGTCCATCGGGCATACGAACCTGCTTCTGGGTTTACCTGTTTAAAGTCTGTGAGGATAGTGTGGACATAGACATTGTTTTCGTCGTCGCATATCAGACTGGCTGAACCATTCAGGAAGAATGGGTAATTAAGTACCTTCCCCCATAGGATCTTACCATCGGTCCCATTTACCTTATGTACACCGGCAACTAGCCAATCGGTACAATAAATCCCAGTCAGATTGAAGTAGAAATCGTCGTTGCTGTCTACGCACATATCTGCGCTCATAAATTCGCCTTCTATCCAAGAATTGGTATCATCAGAAGTCGCAGCGATGATTTTAGTCTGCCACAGGATCGAACCGTCGGCACCGGATAGTTTAAACACAGGCAGATATGCTTCTTCACCGCCATAGGTCATTCCAACGATACCGATGTTGCCTTGGCTATCTACTGCCAATCCAGAGGCTGCGTCGTACATAGTTTCTTGATCATATTGCTTCTGCCATATCGGATTACCGCTAGCACCGCTAAACTTACCGACCCAGAAGTCGTATTGTGAGCCAGTTGCTGTATTACCTGCTATGATGATATCGTTGCTTGTTGGATCGATGTCTACGCAGATAGCCACATCGTCGCTGGTTGGATCTGTATCAGCGAGATATTTCTGCCATATGATGGTGCCATCTTCACCGCTTACTTTTACCAATAGTGTATCGGCACTGCTGGGATCAAATTCACCCATAACGAACACTACGTCGTCGTTCTTATCTACAGCCATAGCAAACCCGAAAGCATAATATTCATAGTAGTAGTTGTGGAACAACACCTGACCGTTCGGATCGGTCTTAATCAAGAACATGCCAGGAGCACCACCTACAGTATCATATACACCTGTAGCGAAAACATTACCTTCGCTGTCGTAGGCTACTGAAGTTATATAACCATCAGATGGATTATCAACCCCTCCGTTGTTAGTATGTACAGTCATAACCCAATTGGTCTGATCGCCCATACCTGAACTGATGCTAACTGATCCATTACCGTGTATATCGGAACCTGTAACCTTGAGATCGCCAGTGACAGCATATTTCAAGTCTTTCCATCTAGTGACACCGTCACCGAGTTTCATAGCGCGAGTATCTGTTTCAAAACCCGTTTCGCCCTGTGCGAGGATTGGATTTGAAGTATTCCAATTCGCTGCTGTATCTCTTCTTAGTTTGATTCTAGTCGCCATTATGTTGCTCCGATAACGTTGTTGATGCCACCATCTAGGGTATTGTCTGAATATGAATTATAGGTTGACGAAGCATATGCTCCATCGTAAACTGGATCTGCTTTACCTGTTAGTATAGCATATGTGCCATTCCAACGATCGCCCATCCATATATAAGTGACACCGTTATGTGCTACGAATTCATCACCAGTATGTGGGTTGGTTGGAAATGTTATTGCTGTCATGCTCTTATTTATTCACCTTATACTGTTAGCCAAGTGCTGGCCACACCACCATCTATCTCATAAATCGCTGTGCGTCCGTCTACTTCTAACCCTTGGTTAGTTAGACTAAGTGCTTTTCCACCCATATAGATCGTATGTGAATCAACATAGAGATGTTTCCACTGCTTAGTAGGACTTCCTAAATTATAAGTTAAATCTTCATCGGGCACTAAATCGCCGCCAATCTTAACAGCAGATTCGACATAGTCTGTGCTACTGATAGTCTGTCCTTCGATCACTAGTCCGTCTAGATATGCGCTGACAGGTGCTACTACTGGGGGATTAGCATCAACCCATTGGTGATTGTATCTGATATAAGCACGACCGTCTTCTGTGTTGAACCATAGTAGTCCATTGTGATCATGTGAGGGTGCTGTATCTGTAGTTGGCACATAGACTAGACTATTACCTTCGAGATCGATAATGTCACCGGGAGGTAACTCTGTCGTTCCCCCGCTGCCAAGGCCTTGGGTAAATCGCTCAGTGAATAAGTTGCCGTCAGTATTAACACCCCAGGTACCGAAAGTTGCGCTAGTAGCACCATCGGTGTTGGCTACAATAACACTAAGATATACGCCCTCTTGATCGACCCCAGCGGCATTTCCGATAGTATCACCGGCATTTAAATTATCAAAACTTGGAGAATCGAGATCAAATATAGCGGGATTAACCCACGCTATATCAGTATACAGGTCACTCTCGATTGAAACGCTGCTACTAGGTTGTGAACGTATGGTTCCATATTCTGGCAGTGTTAAGATACCATCAGTGCCAAAGTTCCAGACATTAGTAGTTCCATGGTAAAAATAATCGCCTGTCACTATGCCTACATCACCGGCACCAACATACAAGGGATTATTAGCAGTTACAGCGGCAATCTTTGTAGGTTCAGTGATACTGTCGACCCATCCTATGCTACTGCCAACCTCATAGCCGTCGCCAACTCCGCTTGCTAACATTGAGATATTTTTCCCAGCGGCGGCCATTATTGCAGGGGCGCCATACGTGTCGCTGCCAATAGTTAAATCACCGTTAGGGAATGTTAGATTACCATCTGTGCCAAAGGTCCAACCGTGAAGATCAGAACCACTGTATGTATAGATTGCAATATCTTTATCAACAGCACCGTCTATAATAAATCCTCCCGGATCACTATAACCAAGTAGAGTACCTTGCGGGAATGTTATATTACCATCTGTATCGATTATGAGACTTTTATCACCAGCAGTTATTCTATCGTTTAATGTGTTTACACTGTTCTCACCGATCCATTTAACACCGTCATAGTAATAAGTAACACCGTTTGGTGCTACATAGATATTACCTACTGCTGCCGGATCATCTGGAAAATCTAAAATAACACTCATTAATCGCTCCTTGAATCAATGATTCAATAATATCCTGTTTACAGTTCCGTGTGTCCAATCTTCCAACACGATGCGAACCCAGGTAAAATTACCTGCGAAGTTGTACATTCTGGCACTGGTCGTGAATGTAGTATACGCTATCTGCTTGATAACGGACGGATTGTTTGAAACTAATCCCGTAGTATCGATACTGAAATTGTTCTCACCTAATAGATTAACATCGAACCAGTCCAATGACTGTGGATTGGTGGCTAATGTGCCCTGTATCCGTATCGTACCAACGAATGTGGTTAATTCGATTTCTATCGTATGTGCTGCGTGGCCGAACCCATAGTATCCGGCGCCCTTTGCTTTATCGCCTGTTAGCGATGTAGCAGTACTATCATTTGGATGTGAAGTAGAATTTAATAATATTTCGCTATTTGCTGCCATGATTTCAATGTCCTATCGTATTTATTACAATAGGACATCTAATGGATCAGCGTTTTTTCTTTTTAGTGGCAGTTTTAATACGATAAGCCTGTGCGAAACGTGGGAGGTCCATGCCCTCGATAGCAGTTAGTTCTTCAAACTTAGTGATACGTGGCTTACGATCAGAGAAATGGATCTTAACACCATTGGCATTGGCACTCATAACAGTGCCTTCTAGTTCAACAGTCATGATAGCATGTCCGAATCCTTTGGTTGGAATACGTGCGCTGACTGTGACTCCGGGGATTAATAGTTTATGTTCTACTAATTGACGTCCTAGTTCTACTATTTCATTGCTCATCTGCTGTGCTTGCCTCCTGTATTTCAGCATGGGTAACGATCTTGATAACTTCTCTGATGATAGGTTGCGCTATCATCTGTAGCATTAGTAGGTCTTTGCTTTCTTTAGCGTAGATATAAGTCTGCCAGAGGTATTTAGAATTCCGTTCTAAATCTGGAACGATCCTTTTTAAGTTAGCATAGCGTTCTGGATTGTTTTTCAACAGTCTTACTAAGTTAGTCTTGCTAGAATCGGTTAACAGTGACAGCCGTTCTCGCAACATAACCTTATAACGGCAATCATGTATGAGATGATCCTTGATCATGATCTTGTAATTGAGCAGGCTATCTAATGCTTCATCACTAGCAGGCTCGTGGAACTCTACAACATCAGGACCGAACTCGTTTTGTATATTAGTTAGTGTGTTACGATCCGTAAAGAATAGGCTTAGTGTACGACCTTCGCAACGGAAACGTAATTTATTCTTGTCATATTTTTCTAAGAACCGTAATGCCTTACGTAGTTCCTTTGGATAGGCCATGATCGTATCGTGGAATAGCATCCTATCTTTAACCCAGTCGCCGCCTGCTTCGACTTTGTCTAGAGCAGCGTGGCTGATATAGCGAACATAACCAGCCCATGGTGCTTGTACTATTGCCTTATACGGAAACTTCTTCCAGAACAGGCTTGATGTTTTCACCGTTATCATTCTTAGCTTCCCTATAGTTAAGTATAACATCGTTGTTAAATGCGTCAACCTCTACCTGTCCACCCGTCCTTAGTAGACCAAACAGCAATTCGCGACTCATTGGTTTCTTGATCTCAGTGTCAATAATCCTCGACAGTGGCCTTGCTCCCATCATAGGATCGAAGCCCCTGTCTATTAATAGATCGCGACCTTCCTCAGTAACTGTTACTATTACATTCTTGTCAATAACTAGTAAATTAAGTTCTGCGACGAATTTATCTACGATCAATTCCATACTCTTTTTACCAAGTTTATCAAACTTAATAATTCCGTCGAGCCTATTACGGAACTCTGGAGCAAAGAAATTCTTGAGTGCTTCTTCGCCGTCGTTATATCGATCCTCGGTACTAAATCCAATAGTAGCACGTTCGCTATCCTTGGCACCTAGGTTACTGGTCATAATCAATACTACGTTACGACAATCGGCTACTTTACCATTTGATCCAGTAACTTGGCCATTATCCATTAACTGTAGCAATACGTTGCTGACATCCGGGTGTGCCTTTTCAATTTCGTCAAGCAATAGCACACAGTTCGGAAACTCTTGGATCTTTGTAATAAGCTGACCAGCATTATCTTCAAAGCCGACATATCCAGGAGGTGCTCCAATCAATTTAGCGACTGCGTGTTTTTCTTGATACTCGCTCATGTCAAAACGTACTAGGTTAACTGCTAGATTCTCTGCTAACTGTTTAGCAGTCTCAGTCTTACCACAGCCAGTAGGCCCAACGAATAAGAAACTACCGATCGGCTTAGTAGGTGATTTTAATCCTGCACGAGCGATAAAGATCTTATCTAAGATATCGTCGATGGCCTTTTCTTGACCAAACACTTTAGATTTCATATTATTTTCTAAGTTAGCTAATCCAGCACTTTCAGTTTCTGCGACAGCTTCCACTGGAAGTTTAATCATTTTACCTAGTTCAAATTCGATATTGCTTTTACGAACGATACGTTCTGCCTCGGCATCTAATTTAAAGCGTGAGCAAGCTAGGTCGATAAGATCAATCGCTTTATCTGGTAATTTTTTATCAGTCTGATAACGTACACTCAATTTAACGCTAGCTTCGATCGCTTCTTCTGTGATTTCTGCTTCGTGGAACTTTTCATAATATTTCTTAATTCCACGCAGGATATCCATAGTGACCTCAATACTCGGTTCATCGACAGTGACACGCTGGAATCGACGCATCAGTGCGCGATCCTTTTCAAAGTGCTTACGATATTCCTCCCAGGTAGTTGATGCGATAACTTTAATGCTGCCTTTGCTCAGTGCAGGCTTTAGCATATTAGCCATATCGTTAGGATTGTTATTGCTCGATCCTGCACCATTCATCATATGTGCTTCGTCGATAAAGATAATAGCCTTGCCTTTTTTCTCAATAGCTTTGATAACCGCTTTAAGACGTTCTTCAAATTCACCACGATACTTAGAACCTGCTAACAATGCACCAATATCGAGATTATAAAGTGTATGATCCTTTAAGAATTCCGGTACATTACCATGTACTATATTGAACGCAAGTCCTTCTGCAATAGCAGTCTTACCAACTCCGGGATCGCCTACCATTATCACGTTAGCTTTATTACGACGTCCGAGTGCTAATACGATGCTTTCTATCTCAGTTTCACGACCAATAACTGGATCGATCTTTTCTTTTTCTACTGCTTGATTTAGATTAGTAGTAAATTGCGCTAATAGTTTATCAAATTGGCTATTACCGGAAAATGTTTCTTCGTCTATCTGTATAGTTTCATCGTTAATATATTCGGATAGTTTTTCTTTAGTAAATCCTGCTTTATTGAGGTAATAGACTGCATAACTTTTCTTTTCACTCATTATGCTCACTAGCAAATCCATAATTTCAATCTTATTTTTTCCTTTAAATAAGACCTGTGTAAATGCTCTATTCAGTGAACGTTCTACTGATGTGGTTTTTTTAGCCTTTACCCTACGAGTTGATTTAATATCGTTGAGTTTATGCATTATATAATGTTCTACATTAGTTCTAACGAAATCAGTTTCTCCAGAAAAGTCTTCGATAAACAGTAGGAACGGTTCGAAAGTAAAAAGTGCTAGAACTACGTGCTCTAATGTCAAGTATTCGTGGTTATGTGTTCCTGCGATGTCTAATGCTTTATCAAAGACTAGCTGTAGGTCTTCTGATGGTTCTAACATTATATAAAATTCTCCATTGTTATATGTGTATTATAGCGTATTTTGTGTAAAAGTCAAGAGCTACGACGGACTCTTTCGGCTAACCTATCAACTAAAATCTTAGTCTCAGTATCTGTTATAATTGGTGTTTTTATCTTAACGATGACGTGTAGATCTCCTCGCACATTAGAGAATCTAACATTCTTAAATCCCATGCCTTTGCAACTAAATCTCTGTCCATGTTGAGCTCCGGCTCTTATAGTAACATCTACCATGTTACCGTCGATATTTGAGATAGATTTAGTACAGCCGAGCATCGCATCGAATATATCTATTTCAGTTTCGGTTATTAGATTCAGTTCTTCTCGGAAGAAATTATTATCCCTATCTACTTCTATAGATATCGTTAGATCGCCTCTCGGTATACCTCTGATGCTATTATCACCATACCCGTCTAGTTTAATAATATGTCCATTGTCAATACCTGGTGGTATATTAAAGTCTACTTTCTCTTCTCCACTGCCAGGCAAGCGATAGTTAATACTCATACTTTTACCTATATAAGCATCACGTAGGCTAATACGACAACGTATATTTAAATCTTTGTTTTTTTGCGGTTGGTGCTGTGCGTGATTGAATTGGAATCCAAAATTCTTCATCATATCTTCAAACATATCATTCTGATGGAATTGGGCAAAACCGTCTCCAAATGAGAATGTATGTGTTTGGTGGAATGGTCCACCGCCCGTATGGCTACGGAACTGATGTTGTTGATTTCCTTGGAAATCGTACCTAGCTTTAGTCTCAGGGTCGCTTAATATAGTATAGGCTTCGTTTAATTGTTTAAATTTATTTTCATCGCCGCCTCGATCGGGGTGGTGTTCGCGAGCCAATTTACGGAATGCTTGTTTTATATCTTCGGGGGTTGCGTTTCTATCGACGCCTAGTGTTGAATAATGATCCATGCTCTTACTTATTTTCCCATTATTAATGGAGATTATTTTGTGAGCTTGAGTACCAAGACGCTGTTGTCATTCTCAAACACGAAATGATCTCCGTATTTGGTTATATTATAGTCACCAAAGTATTTTGTCAACCACATAGTTTCGCTAGTACTAGTCTCATCCATTCGTATAGTACCTGCTAGATTATTTAATATTTCTGTTCGAGTACCATAGTTAATCAGTTCCATTTTTAACGAACTATTATAAGAACGCTTTACTGTTAATACATGATTTTCCATCATTATATATTCTAGTGGACTTTTGCGGAAGAAGAAGCGAATGTCGTTTTCAAATACCCCATCCATCTTCTGTCTATAAGTAGCAGCAGTGATAGGTACTATATTTCTCAATTCGGGCAAAGGGTGGCTCTTGAGATCTTTGTAATAGCGGAAACGCCAATCACCTATCTCGCATAGCTGTTCTAGCCCGTAGATCAAATCATCAATCTGGCTAACGACCCTACGATCTCGTTCCATTTCTACGAATACTTTGAAAACGTTTTTTTCTACTTCGCCGTTGCTAACATCTGCGTCCAATACGAAGTCATAACCTTTCTCTATAAAGTTGACTAGATCCTGTGCCGGATCGTGGCCTGTTACTTCGAAGCTGAGTACTATAATGTCATCGTCGCTGCCCATCTTGCTGCGATACGTGTCGATTTCAAATATATGTTTTACGAGATCTTTTAGATCTTTAGGTTTAAGGCCTTCATTGAGCTGGTGCATTAGCTACTGGTTCCTGTGCTGTTGTTTCGCCCACTGCTGCGTCTGCTGCTTGTGCTGTTGGTTTGTTAGAATCTGTATCATTATATTGATAGATTGATTCTAAATCAACTTTAGTATCTTCTGAATCTCTGACAGTTCCTTTAAACACATCAAATATTAATTGTTTAGGCATTTTAATGTGTACTATCCAGATGGGATGATCGTCTATTTTTCCCTTTTTGCTGTTAGGCCGGAAATCGCTCGGTTCTTCTACTCTACGTGGTTTCTTTAACACATCCATCGAATAACCTATTTTACAACCGTAATCCAACAATTTCTTACCACCCATTGGGTCGGGCATTTTCTCTTTCGGCCACATAAAACTACACTCTACAAAGTGTCTGCTAACATTAGGTCCGGCAACTAGCTCGCCATCTTCCCAATTCTTGAACACATAGATGTCTAGTTCATCTATAACACGTTCAAAGTCTTTTAGCATACGAAGGCTATTGTTGCTATCATATATGTTAGAAATGTTTTTAATAATATCAACTTGATCGGTCATTCGGTATCTCTCTTATGCTTTTTATTTATCGTTCAAAATCACTATGTTATAGGTTATGATCTGTCATTATACCTTAAATACTTTGTGGACACTAGTCCTCGTTTTGGACAGTGTCCTCCGACAATGAGAAGGAGAACTGCATTTGTCTAGACAACGAGCTAATAGAAAGCACTCACGTTTCAACGATAATAACAACATAATAAATTTCCAAGAATATATTCCAGAAAAAAAGAAACAAGTTAGGATAGTTCCCCGCAATAAATCGCAGGACAACTATATGAAAAAATTACAAGACCCTGATAAAACTATGATATTTGCCATAGGACCAGCAGGGACAGGTAAGACGCTATTAGCCACACAGACAGCAGTTAAACTACTAAAAGAAAAACAGATCGAAAAGATCATCGTGACACGCCCAGCAGTTTCAGTTGATGAACAACATGGGTTTTTACCAGGTACACTAGAAAAGAAAATGGAACCCTGGACTCGTCCAATATTCGACGTTTTTGCAGAATATTATTATGCCAAAGAAATCCAAAACATGCTCCTCGAAGGGGTTATTGAAGTAAGTCCCTTGGCATATATGCGCGGAAGGACTTTTAAGAATTCTTTCGTATTAGCGGACGAAATGCAGAACGCAACACCTAACCAAATGAAGATGCTATTAACTCGCATAGGTGAGAACAGCAGAATGGTTATAACAGGTGATCTAAAACAAGCTGACAGACTAGAGGATAACGGGCTGATCGAATTTATCCGCCTCCTCGAAGAATCCGATTTTAGCCACAGGTATGTTGACATAGTCAACTTTGGCCAGAAGGATATCGAGCGTCATCCTGCTGTTAAGGAAATTTTAGAAATATACGGCGATTAAGCTGTAAGGGCAGCTATTCGGATCAGAGTAGCTGCGAGATTTATCTCAGGGTCGGCCACCAATGTGTGGTCGACTAATCCCTGCTTAATTGCTAATATGGCTTTCTCTTGTATCTTATCATCAGGACTGATAAGTTCAAGATTGTCATACAACCAGCGATATACGCTCTCGATTTCTTCGGGCTGTACACTCTTGCATACTAGCTTACGAGCATCGCTGATCTTACCTGCTTTAAATAACGATACCATATCTAAACGCCAGTCAGCTTCTGTCTTATCGTTTTTATCTGGAGCTACAAGTGTTCCAGTTCCGCTGTTCATCTGTACTAGATTAATACACTTACGCAGATCTGGATATGTTGCTTTAACATAAGTGTCTAGCGTATCGAGATCTAAGTCGATACTTTCTGTCACTAGGATAGTCGCAACACGAGCAGTAAATTCATCCTTATCAATCGTCTCTATATGAAACCCTTGACAACGACTATGAAGTGCTGGGATAATCTTATTGGGATAATTACAGGTTAGGATAAAGCGTACAGTATGATGATATTCTTCCATAACACCACGTAATGCTGCTTGTGCGTTGTGTGAAAGATAATCAGCCTCATCGAGTAGGATAATTTTAAAAGCACCAAACGGTATCATCTGTGAGAATTTGACAACTTTATCTCTCACGTCATCGACTGAGTTTGTACGTGAAGCGTTGATCTCGAGGATGTCGAAGTGATTAATATCAAGTTCGTGGAACAGCATCTTAGCTAGGGTAGTTTTACCTATACCGGCAGATCCACTGAATAATAGATGAGGAATTGACCCGTTCTTAATCCAAGATTGTACCTGCTGTTTTTGATTATCGTCACGGAATACATATTCACCGATTGTCTTGGGCCTATAAGCCTCTACCCATAGTTCTTTCAAGACTTATTTCCTTTGACTAATCTTGCCACGTCTGCTGGACTCTGTTCAACTTCCCAACTAGTACCTTGCGAACCACCATAAACTATCGTCTTTAGGCTACCACCTGGTTGTGCTGGTGCTTCAAACACTGCTACGATCCAGTCTGGATTGATGTATATTGGATTGCCTAAATGTGCTTCTGCTGCGTTTGTTAATTTAATCATCTCATCATCTCCATGCTGACTATCTTGCTGAACGATTCGACGAAGTTTTGTTCAGTTGGAATTACATATACTTTACTTTCATTGCGGTCGCGTTTGTTATCATATCTTCGAAACTCAACGATCTGACCACCAGTAGCACCGTAAATAGTGACATTAAGCCCTTCGGCAGCAAGGTTAAAATTATTCGTTGGACCCACAGGTGAAACTGGTCCTCGACGACTTTCGAGCACTGTATTATCCCATGCTTCTTTGGCCTTTTTAGAAAACCAACGATCGATAAAATTCATTTTCTTAGGTTGTACTTCTTGAACATCTTGAGTTGGATATATAGACATTTTAGATGCTGCCTGTGAAATATTCATTTACGGTTCTCCTGCCCGATGGCACTTAGGATTAACATAACATAGAGTATAGGCCAAGCCCAACCTGTTAGGTGGTCTGTCACATGCATTACCATAAGACAGATACCTGTTAATCCCATAGTACCTAAACCAGAACTAGCGTTGCTAAACTTCACAGGTCACCTTCCTTACGATTCTCGCTATAGAACGCATCAAAATGTCCACCCGGATAACGTGCTTCTAACTTACGCACATTTTCCGCTATCACTTCGTTTGGATTTAGATGCAATGCTCTGCAGGCATTGGTCCAATACCACATGATATCGCCTAGTTCGCGCTTCATATGGAATAGATTATCATCTGTTAGTGGCTTACCTTGGAATAACATCTTCTTAACGATTTCGTTGAACTCGCCAGTTTCGCTTGAAAGCCCAAGCGCACCGGTAAGTAGCAATGGAACATTGATATCGGGTCCATGCATACCCTCACTAAAGTTTGCATCTAGATCGTCTAACCGATTCATAAAACTTGTTAGATCGCTACTTTCTTTGCTTGTTACTTCAAATACGAAATCACTGTATTTGTTTAGATCAATTTTATCTGACATATCTATCCTTAAAGGTTTAAGTTTACCATCTTCTCTTCGACAACATATGCATCTGCTGGCTTCTCATCACTTATCATTAATATAGCATCGTTGTCTGCTTTACGCAAGGTTTTTATATTACCTTCATCATCTTCTAGTTCGAATCCACGTGTCCATCTACCGTGTTCTAGCAATATCCAATCGCCTGCTTGTATATCTTGTTGTTCCGGACCAACCGCATATACCTTACCCCACCGAGGTTTGATACCCATACCTTTGCCATCATCACTCATAATGATGATACCACTTGCTGTCTTTTGTTCGCCAAAGTCCATTTCTTCTACGATCACGTGATCACGGATCGGAGTTAGTTTACCGATTATAGTTGACATAGTTTACTCCGTTGGTGTTATCTTCTACGTCCCATAGTCTCATCTGGGACTGCTGTAGGATTATTAGAATAGTATTCTGAGATAATATCTTCACGACGGCGTGTGATCTGTCCACCTGGACCTAACTCATCACCACGTGCATTAACACGTATATTTCCCACAGCTGGAACTAGTTCATGTTTTGCTGCTAATTTCTCAAGGTCAACGATTTTACCCTGCATCGATTTATATTGTTTTCTGATAGCCATTTTAGTCTCCTATTTTAAAAATTCACTGATATCTAAATCATATTTAATAGAATCAATTTTATGTACGCCTAGTAAGTATAAGCAATAACTGGCTACGCTTGACCCTCTACCTACACCCCATAATATAGTATTTTCCCTAAATTTGTCAACCATAAATTTGAGGAATTTTAATACTTCCATCATGCCGTGTTTTTGGAACAGTTCTAATTCCATTTCTACTCTAGCTGTTTCCTCTGCCGTAGTACATAACCCTAACAGATACGATGCAATAGGATATTCTTTATATCCCAAAGGCATCAGCCAACTATGTTGGTTCAACGAGTCAAAGGACGTTATATCCATTATAGACCTGTCTTCGGGCAGAGGAATCGGCCAATCCCTCAAACCACTGTCTGTGAGATATTGTATATATTTCGCATAGTCTTCGTCATCGATGAATACATGTGCCGAATCTAGCTTATCTACATTTCCTCGATAGATCTCACGTATAAGATCTCTGCTAGAAAATGTGATTCTGCCCAGTTCGTCAGTGTACATTTTTTCCGCCATCTATGATAGTAAATTTACCTTTGGCACTGTCTACCATTTTTGCTTCTTCTAGTTCGGTTTGGAACATCTCTGACCATTTAAACGTACCTGTGTATATCTCATCACGGTTGATTAATACATCATAGGTTGCTGAATCGTCACGCAACCACCACGGTTGGAATTTAATATTTTCGTCTCCCCACCACTCTTCGTTAGGGGGCAGTAATTTCGTTAATTCCGGAGAATCCATATCTATAGTATATTCGATATTTTTACCCAATACACTGTTGATAGTTATATGTTCGATACTGAGATTTTCTCCAACTATATTAACTAGTTTTAGGAATATCTGGCTACCTATAGTTTGATCGTTAGTTTTTCCCGGAACCATAAAAACATTATTTTCGATATCACCTAATACGTCGTTATCATGATCTTCTTTCGAAACCATAATCGCATTATTCATTAGTATGCTAAAGAACACTTCGATCTGTTCAAAGGCTATATCGCATAATGCTTGATTTTCGACTGTATAAAAGAATCCTATGTTAATATCGAAGTAGTTAATAGCGAACATCTTATCGATGTAGATCATAGAACTAAAAGATGTCGACCATCTATGTGAAATCGCGTCAATCGATTTTGATAAGCTCATTGATGTCATTTTCTCCTGTTTCAGCAGCCAACTTAGCTTTGGCTAACTGCCTTTCTTCTCTTTCAAGTTTATAACTATCTAATAATAACACAATTTGACTAGTTACGCTAGGAGAAAATCGCATAGCTTGAAAATATCTTTGGGTTAGTTCCTGTATCTTTTTTTCTAAATCTTGTTCGCTAAAAGTTGATAAATCGATCTGTAAAGGATGCATTAAACGTATATGCCTTTATAATCCATATACACAGTTGCTCCACCATCTAATGTCCAAAAATCAATGATCAGTGGGTTTGTACCACTTGCTACTGTTATTTTCGGAGTAATATATAATAAAGATCCCGCTCCACCAGCTAGATCACTCTTTAATACGCCTGCAACTCCAGTTGCGTCAACACTTTCTGATACAGTAAAGTGTGTGCTATCATTTATAGTCTTAACATAATAGATATTGTTAGTGATTATATTGCTATCAAAACTAGTACCTGTAAACTGTATTGGTTGGTTAACTGTTAGAGTAGCGGTACTTGTGCAGGTTATTTGATCACTAATTGAATTAGTCGCAGTGCATTGAATCGGAGTGAGTAATGTTACGGAATTTGTATTCTTTTTCAATACACCACCGTTAACTGGTTGGAAATTTACCATATATTGGAAATAAGTGCTAACACTATTGGAATTCGTTAGATGAACTCTTATCTTTCCAGCAGTGCCACTAATTGGAAAATTCTTAATATTTAAGACAACGTTGTTTGCTGTAATCCTAAAGGTTTGATAGTTGCCTAAGCTAAAATCAATATCAGCTGAAGTGCTAACATTTCCAGCAACATTAACCGCTTCTGAACAGTATATTAGATTTGCTCTAGAAATTTTTACGTTTCCAAAATCATTGTCCGTATCTGTTTTAGCGGTATTCTCCATGAGGTCTTCGAGTTCGCTTTTTGTAGTTTGGAAATTCGTTTTGATATAATTGAAATTATCTCTAAATCCCTGGCTGTCGTTATCCTTACCCGCCAACGGATATGTCTCATCTATACTGCTATAATTTATATTACTAACACTAGCCATTTATAACCTCTCTTGCTGGAAATGCGATGTATTTATCGCCGTACTCACCGGTCACACTATCGATTATGGCTCGGTCTATCGTTAAGTCAATCGTAGTAAAATCGAATTTAGAATTCTTTATATTAAGAATTATATAATCTGCTTCACCTGGTAAACAATAGCATAAAGGTATCGCTTTAGTAAATCCCTGTTCAACACCGCTACGTGTCTGTGGAGTACGCATCCATAATGGGAGATAGTTTCGCTCAGTGTCACCAACTGCTGATATAATCTTACGTATATTCGTGACACTATTTCCAAATATAGTTTTAAAATCATCGCTTATAAGTTGACCACCATAATCTACAGATATAACCCTGTCCTGCATCATTATACGTGGCAATACATCTTCGCTCATCTTATTGATATTATTATCATATATATCGCTATCTATAGTATCTCTGCGCCCTTGATTGATCGATGTCCTGAATGGAATATTTTTCGTCTTTATCGTCATCGGAACAGAACTAGTTTCATTTTCTAGATTATCGATGATCTGTAAGTATATGACTTCATATATAACCGTATTAGTGCCTGGTTTTTTTCCTACAGCTTTTTTAAGTTCCCCTATGCGGAATCTCTTCCAACTAGTTCGTCCAAATGCCGATGCATATTGCGCTGCTGTTTTAGTTTCAATTCCTGGGTATAATAGCATCTTTAGATCGGTCTGTATACCGAACTCTGGATCTCCCATACGATATATTTTTTCTCTAACGAAAATACCAGGATCAGTTAAGAAAGATGTAACTGTTATTCTATTATCTCTTTTCATAAACGGTTTTACATATATGTTGCTGTATAACTTATTGTTAGGAGTATTAACAGCAATCTTAAAAGTTTTAGCGACAGCGGAATAGGTGAACTGATCCTTTGCTTCAACCGTAAATAGATATTCTCTATCAAGTGATGTTTTGTGATTATCAAAAGATGTAATATTACCATCGATGATAGTTAATCCGGGGTTAGTAGAAGTTCCAAACTGATTTATTTTTCCCTGTAGTGTACCATCGTTGACAAGGGTTATTCCAGGGGGTAATCTGCCTCCAACGAGAGCATAAGATAGAGATGCACTTGTAATGCTAGTCACAGCTTCAACTGCTAACGTACTAACAAAATTAGCATCGATTAATCCCAAATCTCCATCTGTTATAAAATGAATCGTGCTTTCAATATCTCCCATTAGATCTATTGTAAATGTTCGAGTGCTACTAACGATAAATGTAAAGATGAAACTGATACCAACAGGTACTAGGATAGATACACCTTGGCTTAGTGTGACGGTCTTCTTTATAGGATTAACCTCTATTACGATAGTTCCCTGTCCGACATAGTTAGTCGTACCCACACTTGTTACTAAACTACCTACTCGTATGCCTATCGTAGAATCTAGTGTTAATACATTACCTCTTAAGCTAGTTGATGTTGTTGTAGTTCTCTTTATAGAACTATTATCAAACGGGTCATAACGTATAGCCATGATCGTAAATTCATAAGTCCTTGTAATTGCAGGCTGCTGTGGTACTGATCCATATATTTCACCAGTTATCTGATCCAGCATCATTCCTGGTGGAAGTCCGGCAATTCTGCCTTCGGATGTAATATTGCCATCGTTAACGTTTGGATTTTTAACATAGAGATAACCGATAGTTCCCTGTAGTGTTGCAGGATCGAAAACATCTAAGAAAATAGTGATGTAGTTATTAGCACGTTTTCGTCCTAGATTTGGAGCAGTTATCCAAATTGGTTTCCTGAGATAAGCTATATCTGCTGTATAAACAGTAGACCCCGAATGCATTACAGTAGTATCAGATCTGAATAAATCATCCCCTACTACGAAAATTCTAAATTTCTTATCAGAGTAATATGCACCATCAGATGCTCTAACTACGAATTCATAATATCGATTTAATTTCTTTGGTGTCCTAACAGGATCGCTATAGTCATATCTCACATTGTCGTATAAAAAATCTTCATACCCGTTAGTTGGGCGTTCTCCAAAATCGTAAGGTTCTTCGTCGTATCTATCCTCATCATAGAATCCAGAATCGTTTCCCTGTAGTGTTGATAAGATAGCATCTGTAAATCCAATTAATCTTCCTGAACTAGTTAGTGTTATCCCCGGAGGTAATGAACCGCCTCTTGGTGGAATATAATAAGTTAATCGTGTGCCTGTAGCAGTATCATTATCGATAGCAGATAACTGATAATCTATCTGGCTATTGTCTAACACGAATAAATTAGTATGATCTTCTTTGTAGCTAAAGGTCAGTTCGGGTATGCGTGTCTCATATACAGTTCCGTTTGCTCCTGTTATATCCAAACCATTATATACGAATATAGTGCCCACTACCGGATTTTTACCAGCACCAATATCTGACCAATTAGTAGTACCTATTGTTTTGATTTTATATGTAGTACCTACTACTAATAAAGATTGATTTACGGTTATTTGGAATGTTAAATCTCTTGTTATAGGATGACTTAATCTAATTTTCCTATTAACTAGATCTATCGAATTTACTATAGTTCCATTAACAAATGGGGTAGTATAGCTATCTATCGAGATAGTGCTTCCTAATCGAATACCACGCGACGATGACACATATATAATGGTATCTTCTTTTAAGGCTTCGCGCACTAATCGTCGAGTTGCTGTTATTACTCTTTTACCACTAGTTCCGACTGGTAAGGTATAAGCAGTATCGGACGGAGCGGGAGACCATCGAGGAGCGTCGGGGCCTTGTACTGTTATTAAGAACGTTCTATCGGATATTCCGTCAAGGTTACTAGCACGTAATACGAATTTAAATTCAGTATTCTCTACTACCTCATATGGTGTTCCTATAATAGAATGATTTTCTATTCTCAATCCAGGAGGCATATTACCGGATATAACATCTATGAAGATATCGCCGGGAAATGTAATATAACCATTTCCTAAAATTATCGGCGTGCTGCGATATTGTGGTCCTACTATATATGGATATACCGGTATCGATGGTTGTTCTGGATCGACGGTTATGAAATATGCATATGTGCCATTGGGAAATTCTGGAGTCTTACATTCTCTACCATTATATTGATCTAGATCACCGTGTCCTGCATAAACGAAATCTTCGATGTATGATCCGTCAGGTACTGTCCCATTGCCTCGTTCTGAGTCTGATAAGCGATACCCCGTTTCCATAATTCTTATACCACTATTTGGATTATCTGAGATAGAATATCCATATGGCCCATATATAGGCCATCCGTCGAACGCATAACCTAATATTGGACTATGCTGACTAGAATTCTTAGTGTATAGTAATGTTGGATCACTGTGATAATAAAATTTTCCATCTGGATCGATTATACCCGATCCGTCGGTGAAGTAATTGTTTAATTCTGGCTGTTTCTGTATAGGATAGATAACATTATTTTCTGTATATTTAAAATCTCTTATAGTAACTGTTTTTCCCAAAGATGGACTTTTAAAAGGTACACCGTCTATAGCGATACCTATAAAATCACTTGTTTCGAACTTAATTTCGGGATCATCTGGAAATACAGGTATTTGAAAAACATAAGATTGTGCGATTGGTCTATATCGATTATATCCAGCAGGTGCACCTAGCCATGCTGTACGTGCTAATCCTGTGCTTTCTATATAAAAGAAATCTTTGTTAGCATACCAAGACAGTCCTGCAAATCGATCTGTCTTATGAGGTATGACTTGATTTTCAGTATCGCTGACTAATAGCTCTATTGGTGCTCGTTGTCCAGACTTAGGATTATCTACAAGCATAACTCTTTCTTGTAGAGTTGCGAGAATTGTATTTGAATTTTGTGATGCGTCCCAGCTAGGCGTTGCCATTATTTCCGATCTCCGTACAATATTTATCGTAGGGAGTTTTGTTTAAACTATAGCACCGTAATCGAGATCAATGTAAGTTGGATTGGCATAGGTTCCTAGGTCGAAATTCTGCTGCATCATTAGCCATTCTATGAAAGATTTTGGTAAAGGGTTTGATAATAATCCAAAATCAAAATCATTAACTTGATTATTTACACGCTTTAAATCAATGCCATTTCCTGTTATATTATAACCATTTAGATCTAGATTGGCTCCTAATCTTGGTGTAGTTTCTCTCTGTATGCGCCCGTCGACTGTTATCGTATCTCCGATAATAGTAGTATGTACGCTACCGTCTCCTGAGATAGTTATACTTTTTGGAGCAGTAGTAGTTGTTATATAATGGTTATCATCTGTTGTTATTCTGTTTATCGCGGGCCAAGTATTTTTTATAACAATATGATCGCTTCGAGCACTTAGTAGATCGTTGGGATCTATATGTGGATTTACTACGGATATACCGTCGCTTTGTACTAGAGATCTAAAACGTAGGTCTACGCCGTTTTTCTCTTTGAATATCCCAACGCCGGTGCCGGCATTACTCGCAGTATTATTCTGTCCAAGATGTAGGTAGATTTCATCAAAATTATCGTTTACTTTTACAAAGGCCGTACGTAGGTCATCACCTGTTCCGTCGTTGATATAATTTCCTACGTTTATCGTTTGTAAAGCCATAATCTATCTCCGTAAGTATTTATCGGTGTTAGTGTTTACCCACTAACACCTCTATTACGCTAACTCTATCGCCATCATAGTCCGCTAATGCTTTACCTATGATGCTACCTGCTCTAGGATCTTCGCTAGCCATAGCAACACCCGGAACCATACTAACAACCATCATGTCACCTTTAGAAACCTTACCAATAACCTTACATGGTACGCGACCTTGTAGTGCTACAGTAGCAACGAATTCAGCTTCTAGCGCACTATTCATTAAATGTGCTGGATGTTCCGATATAACCCCTGCTACTTTAGTAGTACCTTGACCTTTGGCCAATGTTACTTCCTGTTCGCCGCCGATCATCAACACTGTACCGGGCTCGTATTTCTGATCTGCTACATAATTTTCTGCCAAGTCAGCATAACGTGCTTGTGTAGCAGTACCATATATTAGATTCCAATTTAATCCACTACTGCCTAGGTTGTATGTTGCGTTCGCTAATGGTAATATATTTAGAGTATAAAGATCACAACTATTGATATCAATACCTTTATAGTTTCGAATGTAGGCATGATTATTTGAGTTTAAGCCAATACTTAATACTCTATTATCACCACCACTAAATGTAAAATTCGAATTAATAGTACTATTGGCCCAAGTAAATACTTCCCCTGCATCAACACCTGCCGGCGTCGTACCAAAAATCGAACTTATTCTTAAATTACCTGCTGTTATACTACCACCAGAAGTTATAGAACCTGCTGTTATACTACCACCAGAAGTTATAGAACCTGCTGTTATACTACCACCAGAAGTTATAGCACCTGCTGTTACAGTACCAAATGTTGAATTACCGGAAGAATCTCTTGATACTAAGTTTTGGGCACTAATAACCGTAGAACTATATGTAATAGTACCAAATTGTCCACTACCGAGTCGGGTCAATACACCAGTACCTACGCTGCTATTCGGAATACTATACGCAGCAGCTAAAGCACCGTCTACGACTGCGGTAAAATTAATCGCCGTTGGAGTAGCGGCGCCTGCTGTACTATTTCCAACGACAGTATTACCACTGATCGCTAACAGCCTATCTAATTTTAAGCTATTTGATTTAATGCTAGCGAACCCTGTACTAACGGTAAATTGATTAGCATCAAGACTAACTGCACCTCTTAGGGATCTTATAGTAGCAGTCGTTAATGTTGCAACACCGCTAATTATGCTAGAATATGTGATAGTAGATGATCCAGCACTATTAGTAGTAGCACCAGATACGATGTATGTACCATTATATCCTGTAATACCAGTGACACCTGCTATAACTATTCTAGATCCTACTGGAAATGTATATCCAGTAATCGGAGTCAACCCATCTAATTGTAAAGGACTAGAGAATGTCACGGTAACCGTTGTACCATTACCTGATATACCTGTTATAGTTATAGTTTCACCATAACTAGCATTAGCATTATCGATCGACAATTTAGTATGATCGATAGCTGCTGTTGCAGATACTTTGCTATCTACTACTGCACCGGATTGTATAGTATATGTTAATATATTACCAGTTGGACCAGTAGCACTTAAAGCACCGACTACGTCACCTGCTGTTCTAGTATTGACCCATTTAGTGCCGCTATACACCATCATATCGCTACCAGTAGGCCCGGTTGGAGTAGTATATAAAACATCGCCTAGTTGTGCGACATTTGCTTTAGTGTCAACATAGCCCTTGGTAGAAGCATCTGCGGTATCAGTTGGTGTTCCTACATTGGTTATCTTATTGCTGTTCATTCCGATACTATCCGGAACAGTAACCACTCCAGCACCGCCGGGGGTACTAGTTACCGTAGTGCTCGAAACAGTAGTATAAGTAAACGATGACAACGAAACAATGCCAGTAACTGTTGTTGTAGTATTAAATGATGTATCAGTAAGTCCTGATATAGTGATTATAGAACCTACACTAAGAGCATTTGGCTGTGAAGTAACGATAGTTGCTGTTGTACCGGTTCTTGCGAAAGTAGCTATAGCAATCTGTGAAGTCGATCCCATAACGAACAGATCTATCTCATATCTTGTACCGCCGGTTAATTTTAAAAATTGATCAACATAGCTCTTATTAGCAGCATCGGTGCCACTAGAGGGTGCTACTACGTTTGCTATCTTATTAGTACCCATATCCAGGGTACCTTTCATCGTCACGCCAGCGCCGGGCTGTAGTGGTAAGAATCCCGAGCCGATCGGTGAAGTGCTAACGGTACCGTTTAGATCTACACCAAGTCTACGATTTACATATTCTCTAACAGATGACATAGTTGGAACAGCATCACCAATATCTGGCATAGTAGCATCGTTTAAGAATTGAGTTATGAATACTCCGCTCTTAAATCCGAGACCAGTTAATCCACTAAGAACGATACTAGCACTAAAGCTAACTGTACCAGTACCTTGATCAACTGTAAAGAATCTACCTACACGGAAGAATCCGTCTTGGTTAGTTGCTGCGAAGAACACACGCCCTCGGTTTTTTTCTTGAACTTCCGCTTTAGTATTACTACCCACCGAATCAACAGCATTGTTATTATCAACCTTAGCTTCATAAGGAACACCATTTATGCTATTAGGATAATTTGAAGTATTATATCCCCCCGTTCCAATGTTCAAGAAGTCATGGCTTGTAACACGATTAGTACTGATATTGGCGGTTAATAATCCTGATATTTCTTGTACTACAGCATTGGTACTGTGTACTGCTGCTACAGTACCTAATTGAGCACGATTAACACCTGTTAATGTAGTAGTGCTACTGATTCCCGTGAATGAGAAGATTTCGCTATCTATTCTAACATATCTAGTATAAGTTCCATTATATGAGAACGTAGAGTTAGATGCCATTACTATAGTATTAACAGCACCGGTACCAGATATGCTCGATGATATAGTCGATGATCCATATGATTTTATTCCGGCGCTGATACTAACTCCGGTTGGAATAATAGTATTAGTCGGTAATGCTGAATTTAAAGTTAAGGTAGCATATGATCCAGGACTAGTGGCTGTATATGCTGTAATAGTTCTAGTATACCCCTTTGGAGTTACGTTTTGATCTACCCACCCAAATTCCATTCCTACTATTCTTGATTTGTCGATATCAGTTAGTTCATTTATGCGTATAGTAGTCGCTCCACCTATCGCTGCTGTGTTTGTAACGGTAGCTGTAACGTAGCTATAATTACTATCAATCGTTATAAGACTAGTACCGCCTTGATATGCATTTATAGTAACCGGAACACTAACATTTCCAACCGATACGTTATTTGAATTAGTTATAACCCATGTTGATGCATTTGTTGATGATACTGTTATAACTGATCCGTTTATCCCTGTACCACTTAATATCAATCCAGCTGATAATGAACCGTAACTTGGACTACCAACCACATTTAAAGTAAACCCACTTATATAACCACTAAATGTACAGACCAGTGTTGGATTTTCGTTTAATGCTTCTGTAGTTCCATATCCTGCATCGCCTGGATTTCGACTGTTATTGTAATAATTAGATGATAGTGCGACAGTTCTATAATTGTTAGAAATACCGTCATATGTAAAATCTAAAGCAGTTGAAGGCCGAGATGTTAGTCCTACGAAATTACCATAAAATTTAAAGATTTCTGTAGTTCTTAACACTACAAAATCACCGTCGTTCATATTTTCAGTGAATTTTGTCGATGCTCCGTCGATTCCGGTACCTAAGCTAATTTTTGCGATTTTAGTATTCAACGTCGCAGTAGCAGGAGTTGATAAAGTTGCCCCACTAATAATACCAATCGATGCCGGAATACCAAAGATAGTCCCCGCCGTTGGTACTCCAAATGTAAATGTGCCAGTTGCTGTTACAGGATTCACTAGGTTGGTGCTTATCGTAACCACAGCAGTAGTAGTAGTAAAAGTAGGTGAATTCATAGTCAGAGGAGTTAGATTTGGACCCGAGCTTACTAAAATACTCGACACATAAGTAGTAGCTGTTGAAGTAATAGGATTAGGAGTAGTTGAAAAAGTTACAGTCTGTCCGACCTGTAACGGACTTTCATAAACTGTAACTCCGGTTCCGAGCCCAGTTGTTGAGATACCATTATAGATGAAAGATGTTCCAATAGCTGGAGTTGCTACGCCAGTTGATACACCTATACTCCACCACTGGGCGGATGTAAGTACTACAGATCCTAGATTTGCAATATAGTATATCTTGTTTAAATTAGAATTACCTGATATACTTGCAAGTGGAATAGCAGTGTATGCAGTACCGGCAGTTGTAGTTATTTGGAAGGACGATTGCCCCGTAGTACCGATAGTATTACCGGTCATAGTAACAGCAGTAACACTGTTTTTACTACTATTGTTTGTTATATTCCAAGTTGTTGTTGTAACACCTCCAGTTGACGTAGTTGATGCTAAACTATTGACAATAACATTATCAGTATATGCAGCATTTGTGCCACCAGTCCATATTAGAACCATACCGGGTGCTATAGCACCATACGTTGGATTACCAGTTACTGTTAGAAGTGTCGGAGTTGCTGCTGCTATAGTTCCAGTAAAAGATGTAACTGCTAAACCAGGACTAGCCAGTGCGACCCCAGTACCACTAGTTCCACTATATGATGGACCAGAGTTTAACACTGGGAATGTACCGTTAAAATCCGCCGAGTTGGCTGGTAATCCGTTACTTAATGTTACAGACGATGGTACACCACTTATTGTCACAGTATCGTAAAATGTTACAGTACCGCTAACCGCACCTGAATTAGGAGCACTCAACGTAACGGTATTTTCTTTTACCGAAACTACTGTTGGGAATAATTGTGCTGTTAAGGTAGCACTTGTAAATGTGAGATTATTGGGATTTGTTACAGTCCACGAATTACCACTGGATGTAATTACTATACCCGTTACAGATATGTTGTTAGGGTTTTTTATAACCCAGGATAATGCTGATCCCGATGATATAGACACTATCCCTGTTATACCAGTACCTGATAAAGTCTGTCCAACCGCAACAGTCCCTGACGTTACAGATTGTATCGTCAGGGTAGTACCGGAGATTGAACCTGTAAATGTTGCTCCAGGTGTTGCAACAGCAACTACACGTATATTATAAGTTACGCCGCTGCCGGTTAGTAACAAGCCGTTATTGATTAACTGTCCTGGAACTAGAGTCTGATAACCTGTAGTAGTTAAGGTAGTTAATGTTCCCGAAGCGATAGTGCCTGTAAATGATGTAGTAAGACCAATATTTGTCCCTGCAACTATCTGTCCTTGATAGATGTTATAATTTGGAGCTACTACCGTGGGCGAAGTGAAATTGTTTACGGCACTTACGAGAGTTATAGTGTAAGAACCACTAGAACCTGTAACATTAGTTACTTGGGGAGTTCCACCATTAGGTGAGGTAGAGAATCCGTGCTGTGTAGTACATGTTATAGAACCCACTCCAGCACCGCCTTTTGCGATCATTGATATCGATGCACTATTAACGACGGGAGTGATATTATTGATAGTATACGTTGTCTTACCTGCGACAGGATGATATACCTGTATTTCTGTTATTGAATATGGAACATAATCATATCCTACTATGGTCATAAGTGACCCGCTAGCAGCATTATAACTAGCTCCATTATATACAGAACCCTTCTTATATATTCTAGCATATTGAGTTAAATTATCTGCAAGTGTTACATATCTAGGAACTTCTCCTGGATCGGAACCTTCTGCTTTTAGCCCAAAAAATCCGTTTGAATTTGATCCACTAACTGCACGTATCTGTCCACCATTGATAGAATAATATGCTGTATGGCAATAGTATGTAAACACACTGACTAATTCCATCAGCGCATTATTGGTTACCATTATACCATATGCTATATCGTTTACCTGTGTAAAGTGTGTCGCTAGCATACTTTTATTACCAGCAGTTTCTAGCACTATACTAGTATTTGCGCTACTGTAAGCATCACCTAATTGTAGAACTGCTGTTCCAGTTGAATCAGTGAATGACACGATCTTATCGATCCTATATCGTAGCCCATTTACATAGAAAGCAGTTGGCGTACCTGGAACTCTATTAACTTTACCATTTAGTGGTCTAGCCTGTTTGAAAGTTAATCCTGATACTGTTATCTGTGTTACTGGAGTTCCCTGTGTTAAAGCAGTAGTTATGGTTACTGGTATTCTGCCACTATAACCATCGACTAATGCACCGCCACGGAACGCTTTGGCGTTAACGGATGCAGAAATACTTGAACAGTTTTGTATGTATGGCGACTTAGTTAATATCTGTCCTTCCGGATCTAATACTGTTGCGAATCCACCATGTCCTTGTATAGTAAAATCTTTTAACCCCGTTGCATCGTTCATTAGGAACATATCAATGTCTTTGTTGTTCCTCGGCGGGTTGAATGTAGCACTGTTTGATAACGAATAAGAAACTATATCAACTAACGCATTCGCAACAGTTACACCATCGGGGACAGTTGGTAGATTTGATTCTGCTATATATGCTACTGCACTATTTTGTGAGACACTATCGGTATTCAATTTAAAAGGAGTAGTAGTATATGTATCTAAAATCGTATGTGATAAAATATTAGGTATGAGTTGTTTTAAGTAATCAAGCCCTGCCTTACAGACGGTTCTGTAACCACTTGAGTTAGTATACACAGTAGTGTTATAGAATCTGTAAGCAGCATTAACTACACCAGCAGTATCACCTTTAATCAAATCATCGCAGATAGCACTTATGACTAATCCAACATCTCTCTGTGATTTAGTTTTATCAAACGTATTGCTGAGACTATTTGTTGCCGCATAGTTTAGCATATATTGATAGACTTCTGCTTGCATAAATGCACTGTTTAATGATAGCATCGTAGATGTGTTATTATATCCTCCAGCATTAATGTTAGAATATATAGTCTGACTGTTAACTGTTATATTGCTCGGGTTACTAATGGTCCAGCTGAGTCCAGATCCACTGGTAATCTTGATGGGACTGCTTATTCCTGATCCTGATAATACTTGACCAACTGTAATCGTTCCAGTAACTGTTCCAGTAGCAACGGTTAATGTTCCCCCGCTTATGCTACCTGAGAATACAGCATATCCAGGACCGATGTCTAGAGGTTTAGTTGGATCTGCTAGATAATAATATCCATATCCCGTAGTAGCGACGATAGGAGCAGCGACACTAACTGATACGTTGTATGGATTGTTAAGAACCCAACTAGATCCGCTACCCGAAGCGATACTGACTGATGCTGTTATATTACCGTTAGCTCCTGTTAAAAATTGGCCTGCTGCGATAGTTCCTGTTATTGCGCTAGTTACTGTTAATACGGATCCAACTATAGTTCCACTGAATGTAGCATTTCCGATAGCTGTATTATTTGTAGTCAATCCGTCGATCACAGGATCACGATAGAAGTACATAGACCTCCACGGACTTGCGCTAGCTGCATCCTTTGGACGTATGATAGTTCTACGCATTTCAGATCCAATGATACTGACATTTTTAGGAACACGGATTGGCAGATGTTCTTCGTATATTCCACTCTCTAGATAAATGGCGACCTGTATCTTCGGAGTCGCCTGATCGAAATAGAGATTTTCCCCAGTTTGGAAAGTACCAATAGTGCCTTGTATATCGATAAGATCGTAACCGCTTACTACGCCCCAGTACTTATTGATCGTACCAACTGCTCCCGACGACCCACCTACGATTAATTTATTAGTAGTCAAATCTAGATTGCTTGGGTTACCTTGGTCGACGGTATTAGTTCCGTTTAAATTGGTTATCTGTAGACGAGTAACAGTAACACCGTCGTTTGTTGCAGTACCTACTGTGTAAACCGTACTAAGACTCGCACCAGCATTGACAGTGATTGGTTGCTTATAGTTTCCTGGTTCGATCGATGAAGCATAAACTATATCTTCGGCATATTTACAAGCTTCACTAACGGATGAGAACGCATAAGCTAGAGCACGACCAACCCTATCAGTAGGTACGCTACTATATCTCATCTGTGCTGTTGTTCTACCATTGGTGCTAACAAATAGATCAACAGTGCTAGGGAATTCGCTTATATCTACATAGTTTTTAGTCGCAGCATGTAGATCAACGGTAGGGTTAGCGTTAAGAGTTAAGGGTCCGGTTAGTGTATCTCCGCCACGGTAAACTACGTCTTTCCTCTGCATAACTTCTGTCGATAGATAATTGCTAGTTAGGGTAGCATCATATCCAGTTACACCGATTTGTGGTCCGGTCGGTTGTGACCTCGATGTTAATGCACCAGTCATAGTATCGCCATCTATATTGAGATAGTGTCTATCTCCGTAGCCTTTGGTTATAACAAAACTATCGATACCGGCAGAGCCAGTTGGACCTTGGAAACTATTAGCAGCATTGATCGCACTAGAACTATCTGGATCTAATATGTTACCGATACTGAATAATCCCTTACCGTCGAGAGAACCACCTAGACTAGGAGTGGAATCTTGAGATACCTTCGCGCCTTTATTGGTTAATATGATCTTAGTTGGGTCAGTAGTGTAATCAACACCTATACCTGTTTCTGAACTGCCGTATAATTCTTTGGCTAATATATATTTCCCCGTAGCATTAACGATGAACATACTATTCGGAACTAGTGCTTGATCTTGATTAGGATCGTAATCACTTAGAGAAGTAAAAGGTATACCGCCCGAGTTACCTTTGGTTATAAACGAATATAATTCATAGAAGTTTTCATTGACTTTATTAAATGAATCTCTGATAGCATCACCGGTTGCATCGTTACCCTCTACACCGATATTAATAATTTTCTGTGTCATTTCTTCTCCAAATTAAAACGCAAAACTAGTACCGCAGCCGCAACTTGATTTTGCGTTTGGGTTTTCGAAAACAAAACTGCTTCCAAATATCTCTCTCTTATAATCCAACTGTGTACCAAGCACAAACATTAAGCTCATACCATCTACTATAAATTTCTTTGAATTTACGTCAATTATTTCGTCATCATCGAGTAATTCTTCTTCGCTATCGATGAAGCTCCAATCATAACTAAATCCGGCACAGCCTCCGCCTTTAACGGCGAGCTTGACACCCCATTTATCATTTGATTCACATAGTTGCTGGATCTGTTGGCTAGCTGACTCTGTTATAGATATCATTGTTTAATTCTCGTTTTCTGTGTTATAGATATTTATTCTGCGGACTAAGAAAGAATTTTTATTCTATACCATATTTACCATAAATAAATCTACCATAAGGAGATATAAAATGTTTAATTGGTTAAAGAATCTTTTTGGCAATAAGGCTAAAGAAGAAGTCACTAAGGTAGAAGTAGCAGTTGAAAAGGCTGCTGAAGCTGCGGTTGCCGAAGTTAAAGCTGAGGTAGCAGTCGTTGAAGCCAAGGTTGAAAAGGCTGTTAAGACTGTAGCAGCAAAGGCTAAAAAGAATGTGACTAAGGCTGTTGCTAAAGTCGAAGAAAAAGTAGTCAAGACTGTTGCTAAAAAGGCAGCAGGTCGTCCTAAGAAGACTGCTGAATAAGTTCTTCCCGTAATGCGAAACTAGCAAGGTTCTTTGCCTTGCTTTCGCACATGATATCGAAATTGTCTAAGAAACTGAGAGCCCACTGATTAACTGCTGTATTCCAGTAATAGTCAGAATGGGCTCGAAGTTTCTGTTTCTTACGTCCGCTTTCTAACAGCATACCCATATTGGGCATTACATCACGTTCATGAGTATCCAAGTAATCTTCGCGGCTAACAGAATAATGAAGAGTAGGCCGAACGTCACGCCAGCTCTCACTAACCATCTGTACACGGTCATCGCCGGGGGAAATATACTCACCCTCACGGACCCAATGATGGTGGATATCAAGTACAATAGGCAGGAGATCCCTGAGCATAAGGCAATCATTAAGTCCATGGGCATTCTCCTCGTTCTCGATAGTTATCGTATTACGTGCCTCGGGTGAAAGTTTCTTATAAGCAGCACGTATGCCTTCGTGTCCTAACCGACCTGCGATATGTACATTACATTTAAAGTCTTGGAACTTTACGCCGTAGCCCATCCAACGGATCATGTCCACATGATATTCAAATTCTGCTATACTGCGTTCCACAACATCTGGGCGATCACTGGCCAAGACAGTGAACTGGCCAGGATGAAAACTAAGGCGTACATCGTTGCGACGTGCCACATCACCGATCTTGCTGAAGGCTTTTTCACAGAAATTCTTGACAGTGCTATCGCTGTAGAAATAGCCAAAATTAGGCTCTGTATAGACAGGCAAAACGTCGCTGCCAATACGCACCATTCGAAGAGACTCATCTAACGCTCCTACACGTTCTACTAGATTCTGTACGGCTCGTATGTTATGGGTCATTAAGTCCCACAACTTTTGTTCTGCTACTTCACGTGTCTGGCGTCTAAGCCAAGCCACTGTAGTAGTGCTGTTGTTAAGTTCGGGTACTGCGACAACACCCTTGGGTGATGTCTCAGACCATTTACATGCGAAGCCTATGCGTTTAATCATGTTATTAGTATACGACACTTAACGCCAGTTGTCAACTATGATAGGGTCCTTAACTTCGTGTGGATTTGGTGTACCGTGGAAAGCCAGTACCGAAGTAGTAGGATCTAATTCTACATTCCGTATGCTATTGAAATTATATCGTCCATTTATACGTGCTAACTCAGATCTTTCTCGGGCTTCCCATTTGTAACTAATAATCCATCTATCTGGATAGAATTTTATTTTGTTTTTATACAAAGACCAAATCCAATCTTGATCTCCTGGCATGCTTCTAATAATCCCAGGATTATTACCTATACCTTCCCATATTTCTGAATGAAATCCTGCTTCCCAACGCATAATAGCACTACATAATTTTTCAGCATTTTTCCATATACGACTAAAATCATGTAACCCTACAAACTGTCCAGGTTGATACGAAATTAGACTGTTAATATTCCCAATGATAACCATATCGAGGTCGAAAAACAGGTTAGTATCTCCTTGTGGGAAATGATCTGCTTTAAACATGTAGGGTTTCCACCACCATCCGTGTATCTCAGCTCTACGGGGTAGTATTCTAATCTCAATTTTTGGATCTATTCCGTCAGGCCTATCTGTAAAGCAGACAAATCGATGAGGCACTGTTAGGTGCCTCTCGATCATGTTATAGAGATTATTAACATAAATGGCTTCGTATTTGGACCCATGTTTTAAACAGATAACATTAAGCAAGGAGATCCTCTCCCCAACATCTGTGACCCTCTCTAAAAGCCATGTTTGCTTGTGTCTCACGTACTTCTACTCTGTAGCACCATAAACGTGCTGCTTCGCCTGGGCCCCACATGTCTGGGATGTACACTGTGTTGATGTACTTGTACAGCATGTCTGCTAGGCTTTCGCAACCTAAATTGGGTAGAATAGTTAGTTTCATAATACCACGTTGTTCTGCTTCTTTATACCAGTCCAAGTGAGGATCTGATTCTGCTACTAAGGTGGTGTGGTCAAATTGACTCTCTAGGATCTTCTTAAGTTCTTTAAGTCCGCCGTAGTCTGCTGCCCAGTTACGCACATCTAGATCGTTGGTTCCGAAATAGAACTTCATGCTGAAGCTGTAACCGTGGATCATATTACAATGGCTGTCTGCTCGCCACTGTCGGTATGCACACGGAAACGAATCGATGTATTCTTTAGTACTCGTATATTTGTATGTAATCGGTGTCATGCTCTTCTCCTATGTTTAATATAGCATAGGCTGCAGAATTTGTAAAGCGGGATGAAGCCATAAGCGCCGCTATTTTTACTTATCACGTCCAACTAAGTCCACAACATCTTTTCGAACTTCTTTGATTTCTTTGATAACATCAACTAACCCCTTGCTAGATTTTTCTAGGACATATGCGAGAACCGCGATCGTATATATCGCCCAGAACCACCATACTATGAAAACTATTACACCCATTCCTATAATAGAATCTATCAGCAGTTCCCAATGTCGGAAACCGTGTAGGTATAAGACTATTACGATGATAGTTAATATCGCGGGGCTAACTTTAGCAAACTTGTCCCAGAGGGAAACTTGCCAGATGATGTAATTAGGAGTGGCTTTGTCGGCCACCCCTGGGGGATTTTCATTCGTGTTGGGCATGACCATAATATTTATCAGTCAAAACACTTCAATTATACGATTTTAACAGTAGCATGTCTGTGTTAATGCGTCCGTTGAGTTTAGTTTCGACGCTGTTGATGCTTTCGTAGAGTTTACGCATCTTAGTCTTAGGCAGGCTCTTAACATCACGTAAGAACTCCTCAGGCTTGCGTACGGTCTTTGCTACGCTCTTAGCCTCATCAAAGTTAACGATAGTCGTGCCTTTGATGCTAAGTGATGCTAGATCAGTTGCTACATAGCAGCCTAGTTTGCGTGTCTTTGAGTTGAATACCCAAAGTTCCAAACTCTGTAGAGCATCCTCTGGTTTGATACTGACTAACTTGTAGCGATCGTCGGTGGCCTTGAACTTGATCTTAGCGACCAACTTCTCTTTGCTAGGTGCCTTCTTTGCACGTACCTTACGTGCTACTTTAGCGGTCTGTAGCAGCATATCACAGGCAGCAACGACCTCAGTCAGTGCCGCTAACATATTGCGCTGTTGACCCTTAGTGTAAGTCTTATAGCCCTCGATCAACTGCTCGTCTTTGGTCTTACCTGGATTAACTAATTGGTCGTATTCTGCTTTACGTTCTGCGTAGGATTCACGGATCACACGAGCATGTGCTTGGTTCGCTTCCTTACCTTTGAAGTGTGCGATTACGTTAAAGCCCTTAGGATCAAACTTCTCTGGATCGGTAATAAAGCCTTCTAACCAAGTATCGATATCTTCTGCGATAACATGTGCGCTAGCACGGATACGATCCTGGATAGTGGGCTGTACCGTTCCACTTGTACGTTTCTCGTCATTCTTTTTAGATTCGATAAGAGTTTTACCTTTAGCAACCAGTTCGCCGATCTTTTCACGCAGCCATTCTGCGTTGTCACGATCTTCGCTCTGTGTATGCTTAGTTGGCATACCACGCAACAGCATAGTAGCAAGCGAACCCATCGTGCTAGTGGTCATCCAGTCTGGGCATTCCTTAAAACTACGGATGTCTTCTTTAGCATAACCGTTTGTTTCCATCCATTTGATCACATTTGGAATCAAATCACGCGGAGCGTTATGATAGTTGTAGTAGTAGAACCCACGATGCTGTTCTTTGCGGAAACGTTCAACGCTCCACTTTTCCCAACTGTCCCATACTGGTTCTGCGCCTGTATATTTCTCATCAAGGATCATTGGTTTACGAGCAGTTGTTGGCTTCTTAACCCGCGGAGCAAGACTGATCTTGCCTGTGCCTTTTGCTTTGGATTTAGTTGCTGACTTAGCCATCGTGTTCTCCTTTGTTAATATAATCATTATATAGCATCTGCGGAGTTTGTCAAGTGAATTAGATGCGTGAAATTTTGAGACAAAAAAGGGCGGATAAAACCGCCCTCTATTCTTGATTACTTTGCCTTCTTCTTGGCTGGTGCTTTTTTAGCAGGAGCCTTCTTCTTGTGTACCTTATAAGTCTTACACTGTTCCTTGCCGTTCACTGTCTTACAGACCTGGCGAGTTGGACGGGGTTCTGGAGTTGGAACAGCAGATGGAGCAGCGAGTGCGGAACCGGCAGTAAATGCGAGTAAAGTAGCGATGAGTGCGAGTTTCTTCATTTTAGTCTTTCCTGTAAAAGTTGTGGTGGGCGGTGAGGGTTTCGAACCCCCGACCCTCTGGATGTAAACCAGATGCTCTACCGCTGAGCTAACCGCCCATGATCTTATATTACTATATATGTTGATCGTTGTCAACATAAAAAAAGCAGTAGTGTCTCCACTACTGCTCTTTTATTTCAGTCTAACTTGAAATTAGAACTTGTAGTTTAGACCGATTGTGACAATGTTATTGTCCTTAATCTTCGTACTATCGGACCAAGTATTGACAAAGCGATAACGTGCATCTGCTTCCCAATTCTTAGCAATAGCGTATTTCACACCGCCACCTACGTTGTAGATGGTCTTGTTACCGTCGCGAACGCCATCACGGAAATCGTGATTCTGAACGCCAACCCCTGCTAGTGCATATGGAGTGAAACCATAGAATGCACCAAATGGGCTAACAACACCATTGGCAGTTACGCGAGTCTGGTTCGCTGAGGAACCCTTCTTGAACTGATTATCCACTGCGATTTCTGTAGCGAATAATGGGTTCCACTTGTAGCCAACTACGCCACCCACAGAGGATGGATTGTCAGTTACGTTGCGGTCCATCTTTACTGCACCACCGGCATTAACACCGACGTACCAGCTCTCAGGAGCAGTTACGGCAGGAGCAGCAGGTGTAGCCTTCTTTTCTGGAAGATTCGCTGCAGATGCAACGGAAGCTGTCAAGATAAGAGCGACTGCTGTGATAATATTTTTCATTGTTTTTTCCTTTTGTTTAGAATAGTAATTATACACTTAAGACTTGTTGGATTACGAGTCTTGAGTTTCGACTACCCCGTTCATTCTTTTTTACAGAACCAACGAGTATTATTTAGTTGTAAGAGGCTTTGCAATAACCGGTACTAAAACAACTGGAGTTGTATTTGCTACTGGTGCAACCATTGGCTTAATAACGACTGGAGTTGTTGGTGCTGGAGGTGCAACCATTGGCTTAATAACGACTGGAGTTGTTGGTGCTGGAGGTGCAACCATTGGCTTAATAACGACTGGGGTTGGGGTCGGAGCCGATGCTGCTGATGCTGCATTAACGAACGCAAAAAGTGCAAGTGCCACTGTTGTTGTCTTAATCATAACTTTTTTCTCCTGTGTGTGTTAAGTTATAAGTGTATATTATAGTCTTATTTACGCCTTGTCAACCTGCGTGTTCTCGATAAAGTTTAAGACTTTCCGAGTTCAATGGTAAAAAATCCGTCGGTACAGATTCAACCTTAAATCCATGCCCTTTGATGATTTTCTCTACTGTTTCGATCATCTCGTACCAATGAATATCGCTGATCCATTCAGTATAACCCGCCCCTTCATTTAGGATCATCTTCTTATAGTGCTTTTTTACTTCTCGTTCGAGACGTTCAATTTCTCCGCCGTCTCCAACCCAACAATGCTGCCAGTTACATTTAAAGCGAGGACCCAAAGCATTTTGATAAGTTCCAAGGCGACCGTGCGCCTTGGAAAGTGTTGTGATACCTGCCTTAGTATCGACTCCACCATCGGGCGGAGACATCAGGTAGAATAATTTTTTAGACATTGAATCGTACCACTGGAGCAGCTACAGGTTCATTATTGATATATTTGTTATAGATCAGTAACAGCCCACTAACAACCTGTACAGGGTGATTATCACGACCAAGTGGATGCGTAGCTGAATACATAGACTTGATGTCTTCCTGCACTTTTTCTGCGCTACCGATATTGTTACGCAGATATTGACCTAGATCATCGTCAAATTGTGCGCTAGGCATCTGGCCAATCTGAGCATCGCACAGCGCATATAGCATAGTCATAGGTCGCATAACTTCTGCTTCGATGCTCGCCATGGGCCAATGTTTACGATGGAAAGTCAATGCTCGGGCGAGATACACACCTTTCATACCCATTTTATTTTGAAGTTCATAACATTCCCACAGTGCTTCAAAATGCGTCACATCACCGGCTGTTCTCTTATAACGGTAAGGTTGGCAGTTATTAGCCTTAAGAATATTAAAGATAGATACGGTATCAACATCTTTAGTTTCCAAAAGAATCATAAATTCATCATACCCACCAACAGGACGCTTAAAGGTTTTATTAATTCGAATAAAACTACGACCTGCGAGCCCAATCATTGCTTCTTCGGCTTCGTCAAGTTCAGTCAAAGAAAGGTCATCAACGTCTGTATACCAAACAGGGATATGTGTCCAACCCCGGCGAATCAACAACTGTGATGTATGACCGCCGTCCCATAGACAAAAATGAACAACGCCATTAAGGTCTACAAATTTAACAGCACAGGGAACGATAATCATTCTGCTGTCAAAATTGGCTTCGATATTCTTAATATGATTTGGAGCAACATCTCGCTGGAACCGAGGATCATAAAAACACTGTGACAATTCGACCCAAGCAAATTTAGGAATCTTTTTTAGTCCACGTGGATCAATAGTTTGACGATTAATCAACGGATTACCAATAACAGCCTCAATACCATCGGCGATATCTAAGATAGGGATTCTTTTTCCAGGATAGTTATTAACCATTTCACGGAGGTCGATCGCTTTATTCTCAACGTCAAATGGGATTTTAAATTTACCCAACCAGTTGCGGATTCGTTGCTTAGTCGGAATAACAGTAGTCGCGGTAATAGTAGTAAGTGACATTTTCATTTTATATCTCCAGTTTGCTAGATCTAATCTAGACTTTAAGGTTAACTCTTTAGTTTGTTAACTTTAAATACTATATGATATAATTTGATGTTAGTCAACCTGTATTTTAAAGGGTAAATGGAGCGGGAGAAGGGATTCGAACCCTCGACATCAACCTTGGCAAGGTTGCGCTCTACCCCTGAGCTACTCCCGCATCCTTTATTTATGGCTGAGGAACTAGGACTCGAACCTAGATTGACGGAGTCAAAGTCCGCTCTCCTACCGATTAGAGGATTCCTCAACAATGGCGGCCCGATATTGACACGTTTTGGATGAGCAGGCTCGGGCCAACACCTCCTCCGTAGATAGGTACTGTCTGAAACCTATCCAGTTTGTGCTAGCTAGGCTAGCGCAATGTGTGGAAAGATAGACTCCACACGGTCTTCTATACAGGTCCCTGCTTGCCCCTATATAGACTGACGGTATTTTTTGCAGGACCGCCAAACTTGGTGAACCTACCGAGATTCGAACTCGGATCAACGGATTAAAAGTCCGCTGCTCTACCATTGAGCTATGGGTCCTAAGACCCATAACACACAGGTCTTTGTTGTTAATCGTGTCGCGGCATAGTGGCCGCTTCTTTTACGATTTCAATTACTTCATCTAACGAAGAACAGATAATTTTAGTTGTAATCCAATTATCATCTTCGCTACGTCCACCTACTTCTACCATATATCCATTGTCATACATGTTGATAGTAAATGACTCGTTAACCTTATGTAGTTTATCTGAGATCTTTGTAGTCATAACACTTTTCCTTTGTTTTAAGTTGTGGTATCGAACGATATATCCGTCATGTAAATTTTCTTCATTACGAACAAGCCAGTTACTTGTTACATTACTTTGAAGAATACCATATTTGGTGACAGATTGTTTTAGTTGTTTACCATTATCTGTTGTATTAGCTAACGGAATATGTATTTGTCCACTACCCTCTAATCTCGATAAGACATCATGTAAGATTGGTTTAAAAAACTCAAAACTAACAGTATCTTTTGTAGATTCTGGGGTATCAGTACCATATGCTTCTTGCCAAGTTTTTGTCTTAGTCATGTTTTCCTCTTATAGTGTTACGTGGTCTACTACTTCGTCTCGGTAGATTACGATCTTAGCAGTAGTATGCTCTCTTACGAAATCTTTAATACGAGCATCAATATAAAGATCTAGGTGCTCTCTCATCTTATTCTTAGATGGATCGTATCGGCTTTCTTTAATACTATCTCGTCTATTAACACTACCGCGTTGTTCGGCTTCCCAGGCATCGTCGGCAGCATCCATCATTTCTTCTAGTTCATCACAAAACGCATTCCAGTGTTTGTCTTGCTCGCTCATCGTTTCCTCATATAGTTGGCTGGAGTGGCAGGATTCGAACCTGCGACCAAGTGATTAACAGTCACCTGCGCTACCGCTGCGCCACACTCCAACATTTTGGTGCCCCAGGAGAGATTCGAACTCCCACCACCTGGTACCTAAAACCAGTGTCTCTACCATTGGACTACTGGGGCAATCTTAATGTTCCTTATATTAACAGCATTTACTTATTGTGTCAACCTTTTATTACCAGCCCCACCATTTCGTTAGATACTGTGGTCGATTTGCTCGCAACCACGGGAGTGCATCGTTATTTAATTTGTTGTAATCAACACCTACAGTCTGTGATCCAACGTGATGTACATATGCTCGTGATATAAAGTTTTTAAATCCCTGTTCGTTTAGATCTTCGCAGATCACATCATCTGAATACCAATTTAATGGTCCGAACTGTGCAACATCAAACGCTTTCTTTGAGATCCAAGCAAATAAAGGTGATACAACACTAGCTTCTAAACATTGGCTTCCGTCGTTATGTTTAATATGTTGTGAATCACGGACGAAATCGGCTCTAGTTGCGACTATGCCTACGTTATCCCTATACTGCTGTTTTAACTGTTCAACGTCTTCCATGAGTATTCTCATAGTGTCTGGGCGTAACACAATATCATCATTTGCAACGATCATTTCATCACAGGTTTCAAATACTTCACTCATTGCAGCATTGTATACTTCACCAAACGTAGCAGGGGCAGGACGAAATATGTTTAAAGTTGCTTCGGGAGCATAGTGTTTAACACTAGCTTCCATCATTGGTAAGCAGGGCGATCCTGCTGTGCATACTACGATATTCATTTTAACCTTTCTTATATTGTTGGAGCATCCGGAGGGATTCGAACCCCCGACCGTCGCGTTCGAAGCGCGAAGCTCTAATCCACTGAGCTACGGATGCGTTGCCTGTCTCGGCTACTATTGTAATACTCGGCTGTAGGTGACTAACCCACAATATCTCACCCCGTTAAGGGGAGCCACCGATTGCTATTAACAATAGTAGCCGATCTATGGTGGGGCGTCCTGGTAACGATCCAGGCCAGTGCTTAGACGCTGGATTTACAGTCCAGACCCCGTCCTTAGAGGTATACCGCCCCTTAACTCTTATTTTAACTATAATACCGTTGGCCTATTTTGTCAACTATTATAATAGTAGCAGATAATTAATATTAATCCAAAAGGAGATATAAGATGGATATTATTAATCAGATCCACGGCAGCAGTTTTGCTCTTGCTGTGATTGTTACAAGCGTAGTATGGTATATTGCTTTTAAAATTTATGCATGGTGGCTTAAGAAAGAACTAAAAGAACAGATGCATAGCGATCTTCCTCTAAGTATGGAAGACATTGAGCATAGCCGTAATTTAGAAAGAGCAGTGCATGATGTAGAACTACGTCGTCGTGATCTAAAGATCGCAGAACAAAAGCTCGCAGTAGCCGAAGCTGATGCTAAGGTAGAAAGTAGCTTATCTCGTATCGACGAACTTAATCATGAGATTGAAGTTGTTAAGATCGACAAAGCAGCTAAGAAAGCTATCACTAAAATCTAATGGTGATCTCGGCATGACTCGAACATGCGACCCACGGTTTAGGAAACCGTTGCTCTGTCCAGCTGAGCTACGAGACCGATAAAAAAGTTGAGAGGGACGAGTGTCGACCCTCTTTTCAATATCCGGGTTCCCAAGGTTAAAAGAAATTCCCCTTAGGGACTCTTACCCGACCTCGATGTGGTTGGTTCACTATGTGAACGATCAACTCATCCGTGCTACTATACTGCCTCTCAAAACTTGGCAGAAAGGGTGGGATTCGAACCCACGGAACGCTCTCACGTTCGTCAGTTTTCAAGACTGAAGGCATCAACCGCTCGCCCACCTTTCCAAACTTGGCGACCTGTAGGGGTAACGATCCCCTCATCTCTAGCGTGACAGGCTAGCGTCTTCACCATGCCGACTCACAGGCCAATATTCTCTAGATGCGTAGGCGCTCGAATCCCTCACCAGCGGACGCTTTGGACCTGTCCACCCCGGAGCCACCCAACGGGCTGGGCACCATTACCCCATTAAGGCTCGATAACGCATCTAATCTTGGAAGCGGGGGTTGGATTCGAACCAACGACCTTCAGGTTATGAGCCTGACGAGCTACCGGGCTGCTCCACCCCGCAATAAACTTACTTTAAAGACTTACTAATTTCTTCGTAAGCCCTTACTGTAGGGGGATGGATTTTATCCTTACCTACTTTATCACTTATATCCATAACGTAATCGCCGAATTCGCTAGAGATTTTCTGTACTAGATCATACTGTTTTGTTTTTACTTCCTTGCTAGGAAGGATCCAAATAACACGACCTTCTTTGATCAGTTTGCGTGTTTTAAGCATCCAATCATAACTTTTCTCATTTTGGTCGTTGCTGCCTAAGCTGATAACAACATACTTGTAAGTTTCCATATCAAACAGCGGACGATTGTGATTTTTCTTATACCAGTCTGCACTGTTGATACCAATTTCAGTCATTCGAACACAATCAGGCTTTACACTTGCGATGCCCGAAGCGATACTATCACCGATGATTAAACATTCTAGCATATGTTCTCCTAACTGTTAAACTTAGTATATAATATGCTAGCATTTCTGTCAACCTGATAAATATTGCTATGAAAAGAATAATAGCGGTACTAGCACTATTAACACTCTCGGCTTGTAACTCCATCGACGTTAGTACTGTCGTCCCAAGTTTCTGGGACGACAATCAAAGCCGTAGCATCATAAACACTTACCAATTAGCAGTAAACGTAGATTGTAAAGAACCACAAGCAGCACAAGCACAAGCGATTGTTCGTGAACTACAGTGGTTCCAACTTTATAGCGAAAGCAAAGGTATGCTACAGAAAGACGTCCTCAAACTGATTGAGCCTATGCAGACCACTTCTAAAGAATGGGCAGACAGAGAAGCACCTAGTGAGGGCTACTGTAAGATAAAGAAGAACATAATGATCACGCAGGCTAAAGCAGCATCATCAGCCGTATTAGGGAGATTCTAATGACTAAACTAAATGAACTCGTAGGTTGTGGCCACGGATGGGCCGAAGAACGTGCTCAGATGGCAATGGATATAATCGAGCAACGTAATAGCGGTGCTATTACACCCAGTGAGGCTAAAGAATTGCTCGAAGACCTAGTTGCTACTGATAAACTAGAAGCAGTAGCAGACAATATACAAGTTAAAGCAGCATTGATCAGTGCGATCTCTATCGCTGCTAAGTTTGCTTAATTGGTGCGTCTGATTGGACTCGAACCAACAACGCCTAGCACCTCAAGCTAGTGTCTCTACCAATTGGACTACAGACGCATATTGGAGGTCAGGATGGGAATCGAACCCACATAAAACAGTTTTGCAGACTGTCCCATAACCGTTCTGGCACCTGACCATAACTTGGTACCCGCTGTTGGTTTCGATCCAACTCTTTCAGTTCCACAAACTGACGTGCTAGCCACTAACACTAAGCAGGCGTAAACTTGGTTGGCCCTGCTGGACTTGAACCAGCGACCTTTCGGTTATCAGCCGAATGCTCTCGCCATCTGAGCTAAGGGCCATAAATACCCCATGACCGAAAAACAAACAATATTAGCGATGTATTCGGGAGGATTAGATAGTTTATATATGGTATATAAACTTTTAACTTCGGATGAATATTCAGATAAACGTGTACATATACATCATGTACACATTCATAATGTAGAAGATCGTTTTAAAGCAGAAGCATTGATGGTTAATGCTGCGTTAACAGAATTAAAACAACGCGGCTTTACCTTTATCTATAGTGAAAGCAAAATCTCTAGTCCGGCATTTCGAAAAAATAACAAAGTGTCATATATATACGATTGGGACATTGTAAGATTTTATGCCGGTTGGATAGCCAGCGTAAATCCAGATATTAGTGCTATTGCCATTGGGCGTGAGCAGTCTGACGCTGGTGGATTTAACCAATATGATTCAGCCGATGCGTTAGTAAAATACTTTACAGACATTCCTTTGATATATCCAGTGTTAGACATGCACAAATACGAAATGTATGACAAATTACCAGACTGGTTAAAAGATAAATTCTGGAGTTGTCGTACGCCTATCTATCAAAATAATATTCCCACTAAATGTGGTTTTTGTGGTACTTGTAAAAAATTATTAAAATACAACATCGGTGGATCATAAATAATCTGTGACAAGTTACATTTACATTATAGGTAGTGATAAGCCTCCTTATAAAGTAGGCATTAGCAAAAACCCACAGCGTAGATTACGTGATCTCCAAACTGGACATCCTTATCCTCTCGCCATACATTCTATAATTGAAACTCCAACTTCTAATAATAAACTATTAGAAAGCATCATTCATCGTAATCTAAAGCATCTACGCACGAGCGGAGAATGGTTTGATATACCTTTAGAAGTACTTAAATTAGAAGTTGATTTTGTTATGATACGCTACAGCGAAGATTCTACGCTTAAAACGAGAATAACTCAGAATATATTGTAGTGGTGGTGCCCAATGACGTATTCGAAACGCCGACCTACTGATTACTAATCAGTTGCTCTGCCAGCTGAGCTAATTGGGCTCTATTTTACTTATATCGTATATTTCTATATGACGTCGAATCTGGCACCCTGTCTAGGAGTCAAACCTAGGCCCTCAGTTTTGGAGACTGATGTGCTATCGTAACACTTACAGGATATTGGTCTGCGTGGCTGGATTCGAACCAGCGGTCCCCTGACTCCAAATCAGGTATGTTAACCAGACTACACCACACACAGTTAAATTTGGTCCGCCCTACGGGTGTCGATCCCGTTACTCTACCTTGAAAGGGTAGTGATATAGCCAGCGTTATCTAAGGGCGGCTAATTGTCTCTGCAAGGATACACTTGGTAAAACCGATTCCACATATTACCGTTCACTAGTCATCGGTCGACATAACTAGAAGGAAAGTGTATCCATGGAGAAACAATGTCTCCTGCTCCGCTGAAACCACTTGTACAGCCATTTGGCCCACGTACTAGTCGGAGGTTGTGCTTATGCTTAGGGCACAACTGCCTGCGTATAAGTTAAACAGCGTGTACGTCTGTACTCTGTTTGTTTAACTTAGATTCTTTCTTTGCCTTTTTCTTTGCCTTTTTTTGTTCTACAATATCGTATATTTTTTGTTCTGTTTCGCGATCACCATTCTGGATAGCGTGAAATAATTTGGTTGCTAGTTCTGTCCATTTCATTTCGTTTCTCCCTATATTCAGACAACAAAAAACCCCGGTGACAATATGTTCCGGGGTTCCATGTGTATATGTGAATTACATATTACAGCACAAGAACCCCCCTAGTCGGTTCCGACCAGCGATTAGATTTACTAAATGAACAAATAGTCATAGTGTTTCTCATTGTCTTTTATTTATACAATCTAATTAAGGGCTTGTCAAGTCTGATTATGAATTTTCTACAGGTGCAGTTAAAACTCGATCTAATTTCTTGCTTAGGTAATTTAGCAATACGCCATACACTGGCAGGATAACTAAAAGACTAACTATTAACTTAGTTCCAGTTTGGTTCATAGCGATAATGTGCCAATTCTCTGCCATATACGCATTTGCTGATTCATAGAACGCCACACCGAAGAAAGTGAAAGTGTCCAACACATTAGCAAATACTGCTGCAAGTGCCGGAGCAGCAAACCACATTGCAAAACGTTCACGTACCTTTTGGAATACGAAAACATCTAGCAAGCTAGAAACCAAATATGCACATCCACTCGCTACACCTATACGTAGTGCTACGCTTTCCGGTGCGCCGCCTGCTAGCACAACCAAGATACTGGCGATAACAGCAGGAATAAATGCTATATTAATAACTGCCCGAGCATTCTCTTTATTGATAAGCCGGATAGTCAAATCAGTAGCAACAACTACTAGTGGAAATGTAAATGCTGCCCAAGTTAGTTTAATACCCCAGATATCAAATTTGATAGTCACGAGGTAGTTAGATAGTGCAATAATGAAAGTATGGAACAATACTAATTTTGCGATTAGCATTTTATCCATTCCGTCTAAACTAAAATATTTCTTTATCATTGTAATCCTTCTGTTAATAAATTGGCGGTGAGTGTGGCGGTGGGACAGGGATTCGAACCCTGGGTACTCTTGTGAAGTACAACGGTTTAGCAAACCGGCCCTTTCGGCCTCTCAGGCACCCCACCATAAACACTCTTCCTATAATAATGGAGCGGAGTAGGAGAATCGAACTCCTCGCTTTAGCTTGGAAGGCTAAGGTATTACCACTATACGAACTCCGCGTTCTTATTATTACTTATATTAACATTCTTTCTCAGAGTTGTCAATCTCTTTTAACAGATCTTTTAAGTTTTGTTCCTGAAAAGTTTCCCAAAGTGGATCTGGGTCATATTTACAGTGATAGTATACGTCATCATCGTCCTCACCCCATACATGTACGATCGGACCATCTGGGTCCTCAGTCACAAACACAGTATGGAAAAAAAGACTGCTTGGATTCTTTTCTAGATCTTCGTGTAGACGTACGAGATCCTGTAGAACTATATGTTCCAGTTCTAATACATTATCGGGTATTTCTTCATGCCATTTCAATTTTATCATGTTTTTAATCCCATAGATTTTTTTACGTAAAATATAAATATATAGTAGCAAAGAAAGATAGAGTTGTCAATGCCTTATACATATTTAGTGGGTTGGTCTACGCATAATAAATTTTATTACGGTGCTCGTTGGGCTAAAGATTGTTCGCCCGATACTTTATGGACATCATATTTTACTTCTTCTAAACATGTTAAAGCATTTCGTAAGTTGTATGGTGAACCAGATATTATACAAATTCGTAAAATTTTTAATGATATTAATGAATGTCGTATTCACGAACGTAAAGTTCTTGAGAGATTAAACGTGTTAAAAGATGATAAATGGTTAAACAAAAACATAAATGGTTTATTTCTCCCAACAGGTCCGCAAACAGAAGAACATATCGCTAAAAGAGTTTGTCAAAGTATTGAAACAATGCGACGAAATGAGACGTTACATAAACCAACATATAACTCTAAAACACATCCCGAAGTAGGAAAAAAAATTTCTAAATCATTAACAGGGAAACCTAAATCACTCAACCATATTGCTAATATGAGATTTCGTCCGCAAGATGTAAATTATATTACTTGCCCTTATTGTTCTAAAACAGGTGATTATAAAAATATGAAAAGATGGCATATGGATAATTGTAAAAACAACCCCAATGTGTCAGATAATATTATCTGTAAAAATGTTGTCTGTAATAGATGCGGATATGTTGCTAAACAATCACCCAATTTTTTTCGTTATCATAATAAAAATTGTAAAATCTAATCCCAGAGATTAAGATAGAACTTACCAAAAAGATCCAGACCTTCCTGTATTTTTTCGTAATACGCAGTATAGCCTTTTTGATCAAATGTAGCAGTATGCCCTGCCCCGGGTACCATTTGTTGTCCGCCCTTGACCGGTTTAAAAGTAAAGTTGCTAACACCGTGATGGAATTGATCATCTCGATCTTCTAAACAGATCTGTTCAAAACTCCAAATCATCTTGTCCATCGCGTCTTCCCATTGATTATGCCCAAGTTCCCATGCCTTGTTGTCGTCATCCTTATAAAACTCAAAAGTCATTTGAGGCCAATGATTATTTGTCTCATCTTTGAACGCTGGCATATTACTAGGACTACCATGCTTCGCTGCTCTTAACTGTTTAAGCATTGGTAGTATGATGTCGCCGAGAGTTTCGGCCATATTCCAAGTGTCTTGCCTGTCGATCCTGATAGACTTTTTTTGTTTAGCATCAGGATCACGACGTAGAGTGCGATCACTTGGAAAACGGCCGATGTATATTTTCACTCTACAGCATCCTCACGCTTATCGATAACACGATCCGCTAGACCGTATGCTACGGCTTCTTGTGCGCTCATAAAGAAATCACGTTCTAAATCAGCAGCGATGGTTTCGTAAGTCTTACCTGCTGAATTATGCTTAACATAAATCTCAGTGAGGTATTCTTTCATCTTCTGTATTTCACGTGCTTGGATCTGGATATCTGTCGCTTGCCCACTAGCACCGCCGCTAGGTTGATGGATCATATGACGAGCATATGGGAGGATCATACGTTTACCTTTAGCACCAGCAGTAGCAAGTAGACTACCCATGCTACAGGCTTGCCCCATAACGATAGTATTAACGTCTGGTTTAATAAACTGCATAGTGTCGTAGATGGCCATACCGGCTGTGACAACACCTCCCGGGCTGTTAATGTACAAATAGATGTCTTTAGATGGATTCTGGCTTTCAAGGAATAACAACTGTGCTACAATTAAGCTAGAACTGTTCTCATTGACTTGTGTGTCAAGCATAATGATTCGATCTTTAAGCAAGCGACTGTAGATATCATAACTACGTTCGCCACCGCTTTCTTTTTCGATTACTATTGGTACTAAATTAGGCATTATCGTCTATTAACTCCTGGTACGATTGTTGTCTGTGGTCCTTTACTAACAAATTCAAGACCTGACTGGTTAGCCATATAAAGACTATTTTTAGAATTGTATCGCATCTCTAGTCGAATCGTACGATTCAAACTAACTATTAGTTTTTGTTCTGGTATATAAGAGATGACGTCTGCATGATTACTTTTGCCATTATCTGAGCAGGTCACTGTTACTGAACTGTCATGCTGTATTCTTGGTCTCATTTTCGACTCCTTCTATCTGTACATAATTGAGTTTAGTCATAGGATACTTTTCTTTCTCTAAAAGATGATCCTTGATCTTCCCTATAAGATTTATCTTATCTCCAACTTTAATATGTTGTATGTTTTTGTTTGTGAAGAACATAAACAGATTGTCTTCACAGAATCCCATAACAACATATCCTTGGAAGTTAACACTGAAATGATTGCGGGTCACTTCAAAATCTTTCAATACTACACGCCCGCCGATTGACCCAACGTGTTGGCTCTTTTCTTCGTTGAGACGACGCTGTAAATCCTCTCTACGTATGTTACCGTAGTAATACATTGGAGCACTAGCGATGTATCCAATATCCGGAACACTAACTGTAGGTTGGTTTAATTTCTGATACATCACTACTTCGTAATCCATACTGTTGGGCTCTGCTGCTAGGACCTTGAACAATAGTTTTTTACTGTAGTTAATAATATCATCAGCGATCGTACGATGCTCTTTGGTTACTTCGACTAATGGTGGACTGATAGTGCCTTCGCTATAGTAGTCAGTGCGGAGATAGCGACTAAGGATTTCTCTATTTTCCCAACGCTTAATGTTCCCAACTTCGGGGTACCATTCTTTGTTTTTTAGATACTCATTACCATTGAGTTGCCAAGCCGCGACTGCTGCTGCGATAGCCTCTCTGCTTTCAATTGGTTCTGCCGACATAATAGCCCTCTCATCTGTCTACTATAACAGTATACGATGTTCTAGGGTCTTTGTCAAGTGCTTCTTGTCGTTCTTGGAATTGTCGTTCTTTATCGGCTATTTCAGCATTTCGATTCTGTACACGAGTTTTTTTCTCGTCTGTCTTTTTCTTCATCATAATGTATTGGTAAGTTTTTTTCATTAATGCTTTTAGAACCGGATGTGTTGTATTGAAATCAAATTCTTTAAAATATCCATAAAGTGTTGGAGTAAGCAATCGACCGGCTTGGTCGCGAGTCATAGCAGTGTTCGCGAAATTTCCGATAAGCCGTAACTGTTGTTCTATATTACCACGGGTCTTACGATCGAGCTCACTAGCTAGGTTATGAGCATACGCTTCGATCTCATCTGTATTACCTAGATATTCTTGCTGCTTCTTTTGCTCGGAGTTTTTTGATTTACTAACATATGCACGTGTAGGTTGGAAACCTCTAGCACGATACTGATATTGATGTATTAATTCATGCTGTAGGTATTCAATAACTTGATTAGCGAATTCTCTCCATTCGTTACGATCCATCGTTACACGCTTGTCTGCAGGATTAAAGACTACGACCATTTCGATCGGCTTTTCGCCTTCTTCGTCCTCGTCGGGATCGTAATAGGCATTGATGTTTAGTGTGTTTGGATCAACAGCATCAGAATTGCTGCTAGTAACGATCGTGTTTCTACCAGCTAATTTACGTAGATGGTTTAGTATTACCGTACGCGATACTGCTCGGTCTGCGAATTCATCGAATCCTTTGGCTATTTTACTGGCCGCGGTTTTCTTATGGTAAGGTATTGCGATTTCATACATGCTGCTCATGGTATTATTTAGTGCCTAAATGTTACACGCCCTTTAGAAAGATCATATGCGCTAACTTCTACAGTAACACGATCACCGGTCAAAATCCTAATCTTATTTTGCTTCATCTTGCCACTAGTGTAAGCTAACAACTGATGATCGTTGTCCAGTGTAATTTTAAACATATTTCCCGGTAATACTTCAGTAACCACACCACGGAATTCAACTATTGAATCTTTTGTCAAACCGTCTTTTGTCCCGGAACTGCTTTATCCTGCCCACGGCTAAATGCTGCTACACCTAAAATAGCACCAAACGCGATATGGATAAGTCCACCGTTGGCTAGCGTCAAACTCTGCCATGCTGTATAAGGCATAGTTAATCCAAATGGTTTAAAGATAATTGGTAAGAAGATAGTCAATATAGGAAATCCAACGAAATCCATGAAACAGATTATCATATACAACCAGCCCATCGCTGGTCTCCAAAAACTCTTTGCCCAATGCTCGTTGCCTTTTTCTTCTTTTGCTTCTTGTTCTTTGTCTCTACGGCGTTGTTCGCGTTGCTTGTCGCGTTCTTCCTGTTCAACCCTACGAGTCTCCATGTCCATCTTGTGAACTTCTTTGCGTTCTTCTAGATGGAAACGCATTTCTTCTAATGCTAATTTACGTAGTTCTACAGTATCGTTATTGCTTGCGATAGATGGTACTGAGGTCTTGATTACCGGAGGAACATAGTCATCGCGTTCATCTTCAGGAACACGCATAGGACCAGTTGGTTCATCATCGTCATCAAGGTTTGGGTTTGCCATCTTTGGGATCCTTCGGAGTTTCGGTGGTGGACTTGATATAATAGTCTTTGTAGGCAGCAACTTGGGCTTGATATTGACGGATGATTTTAACCAAGTTAGCCTGGTTTGTAGCCAGGGCTTCATAACCATCGGGAGTAACTGCGAGAAGACTATCGCTATTACTCTCTCTAAACGCTTTTTCCGGACTTCCTGCCTGATCCGGACTCGTACCCTTTTTAACGACATACCATTCAGTATCCTGTATCTTTATGTTATCAACCGCCGGTACCATTATAGCCGGTTTGTCTACTTGCACTATAGCAGTTACGGGAGGTTCTTTAGCTGTTTGACAACCTGCTAACATCAATGCTAATAATGCTACTGTACCATATTTAACAACTACCATCGTTCTCACCTTTATTAACAGTATCCTCTATACAGCGCCAGCTTTTCTTGCTAGCAGCATTAATCTTGTCTTCTGCCTTGTCAGGTTGGCTTTCTACGAACTTGCCAAAATTACGACCCTGTTTGCTAAACTTGTCATGTAGTTTATCTACTTGTAATCTAGCTTCCTGCATCTGCTTATTAGTTTCTTCTAATATTTTAGCCTGTGCTTCGAGGTCTGCTTTCTGTTTCGCTATAGTAGCTTCACTCGCTTTGAGAGCGAAATCTTTGGTCGCAATCTCACGATTCATTTCATCCATCTTGTCTTGGGTATATTTGAAATACCCAACACCTGCAGCACCTAATGCTATTATGATAAAGATCGTCGTAAAATTGAGACCAAACATATTATTCTCCTAGTACTGATAGAGCGTGATTGTAGTGTTTCTCACGATCTTCGAGTCCGATATATCCACCGTTGATCTTCTTAGTAATAGCCTTGATATCTTTTTCATCGGCTAATACGTTAAGATCACGTGACCACCAGAACCAAGCAGCACTGCGAGCAGCACCTTCTGGTGTTTCTAGATATTCTGGATTTTCATGTAGATCAACCTCTAATTCTTCACCACAGACTGAATAGTTGTCTTTACCAGTTAGCTGGATAAGTCCACGACCGCAATATCTCCAACCGTCGCCACTGGCTTCGTCGCCATTGCCCATACGATTTGAATAAACACGATTAGCGATCTTTTCTGGCTGACGAGCATAATCTTCAGCAGTATCCATATCTGGAAAATACTTGTGGAAGATCTTAGTTAGGCCTTCTGCCTTGTAATTTAGATTCTCATGAACTGCGCGGAAATTTCCACTTTCGTGTGCTGCTTGTGCTAGGAATGCTGCGATACGTCCGGGAGTATCGATTTCAAATTCTTCCATAGCAGAAACTAGAGCGTCATAATATTTTTCAACATTATCGTGACTGATTTCTGGAAATGCTTCGTGCATCTGTTCTTTAGTAATCATAGTTCTCTCCTGTAAAATAAACTATGTGCTTATTTATCAGTTAGGAGAGTATCCAAGTCATCGAACCGCCCCATTTATCGGCGCCGTCTTTAGGTGCTAGTATTATTTTTCCACCCATCTTATTTGGCCACTTAACATCAGTTACGAATTTACCACCTGCTGTTTTAGTGCTGATCACTATGAAATTCTGTCCTAGTATTTCTAACATAGTTTCTGAGAATCCAGGTATTACTCCTTCATTAACTGCGTCGTTGACAAATATATCTTTTATACAATTTCTTATCTTAAAAAAGAGAGGAGCATTTCCTTTGAATGATCTATTCGCGAGATCAAATATACCTTGATACATCTTTGGTATCTCTTCTAATTTCGTAGGGACCGGAGTAGTTCGTTGATTTTTCCATACACTGGTTATGTATTTAAAGAAGTCATCATCGAAATATCCTTCCGGTAAATGGTCCTCGATTTGTGGAAAAGACCCATAGCGTTCCATTAGAAAATTAGCAGCAACAAATGGTTGGTACATCGCGCCTTTTGTTTCTTGTATCGTTTTTATAAATTCAATCGCATCGCTTTTCTTATAGATCATATGTTCGGGTATTTTAAGTTTATTAATACTCGACGGAGCACCTTTTCCTCCTTTACCTGCCTTACTGCTTATAAAAATAGTATGATCGCTATTCTCATTAACTAGAGCATAACTATCAGCGAGAGGGTTATTAGTATCTTTAGGAAATAATAAAACTAAGTTACTAAGATCAGATCCAAGATGATCATAAAATTCTTTACTAGCAGGGAAGTTTGCGACTCCGCTTACTAATGATAATACTCCGAGGTATTCGAACGCATCATTTCTTATAACAGTTAATGTAGATGCGTCTACATTTGGAACAGTTGGAACTTGTTTCGCGACTAATTGTTTTGCTATCTCAATAACAGCAAGTCCGGACTCGCCGTGCGATTTTAGATATTCGTTATTGATAATTCTTTCGCCTAATTGGCCAGCAGTGAACCCGCCTAACTCTAATGCTATTTCAGGTGTAACAGGTTGACTTTTATCTGGATTACCTTGCTTTAATACGTTTGCTGGTTTTATTTGTATATCACTATCGCCTGATTTTCCTTTTTCTCCCCAGGCCTTTTGATCATAATAGATGTCGCTCATGCGTATATCTCGATCATCGATAGTTTTTAATATGGGAGTCTTACTAGTCTTGGTTAGAGCGGATAAAACTGAAGCACTTTCAGGGTCAATCTGTACAGGTCCTAATTTTGATTTAAATGAATGTTGTTGATTAATAAGATCAATAAACTTCTGTAAACGTCCGGGGCGTTTAGTTATTTTGCTAACATTAAGTTCAGTATCTTCGGAAATGAATTCTTTAAATCTCATAGTAGAATATTTATCTTATAGGAGGAAACAGGCATTCCTCTATGAACACCCTCACTGCTTCCTCACCTAGTCCTAAACTAGTCATAACCTTGGGTGTATGTGGGTTTTGTCGTTGATTTTCGCAGTAAAAATCCTGCGCTTTAGTATTGTCTAAACAGGATCCTCTATCGCCTACGTTTTTTATGTAATGATCAAAATTATTATAGGCCATATCTACTATCTGATCTAGTTCAGGTCCTACTACTACATTACCGGCAGCGACCATATGTTTACTGAATATGTTCTTAGCCCATTGTGGAAGTTCGCGTGTCTTACGCCATTCTAATTTAGCAACTTCATACCCAAACCAATCTATCATAGGATGATTGAGATTTCCTGTGCTTGAGAAATCATGGAAGGCGCCGGTTATCTTATTCTTACCGGCTATTATATCAAATCCAAAGATAGGACTGATATCATCAGTATGTGGAAAGATACAACAGTGCATCATCCACAGTCCTTTGGTATTTCTCGCATCAACTACATCAATATGAGCACGACGGAATTTATCGCTAGCCCATACTAGATTTATCCAACCTGGTTGATCAAAACGTTCCATGCCATCTTCATGTACACGATGGCCATAATAGTCGAGGTCATCGACAAACTTTTCTTCAAGATGTATTAGCGTATCCCAGATTTCACTCATCGTTATATTTCGCTATATCTAGTTCCATTAGTTGTTGGAATATCGCTATAGAGAAATCAAATGCTAGATTCGCTTCTTCTGCTAGGTCGTCTGTTAGACGTTCTCTTATCTTAGATTTACAATCTTCTACATTGTCAAATTGATAGTAACGCCCACTACCTGGGACCTTTTTAGCGATCATCTGCCCACCACTAAGATCGCCCATATGACGTACATAGATGTGTGCCATGAGTTTCTGTGGAGCATTCCACGATATACGTAGTATATGATCTAGATATTCATTAACTACGGGAACAAATACGGTGTTATCTTTTGTATGCTCTAGTTCATCTAGATCTTCCTGTATAAGACTAGTACGTCTAATGCTATCGAGGCCGTCTAGCAGTCCATGAGTAGCAGCACAGGATTCTAACATTGAATAGCAGGCCATCATGTTCTGTAGATATGCAGAATAAAATTTAGGATTAATTTTACCTGAGAATAGGACTTTTACAAATTCCTGTCTTTCGGCGGATTTATGTTTTTCCCAAGTTAGCTCTTTGAGAGACATATTATTCTTTTTCTATTTTAACTACTAGTGGAAAGTTATTATTTCTTGCCAACATAGTTGTTTCGATACCTTTTTGTTCTGCTATTTCAAAACTATATACACCAACTACTGCTGAACCATCATTATGTACAGTTAACATAATATTTTGTGATGTTGAAATATCATGTTTGAACACAGCTTGTAGAACTTCTAAAACGAAATCCATTGGAGTAACATCATCATTTAAGAAGATAACTTTATAATGTCCAGGTTCTTCTGTTACGATCTTGATTTCTTCTAAGGTATCGTTGTCTACTTGACTCATTTAATTATTCCTGTTTTGATATTTATCAATATGGGGGGCACCATGCCCCCCATACGAGTTAACTTATTAAGATCGTATTTCAATCTTCTTGGGTTGCAGATGTTCTGGTATATTACGTTTTAAATAGATGTCAAGAATACCACAATCGAGGCTTGCATCTTTAACTTCCATATAATCTGCGATGCTAAAGATCCTCTTAAAGTTACGTGTAGCGATTCCTTTATGTATATAGATACCAGAATCCTCTACTTCGGGCATTGCTCCTTCGATAGTTAACACGTTACCTGTATGTATTACATCTAGGTCTTCCATCTTGAAACCTGCTACTGCTAACGAAATAACAAATTCATTATCGCTGATTTTAACAATATTATATGGGGGGTATGTTGCAGTTGTCGCACTGTTCATATATAGTCTATCCATATCGTGGAACAATTGGTCGAACCCGACTGCGAATTTTTGTAGTGGTACTAAATCTAAAGTTGCTCTTGTCATTTTACATCTCCTTTGTTAAGCAAGATACTTTTTAGTCTACATGTGCGATCCTATTATAGCAATCGCACATGTTATTATTAATATAGTGTATTTCACACTATTTGTCAAGCGGCTTTATCTTTCTTCTCGTCTTTAACCTCTGTGAATGTAGCATCAACTACATTGTCGTCCTTTTTTTCCGCTGTTTCGGCGCCTTCGGGAGGAGCCATATTTTCGCTCATCGCTTTATACAATGGAGCAGCAGCTTCAAAGATCTTCGTAGTAGCTGTAGTAATAGCTTCTACATCCTCGCCTTTAGCAGCTTCTTCAATATCCGTAAGTGCTGCTTCGATCGTTGACTTCTCATCTTCAGTTAGCTTATCACCATGCTTAGTAAGCTCGTCGCGCATACTATTAACCTGACTTTCGGCATTATTACGTGCTTCGATGAGAGCACGTTGCTTTTTATCTGACTCTGCATTAGCTTCGGCTTCTCTGATCATCTGTTCGATCTCTGCTTCGCTCAGTCCGCTATTAGCCTGGATAGTAATCTTCTGTTGTTTGCCAGTTCCTTTATCCTGTGCGCTTACGCTTAGGATACCGTTAGCATCGATGTCGAAAGTAACATCGATCTGTGGAACACCACGAGGTGCTGGAGGTATACCTTCTAAATTAAACAAGCCTAATACTTTATTGTATTCTGCTAGTTCACGTTCACCTTGTCCAACCTTAATGGTAACTGCTGTTTGATTGTTATCAGCAGTACTGAAGATCTGGCTCTTCTTAACAGGAATAGTAGTGTTCTTTTCGATTAATTTCGAGAACACACCGCCCATGGTTTCGATACCCAATGATAGTGGTGTAACGTCTAGCAATAATACGTCATTCTTATCACCACTTAGAACTGCACCTTGGATAGCTGCTCCTGCTGCTACTGCTTCGTCAGGATTCACATCCTTACGTGGTGCCTTGCCGAATAACTGTTCAACGACTTCCTGTACTTTAGGCATACGTGTCTGCCCACCAACAAGGATAACATCATCTATCTGGCTTGGATCAAGACCTGCATCCTTTAGTGCCGTATTACAGGGAACAATACTACGTTGTATTAAATCGTCGACTAATGATTCAAACTTAGCACGAGTCAGCTTTATATTAAGATGTTTTGGTCCACTAGCGTCTGCTGTAATATATGGCATATTAACATCAGTTTGTGCAGAGCTTGAAAGTTCAATCTTTGCCTTTTCTGCGCCTTCTTTTAGACGCTGTAGTGCCATAGTATCCTTACTAAGGTCTACACCGTTTTCTTTCTTAAATTCGCTGATTAAATGATCAACGATACGTTGGTCGAAGTCTTCGCCTCCGAGGAATGTATCTCCGTTTGTTGAGAGGACTTCAAACTGTTTGTCTTCTCCTCCACTAATTTCGATGATTGAAATATCGAAAGTACCACCTCCGAGATCGTATACAGCAATCTTTCTATCACGTTTGTCCTCCTTATCTACTCCGAACGCCAAAGCTGCTGCTGTTGGCTCATTAATGATACGCTTTACATCAAGTCCTGCGATACGTCCAGCATCCTTAGTTGCTTGGCGTTGGCTATCGTTAAAGTAAGCTGGAACAGTGATAACTGCTTCTGTGACTTCATACCCGAGGTAATCTTCTGCTGTTTTCTTCATCTTACGAAGTATTTCAGCAGAAACTTGCTGTGGAGCCATTTCATTGCCGTTGGCTTTTACCCACGCATCACCGTTAGCTGCTTTTACGATATCATACGGGATATTCTTAATATCCTTCTGGATCGCTTCATCATCGAACTTACGTCCGATAAGTCTCTTAACTGCGAACAATGTATTTTTTGGATTTGTTACTGATTGACGTTTAGCAGGCGCACCGACTAAAATTTCTTCATCAGTATAAGCAATAATGCTTGGTGTTGTGCGGGCACCTTCCGCATTTTCTATAACCTTGGTTTTACCGCCTTCTAATACTGCGACACAACTATTAGTTGTTCCAAGATCGATTCCGATTATCTTACCCATCATGATTCTCCTTTTGTTAAGCAAGAAATAAATGCTGTATTCCGAAGCAATACAGCATTATTATTTATATAATAACTATTATTGAAAAGTCAAGAGCCTTTATTAAGATTCTGTCTTCCATTGTGATTGACGCTTGCGCTCACGAACTTGTGCTGCTGCTAGTTTCTTGCGCTTCTTATCACCTGGATTAGTAAAATGTTCTCTCTTACGTAGTTCATTAAACCAACCCTCGTCTTGCAGACGTTTTTTTAATTTTCTTAACGCTTTATTGACATCATTATTCTTAACGAAAATTGTTGTGCCTTTAAACATACGACCTGTGTCATTGTTGTGTAGCCAATCGCTATTTCGAGTTATACTCATATATATTTTTTCACCTCTTTTTTATATGAATCTTTTTTTATCTTCCATTTGTTAACAAATCTACTAACGCTTGTCTATGCTCTAACGGGATATCATCGAGTTTGATGCTTTTAGTTTTTAATTTATCAACATAACTAGTTAGTAATTGTATCTTAGGATCAGTTTGATCGTGGCTGCTAAGATCTAAATCTTTAAAGCCATGTAGTTCATACTCTCTGTAAAGAGCATCCATTGGTTTAAATATCCTACGATTGCGTTGAATACGTTGCCATATAGTTTCTTCACCTTGCTCTGAATTTTGAATATAGCCGTCTTCGACTATTTCTTCTCCACTAAGATCTGCTGGTTGCCAACCTTCATCATGTACTGTTCTTTTTTTTTTAAATTTGCAACTTGCTCTTCGAGTTCTTGCCAACGAGCTGTGTTTTCTTCTGTCTTAGGTTCTTCTATTACTTCGGTGTTGATTGGTGTCGATTCGCTAGCCATAGGTTCGCTGGCAACAACGACCACAATATCATCAACTCGTACTGGTTCGACAGGCTCTTCACTGACTGTATTAACAGGTATCGCATCATTGTTTCCTGCATCTGTGAGTACATCTTTTTTCTCCTCAATATCACCCTCAAAGGTGATTTCGCCCTTTTCGACCTGTTTCATCATTTCCGCATAACGTTCGCGTACGATCCTATCGATCATATCCTGGTCGATTACAGGTTTAAGGTCTTCATGTTTAATCTCTGGTTCTTGATGCGCTATAACTGTTGCTAATGCTTCAGTTTTAATCGCATCTTTTTCAGCTTTCTTTGCACGCCTCGCTTCAGAAGCTTGTACTAGGCTTATCTGTCCGGCAATCAATAATAGAACAGCTAATGGATCAAATACGAAGATGATAATTATAATCATCCAAGTCACTGCTTTTTCTAGCATGTTCTTATCAGCGTTAGAACCATACATAAACTCAGCTATGTATTTGATTGGGCCTACTTCTGTTTCAATCTTACGTATTTGTGTAGTTAATGGTAATTTAATTTCTTGTAATTTGGATATTTCTTTTTGTGCAGAATCGATATCTTTGGCTAATTTGTCACGTTCTTTTTGTTGGTTCTTACGAGCGTTATTAGCTGCTGCTACACTACGCTCATCCTTACCTTTTATCATAAACTGTGCTACTACCTCATCAAGATTTTTAGTAGCAGTTTTAGCTTGGTCAATTTCGCTGCGTTTAGCATTAATCTTCTCGTCGATTAACTCTATCTGTGCTGCAACATCACCAACAGGTGCTCCCTGTTCAACATGGGCACGACTTAAGAATCCAAAAATCCCCATGCTGGTTATGAACATAAGAACTAAAGTTGCTATCATCAGATAGCTCTTTAGCATAAATGGTGCTGTTTTCCAATTACGGTGTAGCCAACTAGCAGTTACTAGTTTACCAATTTCAAGACTAGCACCCATAATAATAATAGGCACTGCTGCACCTGCAAATATAGCTGCTAGCCCTGATACAGAATAGTATACCGCTACACCGCTAATGGCTAGTGCAGTTATTAGCGTTAATAGCCCGAGAAACATTCATTTACCTCATGAATAATTAGCTGTTGATAACTGTTACAGTGTCAATTAAGCTCACTGATACTGAATCATATATGTTAGCAATAGTATCCGGTGCTGCTATAGTTACTGATTGTTGCATATCGCCTTGTGTTTGGCTTGTAGTTCTATATGAACGTGTCATAGCTGATAGGATAGACTGGCTTATTATATATCTAACAGCTTTAGCTACTGAGTCGATAGTAACTGTACTGCCTGTAGTTGGAGAAAATGTCGTACCTGATAGTTTCTGTAATACAAAGGCATCTCTTTCAAACTTTACAGCAAATGCCACTGCTGAAGAATATACATTAGCATCAGTCGCATCTTCAGTAGTTGGCGTCACATCGAGGATCTGACAATCAGCATATCCGCTGAGCGCCATGATGATGTTATTCCAACGTATGTTTCCTCTAGCACGTCTTAGTGAATTATTATTGCTGCTAGGTAGTGTATCGAACGCAGAAGCATCATATGGCTCTATTCTACCACCTGCGGTGCTAGTATCTGAAGTTGCTTTGTAATATGTCGACAAATCAATCGAAACACGATAAAAATTTGGAGTTAATTGGTTAACACTCTGTTGAAATCCTGATGGCATAGTAGTAATCCTTCTTTCTATTATTTATCTTAGCCGCGCCGACTCTTGGTACCTACTTGTGTCATATCTTCCCCTGGGGTGGCGAATTGATAACCACCTTTGTTATAAAGTGGCATACAACGGCTGGCTTTGTCAAGGATTTCACGCTGTACAGCAGGTGATTCTTTATGTAAATTAGCCATTATACCTTTTTTATAACCGTTGCCAACGCTATTGCTAAGTTGAACACGATTATCGCCGACATTGTAATCTGGAATAGCATTTTCGTATTTTCCTTTAAACGCTTTTTGCAGTGTACGTTGCTCAGGATGTAATCCACGCTCACGCAACCATGCATTGTGTTTATCAGTTGCTTCTGCAAGACGCTTTGAATTTGAACTTTTTTTCTTACCACCATAACGTGTAGTAGTAAGAAATGCTTTTTCCAGATGCATACTCATTTCTTAATCTTTCTGATCAGTTCATTATGTTCACGTTCTACTTCATGCTTGGAATGGTCGTATGCGAATACGATAGCGAAGATTATGATAGAAATAAACACGCTAATACTCAAGCCTTTTGCCGGATCGCCGAGAAAATAATTACCTGCAAACATTGACAAGGCACCTAACCCAAACCCTACAACCAATATCGAAAATAACTTAAGGACTTTCTTGAATGTTAACCATAGGATCTTGCGCTGCATTGTGATACCTTTTCTGTTGTGTATTATAACTGTATAGCCTGTACGAATGTTTGTCAAGAGTAGAGGCCGAGTTTCCCCAGCCTCTTTTGGTTTGATTAAGCGTGACGTGTAACGTAGTTAATACGTTCCTGCTGACTGCCAAAGAATTCCTTTACAGTCTTTACAACTTCGTCATTGCTAAACGGCTTGCAACTAAAAACATCCAAATACATGGTATTGTCTTTGTCAACAAAATGTGCTGAGAGATTTGAGGTCTCGATTAACTGGACCATACTATGACCCGCTTTATTTGCGTCATGGGTGGCAAAATGTTCGATAACCGGTTCGCCAAATGCGACCATATCGATTCTCTTAACGAGTTCTTTAGTAAAATTATAGATGTTATCGCGGCTTGTGATCTTTGCGTTATCGCAACCCGAGCAGTCCAGCATCAAGTGATATCCCCAGTATGTACTCATCGCATGTTTGTTCCTTTCATATGAGATGTTATTTACTTTTTTTTGATGTTGGACAGATAAAAGTGGAGAGATTCTGTTTCCACGCTCTCTCCGGGCGCATTAAGATCACGCTGCTAGAGCGTAAGCCTTAGATGAAATGAAGTTATCATTTGCATTTATCATTGTTGCCTTCTGTCTCCGCTAGTCTTTATCACACCTGTCGATCCTATTTCACCCCCGTCAAAAGTACTTTTTTCAGTTATTCGGTTTCTGTCAGAAATATTCCGAGCCACCCAGGGCAAAAGTACTTATGGTGGAGGTGCCGGAGTACTGCCCTCCGGGTCCAAAATGTCTATTCTACTCGCCTCAACGACATAAGCAGTTTATTTATAGCAGTGTTTTTAGATATTGTCAACTTTTCTTTTGGGTTTTACTAAACGCCCAATACTATAACCAGATTTTATATGTTGGTCTAATTTTTGTATAAAGATGTAGTGTTCCGTCATTCCGTTATGTACCCAGATACGGGTAGGAACATGCCCTTTTTTTCCACGAACCCATCCTTCGGGAATGGTATCATCTTTGTTAATTCTTAATATTTCTTTCGTTTCTGGATGAGATATCCAATACTTGCCATATTGGCTATTTCCGGTGCCTTTCTGCATTTGACTGAGTTGACTCCGGCGGGCTACCTTCTCTTCTTCTGTGTAGTTTCTCCACCCGTTGCATAACCCAGTTCCAGCTTTTTTACGATTTGCGTCGGTCATCGATTTCAATCTGTTTTGCCACCAGATAGTATTATTGGCTTTTTGTTCTTTTACAAAAGCATTTGTTTTTTGTGCAGCAATTCTTCCGCCTTTTTTTGCAGATTCCTTGTGTTGATCGGTTCCATTATAATGGTTAAATCCACCGATGCCGCCAACTCGAACATTATAATTTGTTTGTTCCATGCAGAATGATTTGGTAACTATTTCTGCTTCTTTCTTATACATTTCGTCCGAAGTGTTAAAAATAAACAATACGTCTTTAGTAAAGTTTTCTATTCCGTATTTTTTTTGAGATCTCTTTAAAGTATGGCCGGAACCCATATAATCATCATTAATATTAATAGTCGAATGAGCTCCGATGTAAATTTTATTATTAATTAGATTTGTTATTTTATAAATTATGTGAAACATTGGATATAAGAGTAGCACCTGTAAAGGTATTTGTCAAGGCATTAAAAAACCATCTAGATATCCACTGCCATACCAAGTTTGATTTTTAAACCCAGTTTTAGGAAAACGTGCAGTAGGGTGACCAGTTCCGCCGGCCAAGTGCAACCAATTTGCACTGCCAGGTTTTTCAAGTATAACTAATCCTGCAGGTATACCGTTCTGTCGTACCCAAACAGCCATATCGTGATGTTTTTGACGATCATTACCCCATTGTATATCTACTGCTGCGCCGCGGCCGTGATCGCCTGTTGGATTACTACCTCCGGGGCCACGGAAACCACTATTAAGTGTAAATCCGCCCTTACCGCCATCGATGAGAGCATCGAGTATATTGGTCGCTATCCAGCTTAGTCCTGCGATAATCTGATCTACACTTAATCCGTTCTGCGCTACTATGGGATGTTTAAAGATAGCAGCATTACTGAGCTGCCCTAGAGTGAAATGTTTTGATATCTTAGATCCGTACGGAATTTGTCCGTTGATCTGACCTTGTAATAGAGCAGGCTTAGCCGGTGACTCTGATCCGGTCTGCGGCTGTAATTCTGCATCGCTCGGTTTAGTGGTTGCTGCTCTATTCTTATCTTCGATTGGATTGTTATATCCCGGAGTCCCTCTCATCCTCGGAGGCACTGAACTGTTAATCTGACTCGATAGATTAGGAGGTAATAATCCAGCTAGTTGGCTACGAGGTATAATGTTTTCAGCTAATCCTAAACTCTGTAGATTCTGTGTTATACCACTCAATGCTCCAACATTTCCAATCGATAGATTAGTTGGAATAATAGGTACCCTACCACTGACCAGTGTGCCAACTAACGAACTCAATGGATTGCTAGCAAACGATGACGCTGTTCCTAATACACTAGTCGGAATGCCGACGGGTACTCCTGCGGATTTTAATGCGACGTTAGCAGCTAATCCTAATACTTGCGAACTAACTGGTATACCGGCAATGTTTTTGTTTAATGCGACAGTCGACACTACGCCTACTACATTTGATATCATAGCAGTAGTAGAAGGATCAGTTCCTAATATATTGCTTGATAGATTACCCACAGCAGACCCAGCAGCTTGACCTAACATAGCATTTCCAAATGTTGATGCTATATTAACAGGTATACCCCCGCTACCAACTGTACGTGATAGTGCCTGTGCTCCGAGCAATCCCGACATACCCGATATGCTACTTATACCCTGGCTACCTGTTCCGACTGATCGAAGTGCTTGGCTCGCAACCGCACCTAACGCTGCTCCTCCAACTAATTGTGTCAATCCCCCGAGGCTGATAGGACCTTTTGAAACTAAGCCTGCAACAGCTCCGATTGGTAATAGGCTTTTAAATAACGGGGGCAATAATGATGTAAATTTACCCAATGACGATGGACTAATATCAAACATTAATGCTTCCATTCCTGGAACTACCGCCCTTGCATCTCTAACAGCACCGAAAGGCTGTGGTATCCCATTAGTTGGCATTCCTGGGCCACGAGCTGCTCCATCTGCTTGCTCATCGTTATGAGCCGAAGTACCCATAGTCTTCATCGCTGCTTGTATATTATTAGCAGCAGTTCTAGCTTCGGGCGGGATAACTGTCATTGGAGTCCCGGCTGCTTTTTGTACTATATCCATCGGTCTAGCCGGGGGCTGTTCAGTAACGCTAGTTCCATTTACAGATACAGTCGATGGTAATCCACTGTTAGCAGCAGCACTAGCCGCTAGATTTTTAGCATATGCACCAGCATCACCGATCTTATCGCCAACACTCATAAAACTGCTAACTTGTCCAACACCCTTGGCGGCATTTGCTAAACTGCTCATGCCGACACTGGTAACTAATCCTTGGACAGCAGTTGGACTCATTCCTTGAGATAATTTGCTAGCTAATCCTGCTAAGTTGCCGCCAGCTGATAACGAAGCAATCGAGGGTAATGATCCAACCCCTGGTATACCTTTCATAACATTAGATAATTGATCACCTGGTATAGAATTTAGAACACTACCGAGTTCTTTTGAAGCAGTAGCACCAGCGGCATCAGTCGCTGAGCTAAACATCTTTCCAGTATCGGTTACCCCTCCTAAAGATGAATTAACTGAATTGCTTAGATTACCTAGTTCAGGATTATTAGTTAAAGCACTAGAACTAAAAGTAGTATCTCCGCTATTTGCAACCGCCTGATCAATGCTTGATTGAGATGGCGCAGCATCGGGTTGTATTGAAGGAGCAGTTGCACCGGGCACTGGGTTTCCGGAGTCGTCCCATATTTGATTATTTGATGAATTGCTATCATTAGTAACAACATTAGTTGATTGGGTCGAAAAAGCTGCACTAGATTCCGGATTAGGATTACTTCTATCAAATGTTATAGTATTACCCATATCATCCTGTATAGTCGTCATATTACTCGTAGCAGTTGGTTGATTAACCACAGCAGTGTTATTTATGCTATTTGACATAGCACTTGCTTTAGCATTTTCTCGTGCTGCTTCGGCTGCTGCATCTGCTTCGGCCTTGGCTGAAATCTCTGCGTTAAATTGTTCTAATGCTGATACCATAACAATATTTATCATAGATTTTAGTGATAAATACTCCATGAGTCAATTATGGGCAGTACAAGGTGATGCTGATAGTCACGGTGGTGGTGCATTAAACGCCGATGCCGATTCATCTCCACACACTGTATTCATCAATAATCTACCAGTAGTGGTTAATCTAAGCCATGCTGCTGCTGATAGTTTATGTAGACCGCAAGATACTCCGCATTGTGATCCCTACACTACTAGCGGAAGTGGTACAGTTACTTGTTATGGAAAACCGGTACACAGAAACGGCGATAGCCGCGTTTGTGGCGCGACTACGGTAGTTACTCATCAAACAACTGTATTTGTTGGTTAAATTAATTTTCCTAAAATACTAGATGATGCAGGCTGTATGCTCGATGTGCCTTTAATATATTGGTTAGCTGTCTGCTTATCAGTTTGTGCCATAGCAATAACGGCAGTTTTAGGTATGTCAATATTTCCTTCGATTTCTGCAGTGAATAAAAACGGAGTCATAGCGACTCCATTTGCTGTTACCGATAATACAAGAGGCTTGTATACTTTATAGGCAAAAGCACTATCTTCTGTTAACCGTGTTATAACTTCTTCACCAGTTACTAGTTTTAAGGTGTAGATTTCACCTAGTTTAACTTTCTCTAAAATCATGCTGCTAAATCTCTTTTTTCTATCTGTTCTTTGAGTACTTCTGGATCTTGTTTTGAAAGACCAGTATATCCACCTTCTACTAGCAAATCACCATCTAGATATAATTGTGGAACTGTCTTATGTCCCCTTTCTCTGATGAAACTTAAAGCTGCTTCATCTTCTAAAACATTAATGGTTATATAAGGTATACCATTTTTTTCTAACCAAATTTTAGAACGGTCACAGTAAGGGCAGTTGGGTTTGCTATATAATGTTATCATCGCTTTCTCCTTATAAAGAAAAGCCTGCGAAGCTCTTCTCATCTACATCTTGTTTTACTGCCCCTACGATATAGGAACTTAGTTCTACTTCTTGAGGAGCAACTTGCACATCTGCACCTGAGATCCATTTCTGTGTCCAGGGCAACGGATTTGATCCGCCCTTGTACTTAGTCGGCAAGCTAACGGCTGTCATGCGCTTATTAGCTATCCAGTCTACATATTCGCATAGTAGTTGATAGTTAAGTCCAATCATGCTACCGTCTTTGAACAGATATTCTGCCCATTTCTTTTCTTGATTAACAGCATCATCAAACATCTTAATGGCTTCAGTTTGACATTCCTGTTCGATCTTAGCATAATCTGGATCATCTTTAGGAAGTATTTTTAATAGCATCTGTGTGCTGGCTAGATGTAGATTTTCATCACGTGCGATAAACTTAATAATCTTAGCATTACCTTCCATCTTCTTAACTTCAGCGAATGCCCATGAACAAGCAAAGCTAACATAGAACCGAACACCTTCTAAGATGTTTACGCTCATTAAGCAGAGCCAGATTAATTTTTTATGTTGGTACGCATCATAGTCTGGAGCATTAGTGGCCATCTTGTTATTCATAGTAATAAGATCATCATAATATTTGCTAATATCACCAGCACAATCTACGATTTCTTCGATATCCATCATCTCATCAAATATCTTACTAGGGTTGCTATAGATGTTGCGGATGATATGTGTATAGCTGCGACTATGGATAGTTTCACTAAACGTCCAAGTAGTAATCCAAGTCTCTAATTCTGGAAGGCTAACGACTGGCCCAAATGCTACTGTTGGCGCACGACCTTGTACACTATCTAATAGTATCTGACGTTTTAGATTACTTGTGAAAATGTGTTGTTCGTGTGCTGTAAGATCTTTGAAATCTTTAGCATCACGTAGGATATCAACTTCAGTTGGTTGCCAAAAGAATCCCAACTGTTTTTCGGTTAGTTTATCAAATTGTTTATATTTCATAGTGTCATAGCGTTGGATAGTTACTCCACCATTTGGATCTAAGAACGCTAGTGACTCGGTGTGCTTGCTACGATTGGTGCTGTCAAATATTGAACTCATTTTCTTTACCTCTGTATGTATATTAGCAGATAGATTTAGATAGTGCAACCTTCGCAGTCATCCTGCGGAGGTAAATCATCTAGTGGTTGATCATCTGTAGTTTTGTGTACATTGATCTCACCCTGCCCATCAAAGGTATTGAAGTAGTAGAGTTGCTTGCCGCCGTACTTGTAAAACTGTAGTATGTGCTTGAGCATTTCGCTTAGTGGAATCTTTTCATCTTCGTAAAATTGTGGATTATATGAAGTATTAACACTGATGCCTTGATCGATATATTTCTGTAATACAGCACAGATATTGAGGTATCCTTCTGGGCTCTTTTGATCCCATAGTAGTTCATACTTGTTCTTTAATTTTTTAAATTCTGGAACGACCTGTTTCAATACACCATGTTTGCTCTGCTTGATGCTAATCAAACTACGTGGTGGTTCGATACCATTTGTCGCATTGGCTATCTGAGCACTTGTTTCAGCAGGCATCAATGCCATCAATGTAGCATTGCGTATACCATGTGTCTTTAGATCTTCTCTCAATGAATCCCAAGGCATACGTTCAACGTGTGGTACTAGTTCATCGATGTCACGCTTGCGTGTATCGATTGGCACTATACCTTTGGCATATTTGGTATCTTCTGGTTTACCGCATGGGCCCTGTTCTTTTGCCAAATTAACACTAGCACGGATTAGATAATAACTCATCGCTTCCATGTATTCGTCGACTTTAGGCAATGCTGCTGGATTGCTATAGCTAAGATCGTTCTTAGCTAACCAATAGGCTAGATTAATAATACCAACACCTAGAGGACGATGTTCTTTAGTTGCTAATTCTGCTGCTAATACAGGATAGTCTTGATAACTTAACAGTGCATCTAATCCTCGCACTGCTAGTTCGCAGGGTTTTTCAAAGTCTTTGGGTTCTTTGATAGTCCCCCAATTAATCGCCGACAGTGTGCATAATGCTATACGTCCTTGATCATCGAATAAGTGTGTTAGTGGTTTAGTAGGCAGGTCAATCTCGGCGCATAAGTTGCTCTGTCTGATTGGAGCCACAGTTTCGTCGAAACTGCTGTGTGTGTTTGCGTTGTCTACATTTTGTAGATATATACGCCCGGTATCTTTACGTTCTTGCATAAAAGCCGAGAACAGATCGATAGCTTTGAGTTTCTTCTTTCTCAGCTTCGGATTGTTCTCGGCTTTCTCATACAGTTCTGCAAAACGATCCTGATCGTTAAAGAATGCTGTATACATGTCTGGCACATCATTTGGACTGAATAAAGTAATGTCACCTCCTTGGATCAAACGTTGATAGAACAGTTTATTAAACTGCACCCCATAGTCCATATGTCGAACCCTGTTATCTTCTACGCCCTTGTTATTCTTAAGGACCATTAGATCTTCTACCTCATAGTGCCAAATGGGGTAGTAGAGGGTAGCAGCGCCATTACGGACGCCGCCTTGGCTACAGGATCGCACTGCTGCTTGGAACATCTTTAAGAATGGCACAACGCCAGTGTGGCTTGCATCTCCATTACGAATAGGTGAACCAATAGCACGGATCCTTCCAGCACCAATCCCTATGCCAGCTTTTTGGCTAACATATTTTACGATGGCGCTGGTTGTCGCATTGATCGAATCTAGGCTGTCGTCCGTCTCGATCAATACGCAACTACTGAACTGTCTCTGTGGTGTTCTTACACCAGCCATGACAGGTGTTGGTAAACTGATATCATGTGTCGATATCGCTTCATAATAATCACGTATCCACTGCATACGTGTTTCTCGTGGATATTTGTTGAATAGTGTAGCTGCTATCAAGATATAGCAGATCTGTGGTGTTTCTAGTATCTGTCCTGTGACACGATTCTGTACTAGATATTTTCCACGTAGCTGTTCCATAGCAACATAGGTTAAATCCATATCTCTATCATGTTTAATGAAATTATTAAGTCTTTCCCATTCGCTAGCATCATACCAATCTAGTAATTCTTTAGTATAATAGCCTAGGTCTATATTTTTCTTAACTAACTCTAAAAGATGTAAAGGCTTATATCCATCGTATACTTCTTTACGCAGGGAATAATTAATAAGTCTACCTGCGACATATTGATAATTTGGAGTTTCTTCGGTTATTAGATCTGCTGCTGCTTTGATCAGTGTCTCTTGGACATCTTTAGTTTTAATGTTGTTATAGAATTGCAGTTGGCTTCTTATTTCTAGCTCGCTCGGACTAACATTGTTTAGTCCTTCGGTTGCCCAAAACACTACTCTATGTAGTTTCTCTAGGTTTAATTCTTCTTTACGTCCGTCTCTCTTAATAACCGTTATGCGCGAGCTCATTGTTTCCCTCAATATCTCTATGTAGTATATAATCAATCCAGCAGGATGTCTATCATATAGTTAACTTTTATTGTGGTAGTATGGGTCTGATTTGATATTTATCGCTCATCACATTGTCAACATGCGATAAGAATAGTTCATAGTCCCAAACCCATTTCCGGTAGGGTTTAGATATTTTATCGCCAATGTATCGTGCGTACTATCATCGAGATTATTCTGTATTTCTACAAAGAAAGATATATTTTCTACACTAGCATCACCAATATAATTATAGTTATCGTTGATATGACCTGTCTTTGACGACATATCAGTAGTTACGGTCATTGAACCAGTTCTAACAGCATATCCGTTACCGCCTTGTGAGTTTTTACTTATAACATAATCTATAATATAAACAGCAGATTTGAAGAAAGGAAAACGCAATAATGATTGAGGAAGTACTGCTGCTAACGCTTCTATAACTACTTGATATCCGGTATTATCGTGTATCATCGAACTGGTTTGTACAGTCGGAATAAATGGATAGACAGAGTTACTGGCGGCATTCTTTAATACTTTGTTTCTATTAAAGAAATCATCGGTACTTGTATTGTTTTCGGTTACAAATAGCACAACAGGATATATCGCACTAGTATCACTATTGCTTAGATTGCCAACATTCATGTAGGTGTTTGACGATGATGAATTTCCATACCCTTTTTTAACCCTAAATCCATATCGATCGATCTGATCAAAATAGCATCTAGAAACCTTAGTTCCTATTGATCCCGAAACACCACCACCAACATCTATCCCTGACGATAATATCTGGAATCGACAATTATCAAATTGTACGTTTAAGTGATCGCCATATGCGTCACTATATGCACCAATTCCGGTTTTATAAAAATCACAATTTCGAAAAATAACAGAATTGGTGCTAAAAGCAGAACTAGTTCCTCGTATATTAACACCAACCTGACTATCGTTATATGTTGATCCATTGGTATATATACCTTCAAATTTCACACGATCAAACGAAGTTAATTCAGTGTTATCTAGATAAAGTATAGTATTTGCAAAAGTAGTCTTTAGAGTTATTCCAGAAATAAAGATCTTTCTAGGCCATGTTGATTCACTATTAAGGGTAGTAGTACTGTTCATACTAGTAAATGGAAGATAACCAGTTGGATATTGATTTGTAAAACTAATAGCATCAATCATACGGAATACACCACATCCTGCAGTATTTCTAGAAGTTTGTTTTATAATAGTACTATCAATTCCTGCACCAACGATATGTGCGTGAGGCGGTATTCGTATCTCATCGTGTATAATATATACACCCGGTTCCATATAAAGGATAACACGATCCGATGGATTAATATTAAATAGGAATAATTCATTTATAGCTTGCTGTAGAGCAACAGTAACATCTGTCGTACCATCGCCGAATACTCCGAATGCTCTTACGCTAACAATATCATCTAAACGTTCCTGTAGGGAACGTTGAAATGGTGCAGTAGTTGAAACACCAGTTTGGATATGAGTATCGTTACGGCGGTATTGATACAGATCCATCAATTCCATTATATCAGTGTGTTCGGTTAATAGTTCTGTATTACCAACGGCAGGAGCACCTTCGCTTACTGCACCATTACCAATATAAAGTTGTTGAGTATCAATCGCCCAACCTAATTCACCACTGGCTAATTGTGGGAAACCAGTCTGTGAATTCTTCTTACCTCTACGTTGCTGAATTCTCGAAATTTGAATTACCGACACACTATTTCTCCACTATATCTTCATTATATTTATCGAACCATTCTCTCTTTCCGTTTACCAATTTCCACGTGCGACCTCGACAAGTATCATTTGGGCGACTTATATTTCGATTATTTTCATATGGTAATAAAGGAGGCATATCTGATCTTCGTATTCGCCAGCCTTTTGTTTGTTTTTGATATAGTCTACTTGTAGGTGAGTTAAGAGACGACGGCATAGATTTATCTACACCATTTTCTTCACACCATTTTGATATATTTTGAACATATGTTTCAGTTGGATCGTTTATTTTACTAACATACCAGCCTTTGGTTCTTTTTGATGCTTGTCTATTATGTAATTCTTTTTTTTGTTCTTTTGATAACGATTGAAACCAGAGTCTAGCAGCAGAAAAATTATCTGATTTATTTCCTCTTTTTTCATAATCTATAAATTTACTTAAATCCCCACCTTCACCGCCTGATGCAATATTATAAGAATTTGGATCTACAACCGCATTAGTTTTAGAAATCCAATATTTTTCTCGATTGTTTAATATTTCTTTTGAATCACAATACTCTAAAATAATCTTTTCAAAGTTTTCTTTACCATGCTTGTTTATAGCATTTTTAAGTTTTTTACCTGAACCTAAGTAATAAGAATTTTCTTTTACCTGTTTTCCGATATACCATTTACCGTCTATTTTATTAATAACTTTATAGATGTACATCATCTATTTATCTAGATATTTGTACAATAGGCATTAGTTGTTCAGGTAGTACTGCTCCACCCTGCGCCACCAACGATCTTTCCAATAATCATACTTGTCTGGTGTTAGATCAAACTGCTGATATTGGAAATCTTGGCTACACATGAAGATATGACCTTCACGTATGTTTGTGCCATGCACTTCGTTGTGTGCTTCGGCATAAGCCACTAATTGTAGATAATAATCTTCAACCCATTCTTCTTTCTTGGGCTTGTTAGTCTGCTTATAATCCATTATACATTCTTTACCTTTATACACACCCACTAGGTCAGTAGTTCCTGCGTATATCTTAGGAAAGAAAAGATTTACTTCCTGTCCCCAAGCTTCTTCTAGATCCACTAGTGCTTTTTCCTGTATCTTTTCTGCCATTTTACGGGCTTGTATAG